CTGCCACAGCTAAACCAGCACCAGCGGCACCTGCCACAGCTAAACCAGCACCAGCGGCACCTGCCACAGCTAAACCAGCACCAGCGGCACCTGCCACAGCTAAACCAGCACCAGCGGCACCTGCCACAGCTAAACCAGCAACTCCCGGAATTGTGGTGCCAAATAATCCCAAAGGTATTGTCAGCAAAGCACAACTGGATCAATTTAGACAAGATTCTGGTAATCCCAATGCTACACTTGGCCAGTTTATGAATCAACAACAAGGCAAGACGTTTCGCAAAGGCGGCGCCAATGATCCTGCTGTGATTGCAGCCAGACAAAAACAACCTGTCGGACCTCCCGTGGACAGTCAAGCACAAACAGCAGGCGGTAAAAATGAATTGGCCAAAGTAGGAATCGCTGCTGGTAGTCCAGCACTACAACCTCAACAAGCGGCAGCACCAGCACCTGCTGCACCCGCTGCACCCGCTCTAAACAGCGGAAGTGCTTACACTGGCGGAGTAGGCGATGCACCTAATGACCCTGTAACAGCACCGGAAGCACCAGCACCAGAAGCACCAGCACCAGAAGCACCAGCACCAAACAGCGGAAGTGCTTATACTGGCGGTGTTGGCAATGTTCCGGACTTTGGTGTAAGAGGCACACCTATTCTTCCTTACGGTCAGGGATCACCAGTTGGTGGAACTACCAATGCAGTCACAAGAACTGACGCTGAGATTGGCGACACAAATCCAAGAACAGGTGTAGTGACTCCCGGCAGCTTTGACAAAAACAGAGCCCAAGGTGAGAAGAATTTACAAAGTCTTAAAAATTTCTTTGGCAGTAACAATCAACCAGCAGCTCCTGCTGCCGCACCGCCGCCAGGCAATGCTGCTCCTCTAAGAGGACAATTTAAAGAATCAACTGGCATGCAGGATCCTGTGCTGGTCCGCATGCAGAATCTGGCCGGAATCCGCCGATGAAAATACGTGAAGTGGCCGAGGACGTTGACAGCAACCGGCTACTGGGCTTGGTTGATTTTTTGGCGCATCGTGCAGAAGATGAAAATGCTACCAAACAAATCAGCCAGGATGCCTTTATCAATGCTGCTCGCAGTCTGGGCATTCCCATAAACAAAAACAACATCGGTGATGCCATTTCCAGAGAGCCCTTGAGTAATTTGTTGGAACCCCTGGACCCAACAACCGGTCAAATCACCTTCAAAGGTGCAGGCATAGGACCAACTGCCATGCCAGTCAATCAAGCTCAGGACATTGTGGCAGCCGCTGCCAAACGTGCAATGAAATAACACTGGTTGACAGCCAGTGCAGAAAAGTGTAAAATTGTTGTCAAGCATGCCAAAGTGAGGTAAAAATGGCCTATTCAGAAAAAGTAATTGATCACTATGAAAATCCACGCAATGTGGGCAAGTTTGAAATTGACGACACTGTTGGCACCGGCATGGTGGGAGCGCCAGCCTGTGGCGATGTGATGAAATTGCAAATCAAAGTACAAGATGGAATTATTACAGATGCCAGGTTCAAAACATACGGATGCGGAAGTGCGATTGCCTCATCCTCTCTTGTTACCGAGTGGGTTAAAGGACGAACGCTTGACGAGGCCGCAGCTCTTAAAAATTCAGAGATTGCTCAAGAACTCGCACTGCCACCAGTCAAGATTCATTGTTCTATTCTTGCTGAAGATGCTATAAAAGCCGCTGTAGAAGATTATAAGAAAAAACATTAACATGTTCACATCTGTGAAGACTCTCGACACAGTTGAATTTGATTTGTGTGTTGATGCTCCAAAAAACAAATGTAAAATACTATTCTATCACGCCGGCGGCACGTTTGCTGGCCACACAGCCTGGCTGTATCCAGCTGTGCTGCAATTAAAAACATATATTGATTTGTTTTATAAAAATGTTGCTGATCAACTGGAATGGTTGGTTCCCGTACAACAAGAAATGTCAGATGACGAATTAATTCGACATATTGAACAAACTGATGTAAATGTATTGTGTACCAGCCATTACCTTTGGAATCATGCGTTTTTAACAGCCCAACTATCTCGCATCAAAAACAAGCTAAAACACAATGTCAGGGTGGTAGCTGGAGGTCCTAGCATTGACGTCAACAATAATCACAATTTTTTTGAACAATACCCTTACATTGACTATGCAGTGTACGGTGCTGGAGAACAAGCATTTGCAGACATAGTCAGTCACTTGGTATCTAATAGACCCTTGATTGCATTCAACACATCAAACTGCGCTTGGAAAAATCACAACACTGGAAAACCTATTGTTGCTGATTACAAGTTTGTAAAAATGATAGAGACCAGTCCTTTTGTACACAACAAAGAATTGTTTTCTGCCATGGTGACAGATGCCAAGAAAAAAAATATTTCAGTCTGGTTACCTTACACTATCACCAGAGGATGCCCGTATTCTTGTACGTTCTGTGATTGGAACAGCGGACTTGGCAACAAGGTATCAAGAAGAAAAAATACGTATCAACAAGAAATTAATTTATTTCAGCAACTTGGGACTACTAACATCTATCTGTCAGACGCCAATGTTGGGCAGTATGACGAAGATGTTGAAATGATAGAATATTTTGGACAGAAAAATTTACAAGAGAATGCTGGTTTTCATGTAGGCGGCAATTTTAGTAAGCTGAAAAAAGATAACAATTTAAAAATTTTTCATATCATGTCTCGCACTGGGTTAGCAAGCAAAACTTTGAATTTTTCCATACAAGACACCAACCACGAAGTATTAAAAAATATCAACCGGCCTGACGTTGGATGGGACGTACATTTGTCCATGGCCAATGAACTGCAAAAAACATATCCTCATCAAGTTATAAAAGGTCAATTAATCTACGGATTGCCCGGACAGACTGTTGCCTCCTGGAGGCAGACTCTAGAACAAGTAACTCAAGCCAACATTTTACCAGTTATTTTTTTAAACGAGCCTTTGCCGGCTAGTCCAGCCATTTATGATCCTGAATATCAAAACAAATTTAAATTTGAATATTTACAAAGCAACAGAATACTCATTGACAAGATATATTCAAGCCTAATTCCAAAAAAAAGCAGTTCTTTTGATCAGTCTGATTTGGTGCATATGAATTTGTTGAATGCAGTGTACTTTGCATTGGCAGTGATAAATCTTGCATTAACCGAATACAATTTCAAACGCATTGACATATCAACAGTAGTTGATGATTATGTGACTACATCTAATTATCAAAATCTCTATAACAATCTTTATCATAACTGGACTGTGAATAATAATTTTTACTACACAATAGATTACAGCGGCAATGAATGTTTGATAGAAATTCAACTGCTCTTACACGACCAAGAATTCTTAAAGTATGTGTTGTCGGTGTTGCCTAAAAATCAAAAAAGTGAAGTTTCAAAATTAGTATTCAAAAATACATTTCCTAAATTTTTAGCAGAAATATCAAAAGACATTGATTAAATAGTTGCATGATAACCATAACTGAACAAGCGCAATCTAAAATACAAAAATTGGTAACAACCAAAGGCTATGCTGGTATACGATTGGGTGTGAAAACCACAGGTTGCTCAGGGCTTGCTTATGTGTTGGAATATGTTAAAGAATATAAACCAGATGACAGCACTATAAATTATGCTCAGAATGATTTCTGTGTGGTAGTCGACAAAAAACATGATGTGTACTTGAAAGGAACTCAAGTAGACTATGTACGCCAAGGCCTCAATGAAGGCTTTGAATTTACCAATCCCAATGAACGTGACCGCTGCGGTTGCGGAGAAAGTTTTAGAGTTTAACATTGTACAATCCAAAATTTAACTATCAGCCCATTGCCCGGCAAAATGTCAACGGCCGTAGACTGTATGCCACACCCGATGGTAACAAATTGCCCAGTGTAACCACAATACTGGATGCCACAAAAAGTGAAGAGAGCAAACGTGCCTTGCAGAACTGGCGCAACAGTATTGGGTCAGAAAAAGCACAAGCTATTACAACAGAAGCAGCCAATCGTGGCACCCGCATGCACACTTATCTTGAACAGTATGTTCGAGATGGGGTGATCAAAGAGCGTGGCTCAAATCCGTTTTCATGGGCCAGCCATGCCATGGCACACACTGTGGTAGAACATGGCCTGAAGAACGTGAGTGAATTTTGGGGCATTGAAGTGCCGCTGTATTTTCCCAAGATCTACGCAGGCACCACAGATGGCGCGGGCATACATCAGAACGAAGAGGCCATCCTGGACTACAAACAAACCAACAAACCCAAACGACGAGAGTGGATTGATGATTACTTTGTGCAATTGTGTGCCTATGCAGAAGCCCACAACGAACTACACGGTACACGGATACGAAAAGGCGTGGTCTTGATGTGCGTCAAGCCCACTGTAGACGAACAAATGAACATGGTCACACAGCCAGAATACCAAGAATTTGTGCTAGAAGGCAGCGAGTTTGATCGGTATCGGGACTTGTGGTGGAAAAAGGTCGAACAGTATTACTTGCTAAATATGTGATACCTCAAGGAATCACACTGTGGCAATTGTACAAATATCAAGAATCACCGCCCGCAAGGGTTTGACTGAAGACCTACCACAGCCCTTGGCTGGCGCTGAGCTGGGCTGGGCAACTGACGAACGCAGACTTTTCATCGGCAATGGTGAACTTGCAGATGGCGCACCCATTGTGGGCAACACTGAAGTATTGACTGAATTCTCAGACATTTTGAGTTTTGCCGGACAGTACATCTATCAAGGGCAAGCCGCTGGATACACTGTGCAGACCGGAGCCACCACCGGATCGCCAGTGTCGCAAAGTATTCAAAGTAGACTAGACAGCTATGCCATAGTCACAGATTTTGGTGCCACGGGCGACGGACAAACAGATGACACTGCTGCTATAAATCGAGCGTTGTTTCAACTGTATTGTGTACAAAACAATACTCAGGTTCGACGAAGCTTGTTTTTTCCTGCAGGACGTTACATTATAACTGACACCATTTTGGTTCCTGCCTTTGCCAAACTGTATGGTGAAGGCGGCGCCAGTTCAATCATTGATTTCAATGTGCAGAATTGGGCGGCCAACACTGCTTATGTGGCAGGAGTGCTGGTGTACGATGTTGCAAATGCTGTGTATAGACGCAGCTTGGTACCAGTGCCGGCCACTGGTATTTTGACCACTGACCCAGTGTACTGGGCTACAGAATCATTGCCCAGTTATATGATGCGCACAGCTGACAGCTTGCAACAAACAGGGGTCAACATTGCTACCAATGGTGCCACACCACCAGAAAACATACAGGTCAGCGAAATGGGAATCACCAGCAATCAAGTGTTGAATGGTATCCTGATTGAAACTGCCAGCAATTGTGATTTTGACAGTGTCAACATAACAGGACCATTGACCACCAATGAGCTCAATGCAGCTGGCGACGACACTGCTGCCATACGCTGGGCCAGCACAGTCAGTTTGACCTGCGAGCATGTGAATTGGAACAATTGTGTGTTTTCTGGATTCACGTTTGGTACCAAAACAGATCAACAGATCAAGGGTGTGGTATTTGCCAACTGTGTGTTTGACACACTGTATCAAGGTGTGGTCTTGGGAGACACTGTAGTGGTATCAGGTGGTGCCACCGGAGTCAAGCTCATGCACTGCATATTTGACAACATCTACGTGGAAGGATTCATATGCAACAATGTGAGCTTGAATGCATCTGCCTACAATATTTTTTATGATGTAGGCAACCATTTCAATGGAGCTTCACTGCCTGCCAGTCCGGTTATTTTGATCAATGCTGACAACAACGTCAGCATTGGCGACATGTTTCAACGAAACACCGCACAATCAATAGTATATCCCAGAATCAAACTGTTCAATTCTACCACCAGCACTGTGCCTGCCAGTATCGGCGTAGACAGTGCTGTGAGATCACAACTGGGCAGTTATGTTAGAAACACTGGTGTGCAAGCCACCTTGGCTCAAAGCGCCAGCAATGCTACCTTGTTTACTATAAGTTCAACATACATCAAAGCCTTCAAAATGGATTACACAATCACTCGAGACACATCAGTGCGCACTGGTACATTGACTGTGGCCAATGATGCTGATGATTCAGCAGGAGATGGACTGAGTTACAGTGACGATTTTGTACAAAACTCAGATCCAGATGTAACATTGGCAGTGACAGATGTGGGTACTAACATGACTGTGACGTACTCAACCGACAGTGTACGTCCTGCTGGATTGATATACTATAGTGTGGTCTACCTTGGACTCAGCAGCTGATACAACATGTGGCCTAGAGATTTCAGTGAGCGGCTGGAGAGGTGGGCACAGTTAAGACAGCAATGTCAGACACTGCACTCGGAGCCTGCTTTGATCAAAATCAATACCTGGTGGTTCCAGACTCCTTGGACTGCTTATCATTTGCACTGGGACGACCAAGCGGATTGGCCAGATCCCTGGCAGTTGTTGAGTGACAACCAGTATTGTCCGGTTGCAAGAGGCTTGGGAATCATGTATACTATAGCTATGCTAGACCGTGAAGACCTGCAAGATGCTTGCATGATTGAGTATCAAAGCGACAATTTAGTCCTGGTCAACAAAGAGAAATATATACTGAATTGGGATCCTGATCAAGTCGTAAATATCAGCCTGGGGCGGTCAAAACCCCGGCGGCGTGTCAGTCAAGAACAAGTAAAACAAAAAATTCGTTAGGATAAAATGAAAAGCATCACAGTTGTCAAGCGCAGTGGGCGCAGAGAATCGCTCGCCTTGGAAAAATGGCAAACCCAAATTGCCAAAGTATGTGCAGGCATAGCAGACGTTAGCCAAAGCATGGTAGAGATCAAAGCACAGTTGCACTTTTATGATGGTATTACCACCAAGGAAATTGACGGTATTACCCTACGTGCCATTGTGGATCTAATTGACGTGGAATCAAACCCTGATGTGGGGCACACCAACTATCAGTATGTGGCAGGCAAACAACGACTCAGCATGCTACGCAAAGACGTATACGGGTCATACGATCCTCCTCACTTGTATGACATTGTGAAAACCAACGTGGCCTCTGGCCTGTACACTCCTGAACTCCTAGAGTGGTACTCAGAGGACGACTGGAATCGTATGCATGACATGATTGATCATGCCAAGGATGAATCATACAGTTATGCCGCAGTAGAGCAGTTGATTGAAAAATATCTAGTAAAGAATCGTAGCACAGGGCAAACATATGAAACTCCGCAAGTTAGATACATGGTGGCCGCTGCCACTGTATTCCATAAAGAAGAACCTAACACAGCTCGCATGCGCTATATCAAAGAATACTACACAGCAGCCAGCGACGGACTCTTCACTCTGGCCACACCTGTGTTGGCTGGGCTTGGTACTCCTACTAAGCAGTTTAGCAGTTGTGTTCTTATTAGATCAGACGATGATCTCGATAGCATATTTGCCAGCGGTGAGATGATGGCTAAATATGCCAGCAAACGTGCTGGTATTGGTTTGGAGATTGGACGCTTACGACCACTAGGCTCACCCATTCGCGGTGGCGAGATCATGCACACTGGTATGATTCCTTTCCTTAAGAAATGGTTTGGCGATCTACGCTCATGTTCACAAGGAGGTATTAGAAATGCTTCGGCTACGGTTTTTTATCCCATATGGCATCTGCAGTTTGATGACCTCATTGTTCTCAAGAACAACCAAGGTACAGAAGAGACCCGGGTACGACACATGGATTATGGTGTCGTGTTATCTGCATTCTTCTGGCGTCGCTTTAAGAACAAGGAGAACATTACGTTCTTCGACCCCAATCAAGTACCTGACCTTTATGAAGCCTTCTATAAAGACACTGCCCTTTTTGAAACACTATACGTAAAATACGAAAAAGACAGCAGCCTCCGTAAGAAAACGATGGCTGCGGAGGAAGTTTTCAAAAGTGGTATTCTCAAGGAACGAACCGATACTGGACGTATCTATCTAGTGTTCATTGACAATGTGATGGACCAAGGACCATTTGATCCTGAATATCACACCATTTACCAAAGCAATCTCTGCTGTGAAATCCTGTTGCCCACCCGACCTTTCCGGCGTCTTGACGATGAGGAAGGTCGTATTGCATTGTGTACATTGGGGTCAATCAACTGGGGTGCGTTCCGTCACCCCGAAGACATGCGCAGAGCCTGTCGCATCCTGCAACGCAGCTTGTGTAACATTCTTGACTATCAGGACTTCTTGAGCATTCAAAGTCAACTCAGCAACGATGAAATCCAACCACTTGGTATTGGCATTACCAACTTGGCCTACTGGCACGCCAAGCGCGGACTAGAGTATGGCGAAACGGATGCCCTGTCAGAAGTCAAGTCTTGGATGGAGCACCAGGCATACTACCTGACCGAAGCCACAGTGGAACTGGCCCGAGAACGTGGTCGTTGTAAGGACAGCGACAAGACACGTTACGGCAAAGGTATCTTCCCGTGGGAACTACGTGCCAAGGGTGTCAACGAGTTAACAGACTTCACATCTGATCCTGCACTGGATTGGAACACCTTGCGTGGCAACATGCGAGCATACGGTGTGCGCAATGCCACCTTGATGGCAGTGGCACCGGTGGAGAGTAGTTCAGTTGTGATCAACTCAACCAACGGCATTGAAATGCCCATGAGCTTGATCTCAGTCAAAGAATCAAAAGCAGGCAGTCTCACACAAGTGGTGCCTGAATATCACAAGTTGAAAAACCGATATCAATTAATGTGGGCGCAGAAGGATTGTGTTGGCTATTTGAAAACAGCCGCGGTGTTGGCAGCATACATTGATCAGTCAATATCAACCAACACATTCTACAATCCTGCACACTTTGCAGATCGTAAAGTGCCCACTACGTTGATTGCTAAGAATTTAATGCAAGCACACCACTGGGGCATCAAGACATTTTACTACAGCCTGATCAACAAGCAAGGCTCCAAAGCAGCCAAAGAAGAAGCACCATTAGAAGTCATAGACTTTGATGATGCGGAAGACTGCGAATCTTGTAAACTGTAATCATGGAATTCTTAGATCGCGTTGATTTTGAAAATCACAATGGGGTATATCTCTCCATGCTAAATGATGTTGCCCGTAATCAGTTCTACGATCAAGTATTAACCCAAGTTCGTGATCATGATTGTGTAGAGATTGGCTTTGGTACAGGCTTGTTGAGCATGCTGGCCTTGAAGCACGGTGCTCGTAGCATTGTGGCCTACGAGTCAGACCCTGATCGTTATCGCCTGGGCTGTGAAGTAATCAGGGTACTAAGCCTGCAAGATCGCATCACCTTGATCAATCAACGCTATGATCATACCTGTAAACATGACCAAACAGTGGTGTTCACAGAAACGGTGGATGACAACATCTGGGGAGAAGGGCTCTACGACAGTTTGCCTAGACAGCCAGGCCAGCAATTTTTGCCTGGACAGTATTTTTTTGAAATACACGCTGTGCCGATATCCGCAGACATTGCTAACAGTTTGATTCAAGCACATGAAGAACATCATTTCTCTCCAGGAGTGGACATTGATTCTCGGTTTGTGTCATATGTTAATTTGTTGCTGTCAAAGAAATACAATAAATCAATCAAACCAAAAGCAAGTTTGCCCGATGGTGTCACAGAACTAGCACCCATGCCAACCTACATAGACTGGGTCACCAACAACACCTATGCTGGTCGATATGTGGTTGATGCCAATGGGGCATTTGTAGACAATCCCGTTAAAGAACTTCAAGTAGAAACATTCAATCAACCAGTGTTGATCGTGCCCAGAGCAGGCATGCAACACAGCAGTGATAGACTTTACTTGGATACCGGGCATTGGAAACCATCAGCAAACCCTGCTGTGATAAACTCTCCCAACAGCCGAGTATTAGTGGAACACGATCTCCGCACAGGAAAAATCTCATATAAAATAAAGGAAAAAACATGAGCCGAGCTCAATACAACCTAGCCACCAAAACAGATTACTTACATCGCAAGATGTTTCTTGACCCAGCAGGGCCTGTGACTATCCAACGCTTTGAAGAAGTCAAGTACAACAAACTTGTTAAGTTTGAACAAGAAGCACGTGGCTTCTTTTGGATTCCTGAAGAAGTGTCCTTGACCAAAGATGCCAACGACTTCAAAGAAGCCAGTGACACTGTGAAACATATCTTTACATCAAACTTGTTGCGTCAAACAGCACTAGACAGTTTGCAAGGTCGAGGACCAGCACAGGTGTTTACTCCTGTGGTAGGCATTCCTGAACTAGAAGCTCTAATGTATAACTGGAGTTTCTTTGAAACCAACATTCACAGTCGGTCATACAGTCATATCATTCGCAATATCTACAACGTGCCCAAGGATGTGTTCAACACCATTCATGATACCAAAGAGATAGTGGACATGGCATCAAGTGTGGGCAACTATTATGACAAATTACATCAGATCAATTGCTATAAAGAGATTGATAGACAAATGGCAGGAGAAGAAGCACACATCAAAGCCATTTGGTTGGCACTGAATGCGTCATACGCATTGGAAGCATTCCGCTTCATGGTCAGCTTTGCTACTAGTCTGGCCATGGTAGAGAATCGTATCTTTATTGGCAACGGCAACATCATCAGCCTGATCCTGCAAGACGAGATCTTGCACCGTGACTGGACTGCTTGGATGATCAATCAAGTTGTAAAAGAAGATTCACGTTTTGCCGCTGCCAAGGCCGAATGTGAAGCCGAAGTGTACCAAATGTACCTGGATGTGATCCGTGAAGAAAAAGCCTGGGCCGACTACTTGTTCAAACTAGGTCCAGTGATTGGGCTCAATGCACAGATTTTGAAAGACTTTGTGGACTACACAGCAGTGGGAGCACTCAAAGAAATTGGTATCAAGTACCTGGAACCTGCACCACGCAGCACACCAATCCCTTGGTTCATGAAGCATGTGGACACATCAAAAAAACAATCGGCCTTACAGGAAACAGAGAGTACCAATTATGTGATTGGGGTCATGGGCGACAGCCTTGACTACGACGAATTACCAGATTTATAAAAGGAAAAATATGTATAAACCCAATCCTGCAATACGAGATTCTGAAGACTTCCAGAATATTCGCAACGTGATGAGCAAGTTTGAAAAGATCGAAGAAAAGAATCGCTGTCTGCGAGTGCAATTTTTAGACTGGTTGACAGTGAAAATGCATGCCTGGGCTGACAGTGTCAAAGCCATGTCGGATCGCATTGATGCGCCATGTGTTATTAAAATAGAACCTAGAAAGAAAACAAAATGAAAGCAATAGTATGGTCCCGGGACCAATGCACCTTCTGCGAACAGGCCAAAGGCCTGTTGGAAATGAAAGGCATTGAATATGAAGTACGCAATATCAGTCAAGATTGGACACGTGAACAATTATTAGAAGCAGTGCCCACTGCTAGAACAGTGCCACAGATATTCTTGGACGAAAAATACGTGGGCGGATTCAATGAACTACGCAAAAGGCTGCAGTAATGCCGCAGTTTTCATCAGACTGGTTTAGCAATGCCCTGGTCAACTTTGATTACATCACCAACTACTTACAAAAACAAAAAACAGTTGACAGCATATTAGAAATAGGCAGCCACGAAGGTCGGAGCACCTGCTGGATGTTGACGAACATGCTGGCAGATACAGGTACCATTACCTGTGTGGATCCCTTTGCAGACCGTCCGGTCACAGCATTCAGTTATGATAGCATACCCCAAGATCGCAGTATTGAACAGGTCTTTCGTGCCAACACAGCCGAAGTCAAAAAGCCTGGACAAACCGTAGAAGTGCATGCCAACATGAGTTTTCCTGCACTGGCACAACTGATTGTGGATCAACGACAGTATGACTTCATCTACGTGGATGGCAGTCACAATGCAGACGATGCACTGGCAGATGCTGTGATGTGTTTTGGATTGTTGCGTCCAGGTGGTGTCATGCTGTTTGACGACTACCTGTGGGAAGATGACCAGCACTACCTGGGTCGTTGCAAACAAAGCATCGACGCATTTGTAAACATGTTTTATCACAGGCTCAAACTGGGCCTGGTAAATTATCAGTTGGCAATAGTTAAAAAGGAACTAGAATGAGTATTGAAGCAGGAAACACATACACCATGCGCATGGGCTATGGTGAAGAGATTGTGGCAAAAATCACAGCAGTTGGTAGCACTACTTACACGCTCAGCAAGCCCGTGGCAGTGGTGCCTGGACAGCAAGGTATACAATTGATGAATTCATTGTTTACTGCAGATCCTGAGGCAGAAGTCACGGTAAATATATCCAGCGTGGCCATGATTGCCCCTGTGCGTGAAGACGTTGGGGACAGTTATTTAGAAGCCACAACAGGTATCAAACCTGTGCGTAGTAAAATCTTAATGGGATAACATGCCACCAGTACAACGACAAGGCGATCCAAACAGCTCAGGAGGCGTAAACACTTCTGGTGTGGCTTCTGTGCGAGTAAACGGTCGTCCCATTGTTGTACCAGGCATTAGTGTGTCACCGCACCCTTGCTGTGGGCAACCTGGTTGCGGTATTCATTGTTCAGCAGTAACTTCGGGAGGGTCAGGATCAGTCCGTGCTGGCAGCAAACCAGTGATACGCAATGGAGATGCTGACACCTGCGGACACGCTCGTGTGGCCGGCAGTGGTGACGTAAGGGCAGGATAATGGCAGAATCAATAGTAACATCACTACAACTCACAGCAGGCGTGGGATTTTATTCAGGCAATGCAATCACTGCCAACACTCAGCTGGCCAATACCATTGCTGCTTATTCGGCTGTGCTTACAGGTAATTTATTAACAGTCATAGCTGCCGCAGCCGGCAACGTTAGTCTGGGCATATCAGCAGGCACACTGGCCAATCTCAAAACGCTGGGTGCAAATGTGTCAGGCAATTATTGCCCAGCCTTGGGGGATAGTGTGCCCAGCAACGTGGCAATTACTGTGGGCAATTCAGGATACACTGGTTCTATCACCAGTTCGGCCAACACGTATCTCGGCTCAGGCGATTTTGGTAAATTTGCACAGGCATTTGGTGCAGCTCAAGGATACATCAGCTTGACCAACCAAGTTATTTTGAGTGCTGTAAATGCCAACGGCAACAACTGGGTGGGGCAAACATTCACCAACATGAATGATCTGATCACTGCTGGACTAACTAGAGTGACCACTAATCTGGCAGCCTTTGGCGCAGATCTAGCAGCCACTGGTGAGCTTATTGATTTTTCCGCAGTGGAAAATTTTGGCACCCCAGCTTCTGTGTTGCAACAACTGGCTCGAGCCGGCAACATGACCAATGGAACATTGCCATGTGTGCAGACAAAACTGCGTGAAACAGGACTGTCAGATCAAAACATTGCTGACCTAGTCAACAATAACCGACCCAGTTTGTACAATCAAGTTGCACCAAATGCTCAGCCTTTGCAGGTGATCAGTCGGTTGAGAAACGCCAACTTGCCGCGTGGCGCAGTGTCATTCACAGAAAGTAGACCGGGAGCATTGACCGAAAACGAATTTGACAGCTTGCAACGTCTGGCGTATCAAGGCATGTGCAACGTGGCTGGTGCATGTTTACAAGAAGTGTTGGATATCATGAACATCACCACTCCCAACATAACCACCATGTGTGAGCTGTTGGATCCGGTCAAAATTTTCCCAAATAGTTTTAACACATTGACTTTGCCCACACCCAACAGTCTAGAGCTGATATATGACAGTCAAGGCGATGTTAATTCAATCATTGAGCCCACTTTGAATTCAGGCACGGTGGTGGTTGTGGGCTGTGATCAGATGGCCAAGATCATGCCATCCGCACAGGCTGTTGCCAATCGTGCTTTGCAAATTGCACTGCAACAGATAAATGGGCTTCGTAACACCACACCGGCTGCGCTGGCAGTAATATTACAATGACCATATCACAAACAGCAGCCGCCAATGCGGCATATGGAAACAAACTTACTACATTGGGCAATTTGCCGTTGGCAGCAAATACCCCCACGCCAGTGCCAGCTGATGTGGCCACTTACTATGCCACAAACATTGCATTGGGTTCTGGGCCCAGTGGTACATTTTTGCTCACAGACTTTTTTGGATCAGCAGCTGGCGTTCCTTACAACGCTGATCTTGCCACAGTGACTTCAACTATGTCGGCACAACTTGCTGCCGGCACACTGACTGCACTCAGCACCATATACTCACAAATGATCACATTGATCTCTGATGGTTATGGGTTGCCAGGTGCAATAAATCTTCCAGCACCTTACACCGCAGGGAATCCCTATGCCAGTTATAATTCAGCATTGGCAGTGTTGGTCACAGCCGCAGATGCTGCCATTGGCACAGCCATCACTGCCATGGGCACTGCTACCACAACACTGAACAACACTTGGTATGATATGATATCAAATTCGGCAAATGAGTCTGTCAATCAAGCCAGGGCCAGTATTGACTACAGCACACTCACCGCTGGAGCACAGTTGCCCATCACGGCGTTTATTCCCAGTCTGGGCGACCTTGGCAAACAAACACAGGAAGGCATGGCTGCACAGTTTTTGGAAAGCATTGCCAACACTGCCAACCAGTATGGGCAGGCCATGGTAGGTGCGTTGAGAGAAGGCCGCAACACCTCAGGACTAAATTCCATAGGGCTCACTCCCACCAATGGTGTGCCCAGTCAAAGTGCCAATGCATTGCCGCAGGCCACCCTAATTTCCAGCACGTAAAAAGTAATACTTAGGTAGTACTTGACCGGAAATTTCTTTTTTGCTATAATAATGGCATACAAAGCAAAAAGGAGCCAACATGTATTACATTGTTTCTAGAGGTACCGGACTTATTGTAACAGATGGTCCCAACAGAACCCGTGCTTACAAAACTTTCGGTGCCGCACGTGCCACTCGTACCAGACTGTGCCGCAAAGCCGGTTGGTCGGTAAGCGAACTCAATATCATTGACACCCGGTTCTACCAATCACACATGGTAACTCGTACCAATCTCATGACTGGGCAAGAGTACCAAGAGGATGTCAACACCCCCCGCTTCTGCTCACCCAGCTCAGAATCATTCTGGAGCATGTAATACTCAAATATTACCTTTTTGGTGGTTGACCAATAATTGCCAAAACGCTATAATATGAACATATTGTAACAAAAGGAGCCCGAGATGACCTACGCAACAATCCAAGAAGTCAACACTTCTATCATGTTCAGCAATTTTACAAACGAACAGCTCAACAGCATCAATGATGCGGTGAACTTTGCTCGTGCCCAGCTTCGTGCAGTAAAGATCCGCACATTCACCAAAGGTGACACAGTGAAGTTTCACAGCACCAAACGTGGTGTCACTGTGACAGGTACTGTGACCAAGGTTGCCATCAAGTATGTCACAGTCAAAGACGGTGCTATGCTGTGGCGGGTGCCAGCCAACATGCTGGAGGCCGCATGACATTTCGACGCTGGTGCCAACTAATGTGGCAAGAGCATTGTGATGAAGTGTCGGCCTGGACAGGCAACAACCCCCGGTACCTGTCAGCAGAATATTTTGAAAAGTACAAATGGTGGCTCCGCAGAGAGTACCGAGCAAGAGGAGTAACAAATGGGTCTTGATATGTATGCATACTGTGCCGCCCAAGCAGGCCAGCAAGCAGAATTTTACGAAGACGCTGAATACGACGAGGACACTGGTCAAATGGTCAATCCCAACGTCAACAAGCCACGGCAAATTGCTTACTGGCGCAAACATCCCAACTTGCATGGCTGGATGGCGCATCGCTGGCTGGCACGTGAAGGCAATGCACTACGTGAAACAGACAACTTCAATGGCATTGAACTTGAACTCACGTATGATGACTTGGACGAATTAGAGTATGCAGTACAAAACAATCGACTGCCCGCAACCACAGGATTCTTCTTTGGCGAAGGTGCTGACGATGTCTACAAAGAGAGTGATTTGAAATTCATCCAAGAAGCCCGAGCAGAAATGTTCTTGGGTTTGAAAGTATTCTATAATTCTTCATGGTAATCACGTAAATATATGAATGGCATTGATTTCTCACACAAACAATTCAACGGTATCACTGTGGCGGCTGATTGGATAAGGGACTTAGAAGCATCAGATAGTCGCTTGCACAAAGAACGTGTGATTGAAAAAGCACTAATGGCTGCAAAGTTGGGCAGTGCCAATGCGCAGTGTTTCTTGTTCAACTGCTATCAAGCCTACAATCCCTACTACACATTTCATGTTCGACAAGTGCCCGAAAGCGAAGGCATTGAACATGCGGAAAATCCTTGGCCTGTGTTTTGGGGACTGTTGGAAGGTCTGCGCACACGGTCATTCTCAGGACATCGTGCCCGAGATGCCATCTTGGAAACAATGAAACGCTTTGACAGTCTAGAGTGGAACAATCTCTGCATACGTGTGTTGATCAAAGACTTGCGATGCGGCATCAGTGAGAAAACCTTGAACAAAGTGCTAGGCCGAACAGAATGGAAAATTCCTGTGTTTACCTGTCAGTTGGCACAAGACTCAACTGACCAGCCCAAAAAGCTCCGAGGTATCAAGCGCCTGGAATGCAAACTGGATGGTGTACGTGTGTTGGCGGTGGTACAAGGCTCAGATGTCACATTGTACAGCCGCAATGGCAAACAGTTTGAAAACTTTCCGCAGATTGTGCAAGCCATAGAAGACAATCGCAAAACATTTTTAAATATTCCCCATGGTGGTCGTTTTGTACTCGACGGCGAGATTGTGGGCGAGAGTTTTCAGAAGTTAATGAAACAAGCACATCGCAAATCAGATGCTGTTACTGATGGCATGGTGTATCATGTGTTTGACATCATACCGCTGGACAGTTTTGTTGAAGGTCACTACAACGCACAACAACACAAACGCATTGAGATGTTGGAACGTGTACGTGCGTTATTGCCTGAAGATGGACCTATCCAAATTATGAACGGCCTGGACGTGAACTTGGACACCGCCGAAGGACATGACATCATGCAACGCTATGCCGAAGCCGCTGTGGAAGGTGGATTCGAAGGCATCATGATCAAGAGCATGGACGCACCGTACCTGTGCAAACGCACTGACTCGTGGATGAAATGGAAACCCACCATCACAGTTGATTTGAGAATTGTGGGTTTCGAACAAGGTACTGGTCGCAATGCTGACCGGTTGGGTGCTATAATCTGTGAAGGAGATGACAATGGAAGACATATCTGTGTTAATGTTGGCAGTGGCCTGTCTGATGGCGATAGGGATGAGTATTGGCGTAGCCGGGATCTTCTTCTTGGCCACTTGGTTGAAATTCAAGCTGATGCAGTCACACAAAACCAAGACGGATCATACAGCCTGAGATTCCCAAGATTTTTACGCTTTAGGGACTTTGAAGCTGGAGAAAAAATTTGAAGGCATGGGCGAGATTTTATGAAAATATTCGGAACATGAACTTGCCCGAGGCCCATGACTGGCCTCATTGTTTAAATTCTGAAGATGTAAAACATTTACCAGTTGCAATTCAATTAAAAATTTTACATACTCATTTGTATCTTTCGTTTCCTACAGAAGAAACATCGTCGTTGATAATACAATTAGCACAATCTCCACAAGAAATCGCTCAATTGTGTCAATCCACAGGTGTTGATTATTTTTTTGATAACCCAATGTTATCTTTGTCTCACGAAACTGAATGTCAAGGTATAAAAATAAAGTATCATCCCAGCATGGAGGGTGGGGGAATATATAGATCGCCAATGTTTATAGAAGTATTGTCTTTGATTGCACCCAATAGGATTTTTAATCACTGTTTAGAATGGTGTTCTGGTCCTGGATTTATTGGATTTAGTTTGGCAGGTAAGGGATTATGTAAGCAACTAGATTTGGCTGATATTTGGCAACCTTCTCTAACTGCTGCCAAAGCTGTAAAGGCTCCTTGCAATGTTGATACCTGGCACATTAGAAATCTGTGCGATATACAACCACCTAGAATGTATGATTTGATAGTGGCAAATCCTCCTTGGTGGCCGGGCAATCTACTACAAAACCAGCACAATCGATTGGGCTCTGATCCTGAGCTGACAATTTTAAAAAAGTTCTTGAAAGATGCCAAAAACTATTTGACTCCTGATGGAATAATTGTTTTGATCGAAGGACAAACTTACACTGGACCTAAAGACATTTTAAATGCATTGGTTGATACTGGACTTGAACTGACACAGGTTTTAGAACGTTTTGACCAATGGCATTGGTTTGTGGTGATTGAACACAAAAGTAATTTTGAAACTGGAGACAAAGTTTGAAATATTTTGCATATGGTATGAACACTAACTTGGGCCAAATGGCTCGACGCTGTCCATCGGCTCGGAGCCTGGGACCAGCACGGCTGATCAACTATAGATTGGTGTTTCGTGGCGTGGCCGATGTTGAACCCTCACCGGACACTTGGTGTGATGGTGTGCTGTGGGAGATAACTGAATCAGATCTAGACGCACTGGACCTATTGGAAGGCTATCCCTATCACTACATTCGTTTCACGGCCTTGGTAGAAACTGACACAGATGTGTGCACAGCCTTGGTGTATCAAATGGTGGAGCAGGATACAGAATCACCACCCAGCGACTTTTATTTTCAAATGATCTTTGATGGCTATGAATCCAATTCAGTGCCCTTGGATCAGTTGATGGAATACCGGGTGTTGTCATGAAGAAACTATTTTATGAAAAAGTTGGCCGCAGGTACAGGCCAGTGTCAGAATACGACAGTGAATTAATGGATGGCTTGCCCTATGGCGATCACATGATCATGGTCTATCCCGGAGGACAGAGCACCCGCTACCGAATCACACCGGCCCTGGCACCTATGATTGCCGCAGGACGTGTGGCCCAAGATCGGATGACGGAGGCGGTCCGCCGGGCCAGCGAGATGCGTCCACGCCGTAACCCACTGACTGACAAGCAACAACGAGCCTGGAAGAGTTTGAACCGTGCCTTGGGCGATGACGTCTATACCTTGGAAATAGCCAGTGCCAGAGAAATAGCCGATGCCGGACTTGAAGCCATGCAAGCGGAAGCAGAAAAGTTAATGTCCAATCCCGCAGTACGATTGGCCTATGAGCAGTTTCTCCTAGTGTGTGAATTGACCAAACAAAACGTTGACAACGCTTGAACATCGCAGTATAATCGCTGTGCATGATCAAGGAGATTGGGTTGTCTTCTGGGCATAACAGGAGAGATCTGTAAACCGGCCCTGTTGTGTGCCGTGGCATCGAAGACGGAAATCCCGTAGGATGAGACACTGCCTAGACCTGGCAACAGGTCAAAACCCAGGCTGGTACCCTGGGGAGTATGCCCATTTAGTACAAAAACAGTGTAAAGGATAGCAATGTCTGTTGAAATTGAAACCTCTGCGCGGAGTATGTTTGAATCCCTCGACTCTCTTAGAGCAACGCCCTTGGTCATGCACCGTATTCAAGTGGAACTGCGTGATGTCCGAACCTGGTATGCGGTGATCCGCGAACTGAACCAGACCTTTGGTACGGGCAAATGGCGAGGCCAAAGCCATGTCAAACGCCGATTAGAAAACATAATATGGACTGGACCTGATCAGACTATTCAAGTTTGGTTTGATGTACCTGATCCTGCCATGGCCACTTGGTTGGCCGTTAAACTAGCAGTCCAAGTCAAACTGGTACCCAATAAATAAATCTATGTTCCTCAGCTATTTCACATTATTCACCGCATTGTCATTGAGCGTGGTTGCGGCCTGGTACAGTATCTTGGGTCTTACTGCTATTTTTGCTTCAGCCGTCATACCCATTATCATCATGGGTGGTATACTAGAAGTGGCCAAGGTCACTGTCACAGTATGGTTGCATGAATACTGGCACCGTTGTAGACTGCTGATGAAGTGTTATTTGGTGCCAGCAGTGTTCATGCTCATGGTGATAACATCAATGGGTATTTTTGGTTTTCTATCCAAAGCACACACAGATCAAAGCCTGGTGTCAGGCGATGTGCAGGCCAAGATCGCAATATATGACGAAAAGATTAAGATAGCAAAGGACAACATAGATGCCAACCGTCGAGCTCTTAAACAAATGGATGAGGCTGTGGACCAAGTTATGGGTCGAAGCACAGATGAAAAAGGTGCTGACAAAGCAGTTAAGCTACGCAGAGCACAGGCCAAAGAACGCAATCGACTGCTTGCCGAAATTGCAGCCGAGCAGAAAAAGATTGCTGTCATTAGTGAAGAACGAGCCCCTATTGCTGCCGAGGTACGCAAGGTGGAGGCCGAAGTCGGTCCGATCAAATACATAGCGGCTTTTATCTACGGCGACAATCCCGACGCCAATGTGCTGGAACGTGCTGTGCGTTGGGTAATAATCATCTTGGTTGTGGTGTTTGATCCACTAGCCATCATGATGGTGCTGGCAGCCACAGAAAGCATGAAATGGGAACGTGAAAGAAGATTGCAACCTGCTTATGACCCAGATGATGGACCGCTGACTGATCAACAGTTAGATCAAATACGTGCCACAGCAGAACCAGAACTGCCCAAGGGTGAGGTAGTTGCAGCCAGCAACTTGTTCAACGACCCCGGCGAACATCCTGCAGACACATTTGATCACGAACTTGAAACAAAAGAAGCAGTTGATCCACATCCTCCAGGTTGGATGTACGGTGATTTACAATCAAATTCTCTCAATGAACCACAGGTAGAAGAAGTTATTGCTGAGTTTGAACAACTTCGAGCACAGTCAGTAGAGTTCAATCAAGATTATTTGGATACATTAGCACAAGAAATTGAACCGGAAGAACACGATAATCCAGATGTCAAGGCAGCAGTCAAACAATGGAAATCAGAAAACCCTGACAAGACAATAAAAGAAGAACGTGCCAAATTGTCTAGAGGCCAAATTCAAGAATTACCTTGGATGGGTTTAGTAGCAGACAATGACCTGGGTAGAGAACCTACATCAGGGTTTGGTATCACTTTCCCTGTGAATCCTGTCAAAGGTGATACATTCATGCGTGTGGATCAAATGCCCAATGTGTTGTACAAGTTCAATGGTGTTCACTGGATTATTGTAGACAAGACTTTGACCCACAACTACACATACGATGATGCATACATTGAGCACCTGATTGCCAAACTCACCAGTGGCGAATACGACCCAGACCTGCTGAGTGACGCAGAAGCTGATGCTATTGCTCGTCGTGTACGACCCATCAACACATGATCTTAGTCACCGGCGATCGCGGCTTTATCGGCAGCGAACTCAAACAATATCTTACGGCACAAGGCCACGATGTACACGGCCTTGACTGGGACACACGTGGCAATACCTACACAACACGAACACCTGTAGAATGGATATTCCACATGGGCGCCATCAGCCAAACCAATGCTGACAACTGGGCGGATATTGTACGTAAGAACATCCAAGACACACAGGATTGGATAAACACTGCACAGCAGTGGGGCTGTGGCATCACCTATGCTTCTAGTGCCAGCGTGTATGGTCCTTGGTCAAACAGTCCCGAATGGGGACCAGTGCAGCCACAGCACTATTATGCTGTCAGCAAGCTCACCATTGACAACTGGTGTGCAACGCAAAACTTCACTGTACCTGTGCAGGGCATGAGGTTCTTCAATGTGTACGGACGCAACGAAGGGCACAAAGCACAGCCCAGTCCCATACGTAGATACATGCAACAGGCCATCGCAGGCGAACCACTCACAGTATGGCATCACAACGGCCGCTTGGGCACAAGAGATTTTGTCAGTGTGGATGATTGTATCTCAGCAATGATGCAGTTAAAAGCAACTGAGACCAGCGGCGTGTACAACATTGGCACAGGAGTGCAACGCACATTTGAAGACATTGCTCACAGCCTACACCACAGATTTGACAATGCACAAGTGTTGATGAAACCCATGCCTGAGCACATGGTTGAGAAATATCAGTGGGAAAGCCGTGCTGATTTAAATAAACTGCAATCCACAATATCCTGGACACCACAGTCGGTGGATCACTGGCTAGACAAAAACTTCGACACCCTTTACAATAAGATCATAAATGAAAACACCTGAAACATTAGACAACTGTAGTTTCTGCGGCAAGCACAAAGATAGTGTGGCCAAGCTGATTGTGGGCAGTGAAGTAAGCATTTGCAATGAGTGTGTGGACCTGTGCCAGACCTTGCTCAAAGAAGAACTTCCTGAAAAATCAAAAGAGATAACAGATGACACACTGGATCCCAGAACCATTAAAGAACACCTGGATCAGTATGTGATTGGCCAGAACTATGCTAAAATGGTATTGAGTGTGGCCATTGCCAATCACTACAAACGCATTGCCAATGCTGACCCCAACACCGAAATTCAAAAAGCCAATATTCTCATGCTTGGTCCCACAGGATCGGGCAAAACCTTGCTGGCCCGTACAGTGGCACGGTATTTGGATGTGCCATTTGTGATTGCTGATGCCACAAGTTTGACCGAAGCAGGCTATGTAGGCGATGATGTTGAAAGTTTGATAACCAGACTGTTCACAGCCGCAGGTGGAGATGTGGGTCGAACACAACGTGGTATTGTGTTTGTGGATGAGATTGACAAAATCAGCCGCCGCAGCGAAAGTGCCAGTATCACCCGAGACGTGTCGGGAGAAGGTGTGCAACAGGCCCTGCTCAAATTGGTAGAAGGCACAAAGTGTAGAATCACTCCACAAGGTGGCCGCAAGCATCCAGCAGGCGAAACTGTGGAGATTGACACAACCAATATCTTGTTCATTGCTGGCGGTGCATTTGTGGGCCTAGACAACATTGTCAAAAGCCGTGTGAAAGGCACCAGTATTGGATTCTCAGCACAGGTTGTGGCAGACGGCACCAGTGTGACCTTGGACAAAACCACACCGGAAGACCTGATCAAGTTTGGTATGATTCCAGAGTTTGTGGGACGTTTCCCCAGCTGGGTTGCCCTGGCAGAACTCACCAAAGAAGATCTAGTGCGTATATTGCAAGACATCAAACACAGTTATGTCAGCCAGTATCAGTGGTTGTTCCAGCGTGATCAAATTGAACTCAAGTTCAGTGCCGACAGCCTGGACTTGATTGCAGAACGCACCATGGCCAATAAAACTGGTGCCCGTGGACTGCACAGTGAACTTGAGCGTGTGTTGTTGCCGCACATGTACAATTTGACACGTTATCGCACACATGGTATTCGCACCGTTTCTATTGACAGCCAGCAGGTAAATATTCCCAAGGAGCTCAAAGAGATAAATGAATAAATCACGTGCAAGATCAGTATTGGTGCAAGATGACAACATTGAAAAGGCCCTGCGCAAGTTTAAGAAAAAAGTTCAAAATTCCGGCATACTAAATGATCTTCGAGAATGTGAATTCTATATCAAACCTACCACTGCTAGAAAACTCAAACGCAGTGCAGCCAAAAATCGTTGGCGCAAACAAGTAGAAGCCCAACAACTGCCTCCCCGAACACATTGATTTTTTATCAAAATCTAATAATTTTATTCAGATTTGTGTTATAATAAATACTGCTGTAGTGCCTATTGTGGGGCTACAAAACTTAATCTTGCTTAACAAAGGAGAACATTATGAGCAAAGTCATTGGTATTGATCTGGGTACCACAAATTCATGCGTAGCCGTTATTGAAAACGGAATCCCCCGAGTAATTGAAAATTCAGAAGGTGCTAGAACAACACCCTCGATTGTTGCTTATGCCAACGAAATTCTTGTGGGTGCCAGCGCCAAGCGCCAAGCAATTACCAACCCAAAAAACACAGTGTATGCAGCCAAGCGCCTGATTGGCCGCAAGTTTGCAGAACCAGCTGTGCAAAAAGACATCAACTTGATGCCATACAAAATCATTGCCAACGACAACGGCGATGCCTGGGTTCAAGTCAACGAAGACAAACTGGCACCACCACAGATCTCAGCAGAAGTCTTGCGCAAGATGAAAAAGACTGCAGAAGACTATCTGGGCCATGAAGTCACACAAGCAGTGATCACTGTGCCTGCATACTTCAATGACAGTCAACGTCAGGCCACCAAAGACGCTGGTCGCATTGCTGGCCTGGAAGTGTTGCGCATCATCAATGAACCCACAGCAGCCGCACTGGCCTATGGTGTAGACAAAACAGACAAACGTGACCGCAAGGTTGCTGTGTATGACTTGGGCGGTGGTACCTTTGATGTGAGCATCATTGAACTGGCCGACGTTGACGGAGACAAACAAATCGAAGTACTCAGCACCAATGGTGACACATTCCTAGGCGGTGAAGACTTTGATCAACGCATCATGGACTTCTTGGTAGAAGAATTCAAGAAAGACACTGGCGTGGACTTGACTCGAGATGTGTTGGCCCTGCAACGTCTCAAAGAAGCCGCAGAAAAAGCCAAGATTGAATTGTCAAGTTTAGCACAAACAGATGTGAACCTGCCGTATATCACAGCAGATGCTTCGGGTCCCAAACACTTGAATGTCAAGTTGTCACGTAGCAAGCTGGAGCAATTGGTTGAAGAACTGATCAAGCGCAGTATCGAGCCTTGCAAAACAGCCATGAAAGATGCTGGTGTGAGTGCTGGTGACATTGACGAAGTTATTCTTGTTGGTGGTATGACACGCATGCCCAAGGTGCAAGAAGAAGTCGAACGACTGTTTGGCCGAGCACCTCGACGCGATGTCAATCCTGACGAAGCAGTGGCTGTGGGTGCGGCAGTACAAGGTGCTGTGTTGAGTGGCGAACGCAAAGACGTGCTCTTGTTAGACGTGACACCGCTGTCATTGGGCATTGAAACCATGGGCGGTGTGTTTACCAAGTTGATTCAAAAGAACACCACCATCCCAACCAAGGCCAGTCAGACATTCAGCACTGCCGAAGACAATCAGCCTGCTGTGACAATCAAGGTGGCACAAGGCGAGCGAGAGTTGTTCAAGTTCAACAAAACTCTGGGCGAGTTCAATCTTGACGGCATTGCACCAGCCGCACGTGGAACACCACAAATTGAAGTGACATTTGACATTGATGCCAATGGTATCATGAAAATCAGTGCCCGGGACAAAGGCACAGGCAAAGAAAACAAAATCACCATCAAATCCAATTCAGGTTTGAGTGAAGCTGAAATTCAACAAATGATTCAAGATGCCGAAGACAATGCTGAATCAGATAAAAAAGCACGTGAGTTGATTGAAGTACGTAACAGTGCAGAGTCAGCACTGAACACACTGCAAACTGATTTTGACAAATACAAAGATCAAATCACAGAAGAAGAACGTGCTCAAGTAGAAACAGCATTGAAAGCAGTTGAAGATGCCATTGCCGGAGACGACGTCACGGCAATACAAGAAAGCATACCCAAACTGTACGAAGCAATTGGCCCAATCACCAAGGCCAAACAACAGGCCCAAGAGGCCCAAACACAACAATCACAAGACCCAAATGTGGTTGATGCCGAAGTTAAAGAGTCTGCAGAGGCTGTTTAACTCATTTATCGGGTGCCATGCTGCATGGGCCCGATGTGTCATAACTTGCTTGATAAAGGAGAAAACAAATGACAAAAACACTGACCCTTCGCAGTTTCGATATTCCTGCGATTCACAAATTTGGTATCGGCTTCGACAACCTGTTTGATGATCTCATGCGGGTGAACGCCCAACAAGGCAACACCAACTATCCGCCTTATGACATTGTGCAAATCAGCGATGACGAGTACACGATTGCATTGGCTGTGGCTGGCTTTGGGCACGACAACTTGACTGTGACCAAGAACAAAAATACCTTGATGATTGAAGGTCAACACTGTCGTGACGCTGTGGACAACGAAGATGCCACTGCAAAATACCTGCACAAAGGCATCAGCGAACGCAGTTTCCGCAGGGAATTTCAACTGGCCGATCACGTGGAAATCAGCAATGCACATCTTGAACTGGGTATCCTCAGCATTTACTTGAAACGTGAAGTGCCCGAAGAAGCCCGACCAAAGACAATTGCAATTACCTATAAAGAGTGATATAATGTAAATACAGTGACGGCACCGGCCGTCACTGCTAACAAGGAAAAAACATGTCACAATCAGACACACGCACTCGTATTAAACCTAATCTTGCAGTGAAAGAACCCACACTGTTCAAGGTAATTTACATAAACGATAACAAGACTACTATGGAATTTGTAGTAGACAGTCTGGTTGAATATTTTGATTACACAGCAGATTCGGCTGAACAAATCACCATAGATATTCACGAAGCAGGACAGGCCACTGTGGCTGTGTTGCCTTTTGAAATTGCCGAACAAAAAGGCATTGAAGTCACGCTGTCTGCTAGATCGTTAAATTATCCATTGCAGATAAAACTTGAACCAGAAACAGTGGTCTAAACATCCACAGTGATGCGCAAGGGATGGTACACATACTGTGACCAACGCGATCTTCCTCGACCACGACAGTTGTTGACAAAACGCACACCTTGATGTATTTGATCCACACTTCCGTGATAGTGTCCAAAACACCAGGTATGTATTTTTTTTTGTATGTCAGCACTCAAGGCCTGCATCATGAAACTGTTGCCCATGGTATTGAATTTTAGATGTCCTGTTAGATCAATGTCATGCGATATCAAATCACCGCAAGGCACAGTGTGTGTGACACAAACAATTTTTTTCACATCATCATGATACTGAAGTCGTTTGACACTGGAAACCATGTAAGTGGCATCTGTAGTGGCCATGCGTCCCACAGCCTTGGCACAGGTAGGGGTAGTAGTGGTTTTATTTTGAAACCACTCGCTGACTGCTTGCTGATCAATGCTAGGGTCAAGATCGTAAGTCCACCAACCATTGGTACCTAAAATGGCCACATCGTCGATGACCACCACATTGTCTTGCAAGAATATCACATTGGGCAGGCGTTTTATTTTTTTAATTAGTTCTCTGTAACTGTGGCCGAGATTTTCATACTGATGCACATGCTCATCGTTGCCATCAACATAAAACACTGCCTGATAACACTGTCCAAGATGGCGCAGGGTATCAATTACTGTTTTTGTATCACGTGCAACATCACCAGCCACAACACAGTAGGCACTGGTGGGTTTTTGAGTCCAATCAAATTGTGGCCAGGTATCAATATGCAAGTCAGAAATTAAGTCAAATGTAAATGCCATGATACATATTTAAAAGGAAATTTTATGAACATTATTTTTGGAGAAGCTTTGGGTGCAATACCTGAAAATTACACAGTGTTGGAATTGGACACTTTTGTAATTCCACCGTCCACTGAACCAGTGACATCGTACTGTGTGTTGGAAAAATTACCTTTGATTGAATTTACCACGCTGGACGCATACCAAAAGGTGCATGCTGATCTCATGCAGGCCTACAGAGATCAAAATTGGGAGTATTGTGTTGAAGCCTTGAGCGGGCTGACTGGACATTGGGGTGGCGAGTTGGATACATTCTATGCAAATCTAGCACAACGAGTACTTGAATATCAAGCCACTCCACCAGTTCAGCCCTGGACTGGATTCATAATCAAGAGCTGAAGTCCAGTTTTCAAAGTCTGAAAATAGTGCTGATCAGCAGTGAGTGGCGCAAACACTTTGACTGCTGAGCCGCACCAGAGACCTGCTGAAAACTTGGCCACTGATCCAAGCTCTTCAAAGGTGACATCACGACCAAGGTCAAATGCCATGTAGGTGCTGCCGCCGCGCCAGTTGAGATCTAGATCTTTGGCAATTGATAGCAATTCCTGATGTATGCCTGTTGCACGAGGCAACAATTGTTGTATCTGTTGTGTGGCACTCAAGGCAGCCACCACACCCGACATGTTGGGCTGCCAGGTGTGCCCGTGTGCCCAATTTTGAATATCCAACTGTTCATACACCTTGCTGTTGCAACATGCTGCACCCAAGGGCGAATAACCGTTGGTCAATGACTTGCCAATGGTGCATATATCTGGTTGTATGCCATAGGGTTCATAACCAAACATGGTGCCGTTGGTGCCCCAGCAAAATGCCACATCATCCACTATCATCAACACATCATGTTCTGTGCAAATGTCTCGCAGGCTCTGCCAGTATTCTGTGCTGTGTGGCGCCATGGTCATTGCCCAGCTCACTGTTTCCATGATCAAACAACCAATGTCTGGATTCTCTTTCAAGGCTTTCCGCACCCGAGTCAATGTGAGTTTTTCTTGCCCGTATTGTTGGTATTGATACTGCCAGTCTGGACTGGGAACCAGCACTGCTCGATTGAGATAACTGTATTGTCCGCGTAGATGTTTGGCCAGCATGGTGGTTCCATGATAGCTGCCGGCAAAGCTGAGTATCTTGTGTTTGTTGAGTCCACAAGTTTGCCAGTAAGTGTCGTTCATGGCCATGGCAGCTTCCACAGCATCTGACCCACTCACAGCCCAGGTCAATGCTGACCAATTGCCCAGTTCACAAATCCATTGTACCAACTTGCTGTTGTCCACAGATGTTTCGCCGGTGTTGCCACGTACAAAGTTTACTGGATTGTTGGCCACAGCATTGACAATTTCTGGATTGTTGTAGCCCAAAATATATGCCATGTTGCCGCACTGTATGTCAAGATACTGGTTATCATTGGCATAAGTTACCCAGGAACCCTGGGTGCTGGTTACGATTTTTTCCTGTTCGCCAGGGCTGAATGCTTTTAGTTCCATGCAGATATATAGCAGGGAAAACTGGGCAGTTTAAATTTCAAGACTGCTGCTGGTTTTTTCTTCGCCCGCTCCCAACACACAGGCAATTTTACTATCATACTCAATCATGGTCCATGATCGTGTTTCCTTATTTGCCAACAACGTAATGTGTGTGTTGTGAACAGTTTTGCCCACCCAAACTGGAGATTCTTTGTGATTGTTTTTAAAATAATTCATCACATGCTGTGCATCTGAACACTTCATCTGTTTGGTTAACTCCATAATTTCTTGGGCGTCGGCTATAGGGCTTAATAAGCAGAATAGGAACGCCATTGCTATCTTACGCATAATGGCTCCTTAAATTGATATTTATAATTAGGGCGCAAATGTATCACTCATAATATATACAGTCACACCGACCCGTTGCCGTTCGTTAAAGATATCTCGCCAAGCCGGCATTTTGCGGAACCCATTGGTGACGCGGTCGTAGACAAAATCCGGTTTATAACTGGAAGATTTGAGTTTGGGTGCCTTGCCAGGATAAGCACTGTTGCCGTGACAGTGGCGACACTGACTATCCCATACTTGTTGACCCAACGCAATCAAAGAACTATCCTTCATCACAGCATCTGTAAATGCTGGTGCCGAATCCTGGGCGTTGGCTATGGTGCTGATTAGGCAGAATAGGAACGCCACCGCTGACTTTTGCATAATGGCTTCTCCTGTGCGATATTTAGCGCACAGGTACCAAATTGTTTCTGAATATTTCCCAGGCTCGACCCCATGACCAACGCTGACTGCCTTGCAGCACAAGATGTCTGGGCAAAAACAAAGCATCAGTCACAGCCTGTTTTAGGTCTGTGTTCAAGCAGCCTGTGATGCCTTCATCAACTACATCCACGGGACCTTGCACAGGAAATGCTGCTACAGGTGTGCCACAGGCCATGGCCTCAATCATCACAATGCCAAAGGTCTCCCACTGACTGGGAAATACAAATACTTCAGCATTGGCATAGTATTCGGCCAATTCTTCTCCGGTCCGGTATCCAGTGAACAGTACGTCAGGATACTGTTGACGATAAGTTGGCAACATTGGGCCATCACCTACCATGATTTTCAAAAAGCCCGGAGTTGACATTTCAAAGAATGCTTCCAGATTTTTTTCTTTGCTGACTCTACTCACACACAGCAAGTACCTGCGATTTTTACACTCTAGTCTATAGCCAGGGTGGAATATGTCTCGATCCACACCTCTAGTCCAGGAAATGATATCACCATCAAATCCATGTGACCGGAGTTCTTGTACCATAGAATCTGTGGTGGTCAAGACCCGGCCTGAATGTTTGTGAAACCAACGCACTAGAGGCCAAGTAAGACTCTCAGGTATACCAAACAGTTTTCTAAGTCCTTCTGGAAACTTAGTATGATAAGCAGTGTTGTAGCGATAATGGTGTTTGTCAAGATATTGTCTAACACGCAAACCAATAGGACCCTCTGTGGCGATGTGGATATGATCCGGACGGATCTCCTCAAGTATCGCGCCCACCTTCCGGGGAAAGGCAATCTTGACTTCGTTGTAGCCAGGGCAATCAACATAGCGGAACCGCCGGGGATCAAGATATACAACACGATAGTTGTCCCGAATCGCCATCGCCTCAATATTTTTGTAAGTTGTGACCACGCCATTGATCTGATCCGGTAAGTTGTCTGTGACTATTAAGATTGTTTTTGACATTGCCCCGTTACCTTGAAACTTTTAAACTTCAAATCATATCGCATGGTCGCCAACACCTGTTCGCAACTGAGTTGATTTGGGAAAACTAATTCTATTCTTCCGGGTTGATCTTGCGGATTCGTTGTGTGTACTGCTATCAATATCATCAACCACATTGTCGTTCTCCCTGGTCCAGGTTACAATTTCCCAAGATCCGTTGTGATGTTCTACTAGTGCTGTGCATGACTCAACCCAGTCACCGTCATTCATGTACATTATGCCATCTATTTCTTTAATTTCTGCATGATGTATGTGTCCACAGATAACTCCATCAAAGCCACGTTTCCGGCAGTAGTCAACAAGATTACGTTCAAAGTGAAAAATAAAGTCTACTGCTTTTTTGACCCGGTGTTTAAGGAACAGGCTAAGGCTAAAGTACCCAAAACCAAAACGATGACGAATCCAATTAATCCTAGTATTGAGTCCAAGAATGAAATCATATGCTTTGTCTCCCAACATTGCCAACCATGGCGCCAGTCTAGTGATGCCATCAAATAAATCGCCATGAACCACAAGATAATGCCGATTGTCAACACCAATGTGCTCAACTTGATTTACAACTTCGATTAAGCCTAAGCCAATGCCATATTGCATAAACGGTCTCAAAAACTCGTCGTGATTACCAGCCACATATACAACCCTAGTACCGCGTTTGCTATGACCCAACACACGACGAATGACGTTGGTGTGACTTTGTTTCCATCGCCACTTGTTTTGTTTGATTTTCCAGGCATCAATTATGTCTCCTACCAAGTAAAGAGTTTCGCAGGTGTTGTGTTTGAGGAAGTTGTTGAGTTTGTCAGCCTGGCAGTCTTTAGTGCCAAGGTGTACATCGCTGATAAAAATTGAGCGATAGGTTTTTTGCATCTAGTATTTACAGCCAGATGTGTTACAATAGCATTACAGTTTGTCTTGCCTAGATGCCTGTAGTTCTTGACGTAAAATTTTGTAATCTTCCAGCGTGGCAATTGATGGCACAGTAGACTTCATGTATGCAGGGGGCACAGATTGCCATTCTGATTCACTCACACCGGCCACAATCATGGCAGTGTATTCGTGTCCATCACTGGTATGCAGTTGCACTCGTTCAAATCCTTGTGGAGTCTTGGCTGCGTTCATACAGGCTTGTGCCAAGGCTCTGAGAGCTGGGGGGTCGGCTATGATGTGTAAATCTTGTCGGGGTTCACTGTGTGGGTATATGTGTAGTCTAGACATTATGTTATGTGCTCGATTTCTTTCAATTTCATGCGCTTGCTTTTGTACACTTTAACACATTCACTGCTGTTTGTATAGTCCAAACGGCCTTTGCCCCACAAGATTGGTTGATCAGCAAAGGACATGGCGTGTGGAACTATCACATCTAGATAACGGCCGTTGCCAGTGCCCAAGGTAGCAAAGGTTATGTAGTCTTTGGCTCCGCTTTTGAACACACGGTAGTTGGCCACCAGTCCCAGAAATTCCACTTCGCCGGGTCGTCTTATTTCAGTGCAAGCAGGAATAAAATTACTGCTACTCCAACGACCAGTTCGTGCCAATTCAGCACATTCGCCGCCTTGCATGGGCGCAGGCACAGCTCCGGCCAATTTGGCTTCTTGATAATATACCCAACTGCTGTAACTGCCTTCGCAGTGTTTCAAACAGGCTCGCCAGAACGCCTCAGGATTGTGTGCCTTTTGATAGGCCAAGGCCCAGATCAATCTTCCTAGATTGGTAGCATGTGCTCGACACAGTCCAAAATGACTGAGTTCGCGCAGTGACGCCAACACAGTATCACGCTTGGGGTGATCACCAATCAACTGCATAAACTCATAGATCTTTTCTTCATTGCGTTTGGCAAACGCTCTGCGCCACATGTCAGCGGTGTACATGTCACAGTCCAAGATGTCGGCAATCATGGTGATGGCATCATCTTCAAACACCACTGTGTCTTGTTGTATAGTGTCGGCACTCCAGTCTTGAAATGCACTGGCTTTACGTCGACCCTGTGTGGCCACTGGACGGATCAGTGCAGTGGCCAGGGTACAGTCGCTCCGGCTCTTGACTTTGAGAGCTCTAAACAGTCTTTTCATGGCTGGACTTTCGCCCTGAGTCACACCCAACACATCACCACGACCCAGCAGGTCACTGGTTTTTTCATCATGCTCGGGATAGTCTGTGAGTGGGCGTTGATCAATCTCCCACAGTTGACTCAGTCCACGATTGGCCAGGATATCTATTTTGAAGTGTTCAAGATCTTCAGTTTCGTATTTGTCCAACAGGATTTGATTGTTGCCATTGATCAGGCTTGGAGGCACAGCACGATCAAAAATCAAAATGCCACCACAGTGTTTTGATATACAGCGTTTTTTGCCCATGAGCTTGGCTGTGACTCGTTTGGCCTCCTCTATTTCTTCTGGAGGCAACACTTGGCTGAATTCAAATCCACGTTTGAGTGTGCCTTTGGCTCCCAGCCGTTTGGCTGCTTCACGTTTGGCTGACTTTTCTTTGTACATCACATAGTTGCTGACTCTGGCACTTTGCCCCGGCCAGCGACGAAATATGCGATTCATCACAGTGGCCTGTTGCCAGTGTGGGAAATCCAGATCAATATCAGGAAGGTCGTCACGTTTGGGATTCATAAAACGTGCTATGGGGATGTTTTCTGCCACAGGATCTAGATCACTGATGCCCATGAGCCAGCACACCAGACTTGAGCCTGCTGATCCTCGGGTGATGTGTGGTATGTCTGTGGTGAGATCCAGTATTTCTCGCACACGCAAGAAGTGTCGAGAAAAGTTTTGATCTCTAATTAGTTCTAGTTCTTCTGCCAGTCTGTGTGCGTATTTGGGATCTTGTGGTAATTCTCTTCTAAATTGTTTTACTAGTTGTTCAAGTTCTTTATATCTATCCATTAAATGCTGCCTTGGTTGTTTTAGGAAAATATTTATGGTGTGATATTTTATCATTCAAAGATTTTGGCACCGCTAAATATTCTGTGAAATCCACCATAGCCCTATTCATACATGATCCCAAGTGCTCTGTACAGAGTGGCAACGGAATTATGCAGGCCCTGGGCAACAACTACAATTTTAAACTATTCAGCAAAAACGAAGTGGAAGATGTGTTCCTTGATGGGGTAGACATGGTTGCAGTACCAGGCGGATTTGGTGATGCCGACAGTTATGATACTTTGTTTAAAAACAACTCAAAATCTGTGCGGCAATTCGTGCGGCAAGGCGGAAGATACTTGGGCATCTGTATGGGCGCATACTGGGCAGGCAAGCATTATCTCAACATCCTGGATTCAGTGGATGCTGTGCAATATATTCGTCGTCCAGGCACAGACACACGTAGACCGCATGCCAAATACATGCCAGTGACCTGGCGCGGCCAACCTAACAACATGTACTGGTACGATGGATGTGCCTTGGTGGGTGATCGCACCCGATTTGAAACTGTGGCAACTTACAGCAATGGTGATGCCATGGCCATCATACAGAACAGAATTGGCCTGATAGGATGTCATCCTGAAGCTGAACAGTTTTGGTACGACGATTACTCATGGATGCGCCGGCACTGGTCTGGTGGGCATCATCGTTTACTTCAAGAGTTTGCGGACCAACTCATGCAGTCGTAAAAAAAGGCCCTGTTAGGCCTTTAGTGCTGGTTACAAGTTCCAGCGCCGCTCTATCTTTGCGGCTGGTTTTTGTATTAGAAGTTGATTTGTGTGCGAATGCTAACAACATCTTCCCTGCTGGTGGTGCCCATGTCAGTGGTATCCAATGGAGCAATTGCTGAGCCAAACTTGGTATAGGCATAGTTGGCCATGATTCTGGCATTGTTGTTGAGAATCCAGTTCACACCATATGTCACTGTCTGAGCAGAATTGGCATTCTGTGTACGGTTGCCTGTCACAGCACCGTCAACACTGTTGCTGCCTGCTGCTGTGTATTCAGAAACACGAACTCCCACTTGCCATGCACCTGTGCCATTGCCTACAACACCGCCATAGTCTTTCATAAACACTGATGATGGGGTGATACCGCCAAAGGTGCCACCTTTATAACTTTTAGCAAAGTCTTCACCTGTGATATTGTACATGACTTCCACATACTTGGCCTGCACTCGTACGTCTTGTGTGGCCACACAAGCAGAGGTCACACAACTGGCAGCACCTGTGACATAGTTATAGGTGTTGGCTGATGCTGAGTATTTGCTGTCAAAGTTTTCTGCTTGAATTTTGAATGGACCATGAGCCAAGGCCAATTCAATACCGTTCATGGTACGATTCACACTGGCAGCATTGTTGGCAGTGGCTCCATAGGCTGCTGTGTCAACTTTGTCACCGCCGATTTGAGCACGATACACATTGCTCATGCCACGTGCTTCTGAGCGTAGTGCTACAATTGTACCACGTGTGGTTGTGCTGGGCGCATCAACTGTGTTGCCCGAAGTTGTTGGCACCATCTGTGCCCGTCCACCAGTCTGTGCCACACCTACATGTAATACAGTGTTGGGATTGGATGCCAGTTGACCAAAATTCACAGCCACACGTGCCGCATACTGTGCGCCCAGAGTGTTGTCACTGGAACTTTCTGCGAAGTCACCTTGAAATGCTGATAATCCATAAACAAATCCTGCACTGGGTTCACCGTGCAGCATCACACCCAGACGTTTGCCTGGAACCAATTGATTGCCATATGAACGTTCCATGAAGCCGATGTTGTTTGAACTGGTGAGTTCTTCCAGGCTAAACGGCTGCTTGAATCGACCTGTACGGAATTGTGCTGATTGATTGAAGCCATAGTTCACAAAGGCAGTGTCAATGAAGTTGGTGTTGCTGCCTACAGCATTGCCCACCAACTCATAGTTGATCTGCTTGTTGATACTGCCATTGATACCAATTCTGGCTCTACGCAGTTCAAAGTTGTCGCCCACGCTGGCGCTGTCACGGTCTGTGGATTTGGTCAGGTCCGAATCAAATGTTCGTGTGTCAAAATGCACACGGCCTGTGACCTTGGAATCCACCTGTGCCATTGCTGGCGCTGTCAGGGCCACAAATGCAGCGGCCAAGATTAATTTAGTAAATTTCATATTTCTCCTTTAGATTTACTTTTGCGATATAACATAATATGTAGTGCAGTCAACACCACAGTGATTATTTCTTGATCTGGGACCAAACACGGTCACGAATCTGTTGAGTCAAGGTGTCTGGCAGTGGTACGTAATCCAAATCCAATGCTGCCTTTCGTCCATTTTTAAATGCCCAATCAAAGAATTTCAATACCTCTGCACTTTGGCGAAGGTCGGTGGGATCCTTGTACATGAGAATAAAACTGGCAGTGGTCACTGGCCATACACTGTCGCCTTTTTGATCCACAATGCTCAGGGCCATGCCTGGTACTGAGAACCAATCTGCCCCAGCAGCCGCGGCAGCAAAGGTGGTGTCATCTGGTGATACCCAGCGACCATTGCGGTTCTGCATCTGCATGAACACCAATCGGTTTTTCTTTACATAGGCATATTCAACATAGCCAATGCTACCTCGGATTCGTGCCACGTTGGCTGCTACACCTTCATTGCCTTTACCGCCCACAGATGTTGCGGCAGGCCACTTCACAGCAGCACCACGACCCACACGTTCCAACCAAGCAGGACTCACTGTGCTGAGATAATCGGTCCAGTTGAAGGTGGTGCCGGAACCATCAGCACGATGTACCACAGTGATGACTTGATCGGGCAAGGCTTTGCCGGGATTGAGAGCCATAAGCCGAGCATCGTTCCATTTGGAGATTTCGCCTAGAAAAATCTCTGCCAGCACTGGTCCAGTGACTCGGAGTTCACCTGGTCGGAATCCTGGTAAATTCACAGTAGGTACAGTACCGCCTATGACGGCAGGAAATTGCACCAGGCCTTCTTTTTCCAATTCTGCACCTGACATGGGTGCATCACTGGCGCCAAATGTCACTGTCTTGGCCTTGATCTGTCGCAGGCCACCTGAACTGCCAATGCTTTGATAGTTTAACTGAGTGTCGTGTTTTTCACTGTAGATTTCGGCCCACTTGCTGTAAATGGGAAAGGGGAAAGTTGCGCCTGCCCCAGTGATGATGTTTTGAGCATTTGCTGATGGACTCAACAAATACAGTGTTGCGGCCAACAAGGCCAAGATTTTTTTCATGTGTTTTCCTTTGTGAATATGTGCGATTGCACATGAATATTTAAACACAAAGATGTTACAGTAATGTTACAGTGGCTGGGTTTTTTTGTTCTTTTTGTCTGGACCAAGAGCTTTGGCTTCTTCCAGCCGGCGCTGTGTGGCAGGGGTTGTTTGGGGAGGACGATACACGTGGTGTTTCTGGGATTCGTGTCGTCGCGGTGCTCGTTTAAACCAACTCATAGACAGTTCCTTTGCAGGTCTAAATACTTATTGTGTGTGTTTGAAATATAAACTCCAGTTTAATTTTGTTGTAGCAGTTGGCCAATTACAACACGATGTTGACCTGTGCAATGCTGTTGCATAATGACCATGGCTTGATCTAAATTGGTCTGGTATTCTTCTATCACTTGATCAAACAGTCCGTTGAAAAATCGTTGTTTGTTGCGTTGGGCAATCTCATGCAATTTTGTGTACAGTGCTTGTTTAGCCGCAGCATCAAGTGCAGCAATTCTTTTCATCTCTTGGATGATGGCATCTAATCTGGCTGCACCATCAGCAATGGTGTCATAAGTTTCGTCAATCACATTTGCAAACGTTTCAAAACCGTAGTTTCTCAGGTATTGCAAACTGCCTGGTGTAGCCGCCAACAAGAAAGGTTTGCCACAAGCAATGGGCCTCAGTGTTTTTTCTGTGAGATGCCAACGATCATCATCAAACAATGTTTCCAGCACAATTTCAATGCCACAAGCAGCGTAGTCTGCGCCACAGTAATCTGCACTGCTGCCTGAATCAGCAGTGTTGGGCGGATAAAGTTGTTCCAAATTGTGTAGATGAATTTGGAATTTTTTGTTGGCAAACACATGATCTACATAATGTGTGTCATTATCCACAGCGGCAAATGCAGTTTGAGTGTGTGATGTAAGATCATGCGTTGCCAGTTGTTGGGCAAAATACAGTCGATATTCTCGTGTGCCGCTCCAGGCTCGGTTGTATACCAAAAATGTTTTTTGTATTCGGGCAACATTATAAGTCAATGCAGGATCATGTTTGGCATATCGAAACCAATCCAACGCAATCATGGCATGACTCCAGATGTATACAGGTACAAAATTTGCTTTTACAAAATATTTTAATTGACGACTGTGCAGTTCAGAGTGTACCAACACTGTTAGATCAAACTGATTGCTGCATACCTGTGGTGGTCGTAGATGCATGCCAGCCACATAATTCAAAACAGAATGCTCAAGCATAAAAAAACTGTCTGATATTTTGGAAAAAAATGACTTTGCATTATTGTATAGTTGCTCTTTGGTGTAAAATAAAAAATCCAATGGTTCTTGGTCATGAAAAACAACCAATGGATTCTTTTCAAGTTGATATTCTGGGTAGTTGGTCAACTGTGTTAGGTCTTCCAGTTTTCTTGAGCCATGTGGCAACCAACGATAAATTACTAGATCATGGTTGACACAGTCACACAAATAGTGATATAATCTGTCTAAAGGAACACTCATATGAAAAAAATTGGTTTTATTGGGATCGGCAAACTGGGTCTTGATTGTGCAGAAGTCATGGCTGAACGGCATGAAGTGCGCGGTTACGATATTTACCCACGTGAGAGCGACTCAGTAAAAATCTGTGACATTGACGAGTTGGTGAACGAAAGCGAATGGATTTTTATTGCTGTGCCTACACCACATGCTGAAGGTTATGATGGATCAGTGCCCAGCAGCCACATGGAGCCACGAGACTTTGGACATGCGGCTGTGATTGATGCAATCAAGAACGTGAACCGGTATGCAACCACACCCAAGAAGGTTGTGTTGATCTCAACAGTGTTGCCCGGTACCACACGCCGACACTTTTATCCATTGCTGGATTGCAAGCATCAATTCCTGTACAACCCTTACTTGATTGCCATGGGCAGTGTAAAGTGGGACATGGTCAATCCTGAAATGGTCATGATTGGCACAGAAGATGGCAACCCCAATGCACTAGCAGGTGAACTGATTGACCTGTACAAAACCATCATGGTCAACAATCCACGCTATGAAATTGGCACCTGGGACGAATGCGAAGCCATCAAGATCTTCTACAACACCTTCATCAGTGCAAAAGTTGGCCTAGTAAACATGATTCAAGACTTTGCCCTACGCATTGGCAACATCAATGTGGACGTGGTGACAGATGCACTGGCACGTAGCACCATGCGTATCATGGGACCCAAATACATGACAGCCGGCATGGGCGATGCAGGTGCTTGCCACCCAAGAGACAACATTGCACTGCGTTGGTTGGCCAAAGAATACAACATTGGCTATGACTTGTTTGACACAGTGATGCATGCTAGAGAAGTGCAGGCCAAGAACCTGGCCATGTACCTGTTGGACCTGAGTGTGATGAACAACAACTTGCCCATTGTGATTCACGGCAAAGCCTACAAGCCTGACGTGGAGTATTGTATTGGCTCATACAGCACCCTGGTGGGACACTACATCGAACAAGAAGGACGTCAAGTGGTGTATGTTGATCCACTAGCAGATGATCCTACAAATGTTGTGGCCACAGTGGACACACCTGCAATCTTTTTGTGGGCACACAATCGCAAGATCACGTATGAATACACAGGTGATCAACTGGATACACTGCCCTACTGCGACATCAAGCCTGGTAGTATTATTGTTGATCCATGGCGCAAACTTGCATCAACTCCTGAGGTTGAAGTTGTTCACTACGGTAACACCAGATCTCATTAAATATCACGTCCCGGCATTCTGGGATGATGAATACAAACGGCTAGACTATGTCAACGAGTCGTTCAACGATTCAGTCAGTGTGAATCTTTGGACCAGTCAAGGCTATGCCAACCAGTTCACTGGCGACATGTGTGACATGCGCAGTCCACAACCCAGTTGGAATCAAACATTTGTGGACATCTACACAGAGATGGGCTGGAAAGACATAGGAACCAGTTACTATAGAATGACCACTGGCACTATATTACCTGTACATCGTGACTTGTATATTCGTTATATTCAATTGTTCAATTTACAAGGCCAAGAACATCGCATACGCAGAGTCATTGTGTTTTTGGAAGACTGGAAAAGTGGCCATTACTTTGAAGGTGCAGGAAAACCAATGACTCAATGGCATGCAGGCGATGCCATTGAATGGGTTTATGACACACCACACATGGCAGCCAACTTGGGTCTGGAGCCTAGATATACACTACAAATTACAGGATGGGTATGATAAGCACGTACAATGAATGGGACACACTGCGCAGAGTCATAGTGGGCCGGGCAGACACAGCCAACTGGCCTGTAAACGATTCAGTGTTCAAGAATGAAGGAGAGAAGACCACTTGGCGAGAAACTCCTGTGCCCAGTGGTGCTGTGCCACAGTGGATCATAAACGAAGCCAATGAAGATCTTGACATTTTAGCAACCACATTACAAGCCATGGGAGTCACAGTGGATCGACCTAATCCTTGTTTGAATTTTCAAACACACGATGGTCTCAGTGCCTATTGCCCGAGAGATCGATTGTTGGCCTATGGCAGCACCATGCTAGATCCTGTGATGATGTATCCCTGCAGGGACATGGAACTACAGTGCTACTTTGACATCCTGGCCGATGCAGACCGTGTGTTGTCAATGCCACGGGGTCAAGGCATGGTACTGGAAGCTGCCAACATCTGCAAATTGAATGATCATTGGTTGGTGTTGGAAAGTTCAGGATGCAATGCACCAGCATTGGCATGGCTACGTGTTCAATTTCCTGATGTCAAAATAGAATCTTGCAACTTCTATGCAGGTGTGCATATTGATTCAACCATTGTGCCCATACGTGAAGGCTTGGTTCTGTTGAATGGAACCAGGGTGAATGAATCCAATTGCCCAGAAGTGTTCCGATCTTGGGACAAGATCTACGTGGATGATGTGGTGGCACAGGGCTTTTACCAATATCCTTATGCATCAAAATGGGTTGGCATGAACATGTTGGCCGTGAATCCCAACACTGTGATCATGGACCGGAACCAACCCAAACTCATTGCTGAATTAGAACAACGTGGGTTCACTGTGATTCCGTTGGAATTACGCCACAGTCGCACTTTGGGCGGCGGATTCCATTGTGTCACACTGGATTTGGAGCGCGGTTGACCATTATCTCTAAATGCTGTATAATTACAGCATGACTACACCTATTACTCCTCGCATCGGATTCTGTTGCAAGTGGCTCAATGATCCCACGGAATGTGGGGGCATGAAGGTCAATGCTCGAGACCGTGATCTAAACGGCAGATCAACCACCATGCGATGGCTGCGCGAGCATGCGGATTTGGCTGAAGAACGCCAATGGGACATCATGAATCACAACGCTCGTGCGGCCGTCCAGCTGATTGAACGTGTGGGCACACTACCTCCCGAACGCAGAATGGTACGCCTGGGCAGTGAAATGCTACAAGGCTACACTGAAAAGGATTGGATCAACTGGTGGCAACGTCAGGAAATACAAGAACACTGTGCAAAAATCTTTGCGCCTGTGGGCGAAGTCGCAAGACGTTTGGGTGTGCGTATTTCATTTCATCCTGGACAGTTTTGTGTGCTGGCATCAGAGTCAGACGAGATTGTGGAACGCAGTATACAGGAATTTGAATATCATGCAGACATGGCACGGTGGATGGGCTACGGTGCGTCATGGCATGATCATGGATTTAAAATTAATGTGCATTTGTCTGGTAAAGGTGGACCGGCAAAGTTCCTAAAAACTTTGGGGCGACTCACGCCCGAAGCCAGGAATCTTATTACCATCGAGAATGATGAGATGACAAATGGTTTGGACGTTACTCTTGCTGTGGCTGACAGTGTGGCTCTTGTTTTGGATGTTCATCACCATTGGATCAACACCGGTGAATATATCAAGCCCTTGGATCCACGTGCTCAACGGGTTGTTGAGTCTTGGCGTGGTGTGCGCCCTGCTCTTCACTACAGTGTCAGCCGTGAAGATGTTGTTGTGGGACATGATCCCCATGTACGACCAGACCTCACAGCCTTACTCGGTGCAGGGCACAAAAAGCAAAAGTTGAGAGCACACTCTGACTTTATGTGGAATCATGCTGTGAATGACTGGGCATTGCAGTTTACCGACCAGTGGGACATACAGGTCGAAGCCAAAGGCAAAAACTTGGCCAGTGAAATGCTGTACAACCAATGGAAAACCCATGCTTAATGCACTATCGGGAATTTTTGAATGGATACGAAATGATTACCGCACTAATAATTTTCGTTTTTTTGTTGAGTTGTGTGCTTGGGCTATATCTATCGGGTGTAGTATTACGATGGCTGCCACGGTACCACATCCACCCCTACTTGTTCTCTATCCTGTATGGATTGTTGGTTGTGGGATGTATGCTTGGGCTGCTTGGACTAGGAAATCATTTGGTATGTTGGCCAACTACCTGCTATTAGTCAGCATTGATTCCGTTGGCCTGGTACGAATGCTGTTAGGTTGATTTTTTGTTCCTTGGTGCACGTTTGACCGGTGCTTGATTGCCTTCGTGAGCGCCTTTTTTGGTTGCTGCTTTAGCCTTGGTCACTGCCTTGGCTTTGTTGTCAGCAGTGATGTTGGCCACAGCCTCTACACGATTGGGATTTTGATCACTCACTGTCCATTCTTCAGCAGTGAGTTTGTGCAGTCCCACGCACAAGCCTGTTGGGCTACGACCGCAGCCACATTTGGGGGCAGTGGCTTCAACTCGATCATCTGGTGATTTTCCCAACGCAACATCTGTACTCTTGACGTGGATTTTGCCTTCGCCTACCTTGTCACCGTAAGGCCAGGGTTTGTCAGCATCAGCGTTTGAGCTAAATCGTGCCAAGGGGTGGCGCTCTGGATTTTTGCCAGGACCACCGGGGATCCATCGATCAATGGCGTCATCCGAATTGGCTTTTGTGGTTTTTACATAACCGTTCCACAACAACACAGCTACCACAACAACTGCTATAAAAATAATAAGTTCCATGTTAAATCTCCTTGTGAATATTTACCGGCAAAATTAGTGAGCGTACACTAATCTGCCAGAAAAAGCCAAAATAATGTTGCAATGCCACATAAATAATGCTACAATAGATCAACAAGACGCTGAATGGTTTGGGTCTTGTGTTCTAGAACTTGCTTAATTCAAGGAGAAAAACATGTTCAATTCCGTAATCGAAGCTGTGCAAACTGCACAAAAAACTTTTGTCAACACTGTGGTCCAAAACGAAGAAATCGCCAAGCCCATGATTCGCATGATTGACAGCCAGTGCGATGCTGCCAAACTCACTGCCAAGGCAGTGTTGGATATCACCACCACTATGGCCGCTGCCACAACTGAAAAAGTGCAGGAAGCAATGAAGTTTGACTTCACCAAATACACTGAAGCATTCAAGCCAGCCGCTGTTAAAAAGTAATACTCTAACATTACTTTTTGATAACCCTGCTGACGGCAGGGTTTTTCTTGACCAAAATTAGCCAAAATGCTATAATACGAACATGACAAACAAACATATAGACAATATTTTACAGTGGACCGGAGCAGTGGCCATTGTGTTGGGCCACAGTTTCAACGCCATGGGTCCAAGCATGTACCCTTGGAACATCTTGGTATTTGCCATAGGCACTTTGTTGTTTTTGACCTGGGCTGTTCGAGCACGTAATCAGCCACAGATGATGGTAAATGTAGTCTCATTGACCATTGGTCTAGTAGGGTTATACAAAGCCCTGGGTTGACCAGAATTTACCGATCTGCTATAATTTGGTCATCAAACAAAAAAGGAGAGAGATATGCAAGCATCGATTACAGTAGCAGACATGATGGCGGCACTGAGCGCATTGCCCCCAGACGCACAACTGGTAGTGACCGAAAGCGGTTATTACAGTTATGGTGAGTTGGCCCGTGTGGGCTTGCCCGAAGCATACACTATAGACGGCGACGAGGATGACATCCCCCGTGGCACTGTGGTGTACCGTATTGGTCACAGTCACCAAAGTTATTGATTCACAACCTGATGTGGGGCAGGTCAAGGCCCCACAGTCCTATCCCAAGGATCACCTGAGCACGAACTCAGGGCCGATGAGCATCGTTGACCTACCACGGGTGCCGATGGACGACGAATTTGGGAAGCAGTTGCAAGCAGTGGGAGGCATCGGCCGCACCGGGTGAGACCGGTCTTTTGATAAAGGATAAAGAAAATGGAAAAATTGTATGAAGTTTGGCAATCGCATGATCCACAAGGTTATGGTTGGTGCCAATTGTGGCAGGACTTGGAACCAGTTCGGTTGCCCTTGCCTTGGGCTCGTGAATATGCTCGCGAACTTTTTGAACGTCAAGGTTTGCCTGTACAACTGCGATCTTTCGGTCCTCGAGCCAAAGGCAAAGTTTATGCTGGATTTGGTGCTGATTGGTGGTCATGGGCCATGGTTGACCGATAATCACCCATCTGCTATAATCACAACATGAAAACACTGACCTTCACTGTACAACTTTCTCGCCAGCGCCGCCGTGCGGTGGAGTTGTACAGTCGCGACACGCCGTTCCGGCCCCGAGTGGAACAGAATCGGACAGTGTACAACCGCAAAGTCAAACATCGGAATCGTGATGAATAAACTGTTGACCGTATTACTAGCAGTGACCCTAGTGGGTTGTGCAAGTCAACTTTACCGCCCGCCATTGGACATCAGTACCATTCCCAATGATTGCGCCAACAAAAATTCCATCATTGCCTGGTTGGACCAGCAAGCCGCTATTCCCCAGCAAGCCTTAGAATCAAAGGAAGACTATGTTAGAAGTCGTGGACAAATTCGCTCGCGTATTTGGAGCCTGCGTTATACTTGTCAGCCTGTTTAGTGGTTGCGCATCACGTGGCACACCCGGTGCCACAGTGATGACATATGAACAATTAAGATACTTTCAAATTGATTGCAAGATTAAAAATCAGCAGATGGCCATGCTTGAAAGCATGCGACTGACCCCAGATGAAAAATTCATGGCATCAATGAAAGAGATCAACCCATTTGAACCCAGGACCAGCAATATCAATCGCATGATTGATTGGCATCAGCACATGCTGGCCTATTGTGATAGGCACTTATGAAAAAATTATTATGGTTGATACTGGCACCAGTCTCAGTGATGGCATCAGAGTGTGTGTTGCAAGATCGTACAGTAAGTCGTTCCACAGTGACCATTGCAGAACGTAGCAAGATCACACAAGAAGTAGTGCCCAGCGCCAATGGCAATCGCAGATGCATGGTCAATATGCGAGTGCGTGTTGGATCAAACTGGCACACTGCATTTGGTGAACATGAATGGCCCGGCGATCGTCCCAGAGAAGAAGCCTGTGCCGTGGCAGTAAAAAATGCCGAAGCAGATGTGATTGAGCGTGTGGGCCGGGTGAACACACTCAGCGAAAAAACCATGGTGTGTTCGGACCGACCGGACCTGCAGGCTCTACGCAGTACCAATCCTGGCACAGTGGCCGAACTGCATCAGTTCAGACCGCATCCAGACTTTCCCCGAGAGTTTTGGCACAATGGCGCACCCTGCAGATACTTTTTGGACAGTGCTTATATTCGAAATGATGTGCGCACCTTTCAAGGAGTAATATGCAAAATACACGATGCCCGTTGGGTAGTGGTGGACAAATGGTAGTTGACCAGAAATTCGCAATCATGTACAATCTAGCTATGTTTACAAATTGGAGGCAAAGATGAGGATAGCATTAATTGTGTTGGTGGCTGCTGTTGTAACAGGCTGTGGCACACTGGGTGGGGCAGTTGGCGGTGCTGGCAAAGATCTCAGCAAAGTCGGTGATTGGATTCAAAGCAAATAAGGACAGACATGAAAAAGTATTTTGTAATTTTACCACTGGTGGCCTTGGTCACTGCTTGTGGCACAACCAAAGATGACTACCAAAAACGAGCCGAGGCCGCTGAAGAAAAACGCGAAGCACAGGTCACCAAATCTATCAGTCGATCACCATCCTGGATGACTGAGCTGCCGTCCAGTGACAGTGCTGTTTTTGCCAATGGCTCAGCAGTGAGCTCGGACATGAGCATGGCTGATTACAAGGCCAAACTGTTTGCATACGGCAAGATCTGCATGGCCGCAGGTGGACGTGTGAGCCAACAAGCTCAGGTGTTCATGCAAGATTCAGAATCAGCTGGTGCTGAGTCCAGCGAACTGGCCATCAAAAGCATGTGCCCTGGTGTGGATTTGACTGGCATAGAAACTCGTGACATCAAGCGTGTGGGCGAAGGCAGCCGCTATCGCACCTATGTGCTGGTGGCTTTGCCCACCGGTGATGCCAACACTTTGCAAAGTCGCAAAGACAAGCTCATGCTGGACAAACGTGCTGACAAACGCAGTAAAGAAGCGTTCAAAGAGCTTGATCAAAACGCTCAGTAAACGGCGTATAAATAAAAGCGGCTTTCGGGCCGCTTTTCTCACTTTATATGACCACAGAAACCGAACCAGTTCAAACTCACAGTCAGGCTCTGCAACAAAATGGCATGTATGTTTTCATGGGCGAAGTTAATGACGAAAACATTTGCCCTATTGTGGAATGGATCTTGCATGAGAACTTTGTGGTCAAGAAACGGCGCAAAGAACTGTTGTTGATGATTTGCTCGGAAGGTGGTGACATGGGAGCGGCCTTTGCCTTGATCGACGTCATGCGCAGTAGTCTAATTCCCATTAAAACAGTGGGCCTGGGCATGATTGCCAGTGCGGGGTTGTTGATCTTTATTTCAGGCACTGTTGGTCGACGTGTGCTCACTCCCAATACGTCAATTTTGAGTCACCAGTTCTCCTGGATGAACGAAGGCAAAGCACATGAACTGTTTGCCACCATGAGAGAATTTGAACTCACTCAACAACGCATGCTCAATCACTATAGATTGTGTACCGGACTCAGTGACGAGGAGATCAAACAACATCTCCTACCGCCCAATGACGTTTGGCTGTCAGCCTCGGATGCCCTGAGTCTACGGGTGTGTGACCATATTTCAGAACTCACACGTTAACGACTGCGGCGTTCTCTACCCAGGGTAGTTGCATCAGTTTTAGCCGCAGACTTGACCTTGGCGGCCTTGGCGCCTGGACCAGTTAGTCGCTTGTCAGTCACACGATCCAAGGCCTGCGTACTGGTTTCATTATCCCAACTGGCTTTTTTGTACTCAGTTAGTTTTTCTAGCAAGGCTTCTTTTTCAATGATGTTGCGTAGATATATGCCATTGGGTCTGTTTTCAATTTTGGTTCTGATTTTCAACAACTTGTTTTTGGGATTGCCACGCTCATGGATTATAACCTCAGGCCAAGTTTTGTCTCCCACATACGTGGCTGCTAGGTCTATGGTTGCTAATTTTTCTTTGAGTCGGTTGAAGCGCAGGATTTTAAAGCCGCCCTTGTTGAAGTCTACTAGTTCTACTCGGGGATCACCTAGGGTAGCAAAATGTGTGATGCCTTGTGCGATGCCATCAAGGATGTTGGCTTCTTGTTCAGGACTAGCGCCTTTGAGTTCACGATCAATTTGCTTGGCAGCGTACCCGTAAACTTTTTCAAAAGCTTCTCTAGAATTGCCTGCTTTGATTTCTCTTCTGAATGCCGGCAAGGCTGGATCAATATTAACACCAAAGTAGTTCCATAACGACTGTTGTGTTTCTTCACTGTCGCCCCCTACCTGACCAAACTGTCCAATGCCCCCTACTTTCAAACTGGTGTTGAGGCGCAGCTTGCGTGGTTGGCCATTTTCGTCTGTGACAAATACCCACACATCAGTTTTTTGTTCGGTCTCTCCAGTGACACCGTCAGCCATGATGGTGATTTGATCAGCACGACCATTGATGTAAAAATAACGGCTGTAACGTTCAGCATCCGAACTGTTGACATAAGCAGCGGCACTGGCGTATTCGTCAGCCAGCAACTTTCTTTTGGCCGGGTCCATGAGATCCTGGTAAGGTCCAGTTTTGAGTCGCAGCACAAAGGTAACACGGTCAGCATGTTCGTTGTCGTAATCTTCCACTTCAACTTCGTACTGATCCTGTCCAGTTTTTTTGAGACTGTCCAACACGCCACTGATGTCCGCGGCGGTGACAGTGCCAATGTCTTCGCCAGATTCACGTTTGACAAACTTGGCAAACATAGCCGCACCCAAGATGCCTTCTGACGTTTCGCCGCGATTGGTAATTTTGCCCACATCTTCAGGATCGTCAGTGCGGGCTCCAGTGTACACATTGAAACACGGGCCAATTTGAGAGGCAGTGCCTGTGACCAACATGAATTGGTCTGCATCGTTGGCAAACAAGTAGCCATCTCCGCCACCACTCACAGCAATGCTGGGCAGGTTTAGGATTTCTTGATCACCCAGTTCACTGGTGTCTTGCATGGTCAAGGGCGGTGTAGGATCAAACCCCTGCTGACGCATCAACTCAGCCAGGGCTTTGCCGTTCTTGGAGCCTGTGGCCACAGCAAATTGAGTACCAGGGCCATATTTGGGTTTGGAGATGGTGACTTCGTTGAGCACAGAATCGAATATATTGAGTAGGTCGCGCATTGGTTTTTTCCAGGATTTGTGTTATACTTATGCTTTCTACAAGGAGTGTGTATGCCAAATCTAGTGCCCATAGTTTTAGAACAAACTGCCAAAGGCGAACGCAGTTACGACATCTACAGCCGACTGCTCAAAGATCGTGTGATCATGCTGGATACCGAAGTAAGCGAACATTCGGCCAGTTTGATTGTGGCACAGATGCTGTTTTTGGAAAGAGAAAATCCTGACAAAGACATCAGCCTATACATCAACTCACCCGGCGGATCAGTCACAGCCGGCATGGCCATCTACGACACCATGCAGTTCATAAAGCCGGGTGTGCATACCATTGTCATGGGGCAGGCCTGCTCCATGGGATCATTGCTGGCACAAGCAGGTGCTCCGGGCCGGCGTTTCATATTGCCCAATGCCAGACACATGATACACCAACCATCGGGTGGCGCAAGAGGACAGGCCACTGACATGCTGATTCAAGTGGAAGAGATTTTGGCCATGAAGCGTAATTTGACAGGTATATACGTTAAGCACAATTCAGCAGGCCGGACATTTGAACAACTCACAGCCGACATGGAACGTGACAACTTCATGAGCGCACAGGAAGCAGTTGACTATGGTCTTGCTGACAAAATTGTAGAAAACCGTACATGACATTAAAAGACTCATTTTGCCCCAGCCCTTGGTTTCACATGCGAATCAACAACAGTGGGCACTATGAGTATTGTCGTTGGGCCGATAAAGCCCACAGAACCACTGGCTCTAACATAAGTGATACAACTCCTGCTGAATTTTTTAATCAGAATCTGATTCCTATTCGCCAACAGTTATTAAATGGCGAACGCCCAACTGGATGTGCTGAATGCTATCAAATGGAAGCACACGACAAGATAAGCGGTCGACAAAAACAACTGCTGAAAATAGGTGTGCAGTTATGGGAGTTTGACAAGATGTTGGCCAGTTCTCCCTGGATGCCTGTGTTTGTCAATCACATGCCGCAGATGCCACAAGACTGGCAAATTGATCTAGGCAACTATTGCAATTCGGCCTGTGTGTTTTGCCATCCAAGTTTTAGTTCACGACTGGCCACAGAATGGAAACAACTTGGTTTCATTGACAAAACACCACCGGCAAATTGGTGTAATGACCCTGTATATCTACAAATTTTTATTGATACACTGGTCAAAAGTCCGCATATACAGTATCTACATTTCATTGGCGGAGAAACTTTGATCACTCCGGCATTTAAAAAAATACTTAAAGCATTGATTGATGCAGGCTTGAACAAAACTGCTACCATTGGATTTACCACAAATCTTATTAGTTGGGACAATGACACAATATCACTGTTGACACAATTTGTTGGAGTAAATCTTGGTGTTAGTATAGAAGCATTTGATTCTATTAACGAATACGTAAGATGGCCAGCAAAACAACAGCAAGTTATTAGCATACTATCACAGTGGGTTGCGCTTAGTCAACAACACAATTGGTTGATGCAAATTAGAACCACTCCTACTATACTTACAATTCACAAATTACTCACAGTTTATGACTATGCCTGGGAACATGGTATTGTGGTGGAAAGTTGCAATTTTTTAACCGAACCGTCTTATCTGCGACTAGCAGTGTTGCCACAAAAATATCGTCAACCTATAATAGATCAGATGCAGGCTTGGATTGATCAACGGCCTAACAATACAAAAACTGTGGTAAACATTAGACACCCAGATTTTGTATACGCACAAATTGCACAAGATTTGCAAAGTTATGTGAATTATTTAAAAACTGAAACAGATCAAAGCGATCAGTTGCCGGTGTTGATACAGTTTTTAAAACGCCTTGAACTCAATAGAAAAAACAATATCTTAGACCATGTACCACAATATGAAGAACTTTTTAGATCTGCTGGCTACTGATTTAAAATTGCATGTGGTTGTAAACGGCAACCAGTATGAGAGTGACTTGCACACTCCGTTGACATTCAATGCCGACGATTTGGTGTCAGTCGATGGTATTGAAGTGTTGCCTAGATATCGATGTCTAACTGGCGGCAGTACACTGCAAATTTCTGAACCATTTTATCAATGGTACCATAAAGCATCTGACCAAGGATGGTTGTTGAAGCCGCGGATCAGTAATAAAAGCGTTGAGCGTTGATGTAAGCGCGAGTCTGACGCTCGCGATTGGCAATGAATGCCTGGTAGAGTGCTTTCAAATATTTCATACTATACCTCTTTGTTGATCTTGATAGTACTGACGTTCCATCATTTCAACGTCGGCGGTATTTTGGGGATGGCGGGCGGCAATGTATTGTTCCAGCTTGCTTTGATAATTGTTGCTGGGGAACATTTCCGCCAGGCGTTTTAGTAGTTTTTCCAACATGTTTTTCCTCTGTATTTGCCATGATATTTATGTCATGGTTTCTACTGAGTACTACTTTGGTACTACTTTTGGGTGGTTGACCAATAATTCACACCATGCTACAATTAGAACATGCAAAAAGGAGTTATCATGCAGAATTTGAAAGTCAAAGCCCTGGCCCTGTTGGCTGGTTGGATGGGTGCGGTGTTTGCTGGTATTGCCGTTGTGCAATTGGCGGCAAACTATTTTGGCAGCGAAACAGTACTCAATATCTTTGTTGGTGCCGTACTGGCATGGTTGATGTATCAGGTGTATAACTTGATTCTAGCCAAACTAGAATGGGACGCCCGAGTTGACGAACTAAACAAAAAGTAATACAAGAGGACTTGGTATGAATTACAGCATTCGTTGGACACAACCTTTGACCAGTTGGGAACCCTTGGAATTTGAAATAACCGACTTTACCGAGGCCCGTGCGGTTTTACAAAGGATCATGGCACTATGAAATGGTTTGCTGAAACCACGGACTACCGGGACTCGGTGCCCAATGGTGTGTACCTCTTGGATGATTCCAAGAGCAAGATGTACGCATTCCGTCCAGGCCATAAAGGCAGTGAGGTCAAAGTGTTTGCCAATCCCATTCGCATTGACATTCGCGGTCGTAAATTCAAGTTGAACTCTGTGCAGTTCAAGACCGCACTGAAAGAAGAAGAACCCGAAGGTCGTACAATCGAAGTAACCGGCAGTCGAGGTGACATCTACCGGGTCACAGAGTTGAATGGTAACTGGAGTTGTACCTGCAGTGGCTTTAAATTTAGATCTAAATGCCGTCATATTGAGCAGTTATCAAAATGATATCTATTCATGTTGCCTGGATTTGTACTTTGTTTATTACAATGAGGACATGTAATGACAGGTCTTTCTTTATTTTGTAATCTTCTAAGTTCGGCCTGTGCAAGTTTGCGTTCAGGAGTCCATGCTTTACGCATTTTGTTTTTTGAATCTTCATTACGTTTTGATCCTAACATGAATGCTCGAACCTTTTCACCAAAACCATTTGGTTTTTTGCGACCTTTGTTTTTTAAAGATGATAGCAGAGCATTTCTTGTTTTCCCTTCGGGAGTACGAACATCTCCACAACCACGAGGACGTCCTTTACCTCCGCCATCGCCCTCTTCGATGCGTAAGTTTGCCCAGCCATCATTAGATACAACATTCCAAAGTTGGCTGTAAAAAATGCCTGTTTCTTTTATCTTATCTTTGTCAGTCGTTTCAAATAATATTTCCGTATGAACTTGATTACCGTGTTTCTTCAAATGAAGTCTCCAATATTTTCCCGATCCTCGATAAATCAATGGGTCTTGTTTTGTATAACCAAGATATTTCAATCCTGTGAGTTGATGCGTTTTAACGTAGAGTTTGTAAGTGTCCATGCATTTATTTATGCAGACCTTGGATTCAAGTTTCGTGGCGACTGCCGACATATTAAGAGCGTAAAATGATTGATTGGCAAACCAAAGATCTGCGAAACATGGGCATGGAATTGAGCCTGGGCACACAAGAAAGCATTGAAAACTATCTTGTGCTTGGATGGGCTCCAGGCGGATATTTGGAAGACATGTTTGCACACGATTACGAACGTGCGTTTGCCTGTGCAGACACTGCCAATCGACAAACCATCTGGTTACTATGGCATTGGATAAGAGAATCGGCACCACCACTGTGCCAGGGCAGTTACAAAGCCATTAAGATGTGGCGTGATGATCTTGGTGGCTGCAGAACGGATTACGTAAAAGGTTTGGAACAGAAAGCAATTTGGCAAAAGTTGAGCACTGGGTAACAAGAAAGTCCCTTTCGGGACTTTCATTTTTTACGCGGCGTCTACAAACTTTTTAAGTTCTTCGGCCTTGGCCACTATATCCGTACTTGACGGAAAATCAGGCAAGGTTGGGAACGGATGACTTTCCCGGTTGGCATCAGTTAACTTGGAATGGTATTCCTGTAATTTGGCTTCACGGGTTTGGTAAATTGGCGTTTGAAGAATTTCTTTGGCCAGGTTCAGAAGTTCGAGACGGATCTCGTAAGGTGTTTTGCTCATATTTTTCTCCTTTGTGTGTATGTGTGTCTAAACGAGCTGTGACTTTCATCACGCAAATATTTAGTTTGGCAAAACTGATACTCAAAATTTCTTGCATTGTAATACAGACCCATGTATACTTGTGGAATGCTGTTGTTTATGACAGCTATTTTTAAAAGGAACTTTTTTATGACTATCAATCCAGGAACTAAAACCTACAAACTGTTTTCCGCTCTCAGCAACGGCGAACGTGTCAGTGCCAGCCAAGCCCACAAGCGTTTTGGCATCAAGAACATTTCGGCTGAAGTCAGCCGTGTTCGTCAAGCAGGTTTTGCTGTGTATGCCAACACACGCCGGGCTGGCAATGGTGTTCAAGTGACCGAGTATCGCATTGGTGCTCCAAGCCGCAAATTGGTTGCCGCTGGTTATCGAGCCATGGCACTTGGTTTGGTCTAAACCAACTCGCTGTCCAATTCACACTGGACACACATGACAAAAGCCCTGCAACTTGCAGGGTTTTTTCTTGACCATTAATTCCGTTTCGTGTATAATAAACGCATGATTAAAGAACTCTTTCAACGTTGGCATCGGCACCGTGTGATCATGGACAGACTAAACGGCGAACCGTACCTGGAACGCTACTATGTGTTCTTGAAAGACCGGAACCGATTCCCATTCAACATCTTTGTGCATAAGTTTTTGAAGTCTGATCCAGATGATGTGCATGATCATCCCTGGCCCTACTTTACCATTATATTGAAGGGTGGCTACTATGAGTGGACGCCGCAGTTCAACGCACAAGGTCAAAAGATCAACGAAGTTGCTCGTTGGTGCAGTGCCGGATCGTTTCGCTGGGCTGGTGCCCGCACCTATCACAGAATTGAACTGGATCCTGAAGTGGAATGTTGGACCCTGTTCGTGCCCGGCATCAAACAACGTGACTGGGGATTCCTGGTCCGAGATCAATGGGTGCAGTGGCAAGAATACTTGAACATGCGTAAAAGTCAACAAACTTGAAAGTAAATAAATGGAAAACATAGGACAGTTCATGATGGAATTTGGCGACTTCTTGATTTACTTTGGCATTGGTTGGTTGATCTTCAGCATTGTGTTGAGTGTGTCGGAATTCCTATTGCGTCGACACATTGAACAGTCAATGGAATCAGAGCTCACAGGAGTGGGCCAGGCCTTGGATGAGGAGCGGTTGATTGCACTTACTGTGGAAGTTGACCAAGATCAGTATTTTTGTTATAATAGCATCACAAAAGATTTTGTGTGTCAGGGTTCGGACTTGAAAGAAATACGTGACCGGTTTCGTGCTAGGTATCCCGACAAGGATGCGGCCATTTATGATGGTGACAAGACAGCAGTGGCCGTGTTGAAATCACAAATCAAAGAATTAAAGAAACAAAATGAAAATAGCATTGGTATCTGACGTACACCTAGAATTTGGTGACCTAGACTTTGAAAACGACAGCGGCGCTGACGTGCTGATCCTGGGTGGTGACATTTGCATTGCCAACGATATGGCACAACGTGATCCTTACAACACCATGGGCGAACAATATCGTAGCAACCGATTCCATGACTTCTTTCAACGGTGCTGTGCCCGTTTCCCACATGTGATTTTCATTGTGGGCAATCACGAACACTATCATGGTGACTTTGCCAAGACTGTGCCGCACTTTCGAGATGTCTTGGGCTACTTGCCCAACCTGCACATCCTGGACAAAGAAACCTGGGTGCTGGATGACATCACGTTCATTGGTGGCACGTTGTGGACTAACATGAACCGGCGAGATAACCGTACCTTGCATGACATCTCACGCATGATGAACGATTTCCGTTGTGTGGACAACAGTGCCAAAACTGAAGATCATCGCGGCTGGCCAGGGCGTTTTACCACTACAGATGCGGCTGACGATCATGATGCCATGGTGGCATTCATTGACCAAACCATTGCAGCCAATCCTGCTGGACGCTATGTTGTGGTGGGGCACCACTCACCAAGTCGCCGGAGCACTCATCCCAGGTACAAGGATCAGTTTGTCATGAATGGTGGCTACAGCAGTGAACTGGATGACTTTATCCTTGATCATCCACAGATCCGGTTGTGGACACATGGTCACACACATGAAGATTTTGATTACCAGATTGGGTCATGCCGAATCTTGTGCAACCCACGTGGCTATATCAACTATGAAGAAAGGGCAGACTCATGGCGCCTGAAAACAGTGGAAGTATAAAAAACTGGTTGCGTTATTCGGGATTCAGTGTTATAATAGTAGGAAATCCTTGTCATTGGAGTCCCTTGCCCTGGGCTCGACAGGAACCCAATGATGGATGGCCCAGTCCCAACGAACGCACATACAGTGTGGGTTGGATTTTTTTAACAGTTAGAATATGGATTGATGATGGAACCTGGTAATTCTAAAACCCGTTTTGATCTTGAACAAGAGATCATGTCAGCATGGCAAGTGCTGGAGGATATCAAGATGCTGAAAACTCGCCAAGGCGTCACCGCCGAAGATTGGGATGCTGTGATTCGATTGTATCAACACAGATTTGAAACCCTGTTTGAAACTTTTGAACACTGCATTCGAACCGGCAACGTACTGTGAGTCTACAAATTACCCTGTCACGTGATCAAGTATCAAAAGTGGCCACATGGCTGGCTTTGAACGATCACGTCACACAGGTCCGAATTGTTGAAAAAAGCACCACAGGCATTGGCTGGGATCACATAGTGTATTTCATGGACAAAAACAATCGAACATGGAATGAAATGGACATAACTGATGTGTCAACTTGGTAAGGAGCAATCATGATTGAAGTAATTGTGATTACAGTGATATTGGTGGCAGTGATGTGGTTTATAATAAAAACCATAGAAAACATGAGAGACGATGAATGAAAATTTATAAATCTAATTATCGCAACCATTGGGTGTCACCCTACACCATCTTGGAACGGGTGTGTTTTTGGGAACGGGATCGAGACCGCATTTACAATCTTGACGATGATCCAAAAAATCCCTACGAACGTTGGGTTCGCTGGCTCACTCCGGTGTGTGGTGCTTGGAACTGGTTCTTGGATCGAGTGCATCCACAGATCAACTATGTTCGAATCGATCGCTATGATACCTGGAGCATGGATTCGACCTTGGCAGACATTGTGTTGCCCATGTTGCGACAACTGCAAGCCACCAAGCATGGTGCACCATTTGTGGACGATGAAGATGTGCCTGATGACCTTAAAAGCACTGCCGCACCACCAAAAGAAAATGAATGGGATACTGATGAAAATCATCACAAACGCTGGGACTGGGTCCTGGACGAAATGATCTTTGCTTTTGAGTGCAAAGTGCAAGACAACTGGACCGAACAGTATTACTCAGGTGAGGCAGACTATCAGTTCAAAAAGTTGGACAAAACTCACTTCAATCCCATTACACAAAAACACGAAGGTCTCAGTGAAATGGTGGAAGGGCCCAACCACACACAGACTGTGGACTGGGATGGTATGAAAGCCCAACAAGCCCGCATCACCAATGGTTTCCGTTTGTTTGGCCTGTACTATGAGGCACTGTGGGACTGATGTTTGGCACAGGATACAATGATCATCGAGCCCAACTGGGCTATTCTGTAAGAACTCAGGCCGAAGTGGATCAAGCATTTTATGGTCGTGCTCAATGGCGTGAACAGTTTGCATGGTGGCCACATCGATGTGCGATCTCAGGTCGTTGGTGCTGGATGAACTTTCACTATCAAGGTCAGGCAGTGTGGACTGGACCCGGTGACGATGCGGTAGAAGTTCGTTGGCATGATTGCCATGAGCATTTGATTTGGACACTAAAGGGTCCACACGGATGAAAATAATTCGGGTCGAACCCATTACCCCCATGATCTCCTTGAGCTGGATGTTGGGCACCAGGTGCAACTATGATTGCATGTATTGTCCTAGTACATTACATGACACAACCAGTAAACATCCAGATCTGAATAAGTTAATTCAAACATGGGATAATTTTTATCAACGCACCAAGGATCGACAAATACCTTACAAAATATCGTTCACTGGTGGGGAAGTTACTGCCAATCGTAGTTTTTTACCGTTACTAAAATACATCCGTAATAACAATTTTAATATTGGACAAATCCTAGTGACAACCAACGGCAGTGCAAGTAAAAATTATTATGCAAAATTAGCAGCATTGGTTGATGCCATCAGCTTTAGTACGCACAGTGAATTTTTCAACGAACAAGAATTTTTTAACAAAGTAAGTATCATACATCAAATCATGATTCGGCCAGAAAAAAGTGTGCATGTCAACATCATGGACGAATCATGGAATCAAAAAAGAATTCCTGTATATCAATCTTGGCTAGATCAACGTGGTATCAGTTACTCTGTAAATGCAATTGATTATTCCCAACAAATTCGCAATGTAGCTGTTCAACAAGGGGTAACAAATCTTGTGGCCTAACAAAGATCATGACAATCATAATTGCACAGTGACCGAAATATCGGGTCAACAACGCCGTGTATATGCCAACTGGCTACACAACAACAAATTAGACCACTGGCGTGGATGGCGCTGCGACGCAGGAGCCACACGATTTTATATTGACGCTAATTTTGATGTTTGGAGTGGAGAATGCAAAAATGATTTCTTAGGCAACATATTTACAGAATGGCAAATAAAAAACAACACAATTTGCCATCGTCAGACCTGTACTGGCGGCACGGATGATTTAATGATAAAAAAATACCAACCGGAATAATCCATGGGTGATAATGCATTTGAAAACATGACTGCAGACTTACTGGCCATTGATGCCAGAGTAGAACGCCGAAACAGCATCCCACCGGCAGAGTATGAAGCCTGGAAACGAGAGTTTACATTTGAAGGCATCCGGGGCACAAGATACGGACAGAGTTTTTGCAATCATTTTGGCATCACAGACTATGTGCTGTTTTACAAAGTGGATTGGGCCAGTGCTGACCAACACATAAGGATGCAGTATCTTGTACAGCCCTGAACACACACATGGCCTGACCCTGCACTGGGCTCGGGACGACTACATGGAATTGTGGAACATGCGCATGGCTCGAGTAGTAGAACTGTTTGGCCTGCCGGGTGACAGATACATCACAGAAATCACACAAGATTACATGACCTTTTGGTTCCGCGACCCTAACGATGCACTGCTGTTTAGATTATGCCATGGACACAGTGAACTACGTACGGCTTGATTGCGGTGCCCAACAGGCCTTGGCCCTCAAGCATCAGTTGGATCTTGATGGGCTCATAGTGAACCAAGACTACACCTGGCGCTACGAAAAGCCAGTGTATGACAACTTTGCCTGGACAGAAAGTGAAGTCAACCATGTGACATTTACTTTTCGTAATCCTGCACTGGCCACGTTCTATAAACTCAAATGGTCATAACTAATAATATGACAATCACAAGCCAAGACAATTTTAAACACAAAATCCACAACAATAAAATGATTGAGCCTAGAGACTGGATGCCCGATCAGTATCGGCGTACTCTAATTAGACAAATAAGTCAACATGCACACAGTGAGGTTGTGGGCATGTTGCCCGAAGGAGACTGGATAGCACGGGCACCCAGTCTAAAACGCAAAGAAGTGTTGTTGGCCAAGGTACAGGATGAAGGCGGACACGGTCTGTATCTTTATTCAGCCGCAGAAACTCTGGGTGCCAGCAGAGATAGTTTGATTCAAGATCTTCATGCAGGCCTGGCCAAGTACTCAAGTATATTCAACTATCCTACCCTTACCTGGGCAGACGTGGGTGTGATAGGTTGGTTGGTGGATGGTGCTGCCATCATGAATCAAATACCCTTGTGCCGTTGCAGTTATGGACCTTATGCTAGAGCCATGATTCGCATTTGCAAGGAAGAAAGTTTTCATCAACGTCAAGGCTATGACTTGTTGCTGACCATGATGACAGGCACTGACGAACAACGTGACATGGTACAAGATGCTGTGGACCGTTGGTGGTGGAAAACTCTAACCATGTTTGGTCCACCTGATGCAGAGAGCACCAACAGTGAACAAGGCATGGCCTGGGGCATCAAACGTCATACCAACGATGACTTACGACAAAAGTTTGTAGATGCCACTGTGCCGCAGGCTGATTATCTTGGTGTCAAATTACCAGATCCAGATCTCAAATGGAATGACACTCGTAATCACTATGATTTTGGTGAAATAGACTGGGCAGAATTTTGGCAAAATGTCAACGGCAACGGCCCTTGCAATGTTGAACGCCTTGAGGCTCGCAGCCAAGCCTATGAATCAGGTGCATGGGTGCGTGACGCAGCCATGGCCTATGCTGAAAAACAAAAAGAAAAACAACAATAATGAAATATCTAGCATTGATTTTTTTATTTGTGGCCACCACAGTGTTGGCTAGAGAACCCAGTGTTTACGTGTACAACGAAACCACGGACCGGATTGAACACCAACGCAACTCAACAGAGTTTCGCAGCATTGCCAGCATCACCAAGCTGATGACTGCCATGGTGGCCCTGGATCACAGCAAGGACCTGTTTCGTCGACTGCCACTCAACACCACTGTCCGAAGCAATCTGCCACGTGGTCAATACACACGTCAAGAACTTTTTGATGCCATGCTGGTACGATCGGACAACGCAGCCGCAGAAACTCTAGCCGCGGACTACCCTGGTGGTAGGAAAGAGTTCATATGGAAGATGAACCAACAGGCCCGAGAGTGGGGTATCAATGCTGTGTTTCGTGATCCCACTGGCCTGCATCCGGGCAACATGGCCACTGCTGGCGATGTGGGCCACCTGGCTGTGTATGCCGCTGGCTACTGGGTCATACGTGATGCCAGTGTGAAAAAGACCGTGGCCTTTGAACGCAAATTCAAAAAGAAACTACGCAAAATACAACTCAACAACACCAACCGACCGCTGTTGATGGAGTTTGATGAGATCATTGCGTCAAAAACTGGATTTACCAACTCAGCCAGATATTGTGTCGCACTTGTGGTAGAGCATGAAAAACAACGGCGAGTGATTGTGGTGTTGGGAGAGCGCAACAAAAGCCGTAGAATGGACACAGTGCAAGACATCATGTACAATCATGTGCTGGATCAAAATTTGCAGGACCCTGGGTACATCAATAACTAAAGTTGATGCAACTGCAACAACCCCATGACACCATACGTCTCGGCGAAAGTTTCAACCACGCACGGGAGATTGCCAGACCTTTTGGTCAAATTGATCGAATCATAGAGTGGTGCAAAACTGAACTTGTGGGCGACTGGCGTTGGCAGGTGATTACTACCAGCAGTGACCGCGCCCCGGGACGCTATATTTTCTACTTTGACTCAGACCGAGACGCTGCCGCGTTTGCACTGTTCTGGTCCTAATACTTTTTACTACTTGACGTGATATTCCTGATCTGCTATACTACGGGTATTGTATTGCAAAGGATTGACATGAATGACTGGGATCGTAGCAACCTGCATTTTATTCTGGATAGTGATGAGGCCACGTTAGAGGACTTTTATTCCTGGGCCACCGAAGATGACTTGGCCTATGCATTGAGTCTGGTGCGGCAAGCCAAGACAGAATTGCTGTTACAAGAAGCAGGAATCTTGGATGAACTGTTGACCGCGGCCACAGCGGATGATGTATCAGAAGCCAACACCATGCTAAAACAATTTCAACTATGAATCATCGGGTGTTGATCACCTAAAAGAACCCGCTGGGGTAACGCCTGGCTAGTATGACCCGTACGAAGGAGAAGTGAGTTCGTGACTCAAGGGTGGTACCACTCCTACCGAAGTGGCGCTGGCAATGCGAGAACGGACCCTGTCGTGAAGCGGGTGGAAGGTGTGTGAGATTTGCGGGGCAACCCAAGAGATGATACACTAAATTACCGCCGGGGGTCGCAGAGCATCATGGTTGACAATTAAGTTTGTTGGCTATATACTGCAAGTGTTCATTAACCAATCTGGCATTGTGTCCAGTAAAGAAGGAGAAAGAAATGGCTGCAAAACGCCTGGTTCGTAAATTCACAGAAGTGGTTGCCGAAGTTGAACGCCAACTCAAAGCTCACTACAATGTAACTCAAAAAGAACTTGATGCATGGCGTGCCCGTGCTCAAGCATCTGAACATCTATTTCCCCACAGCACCATGATTGCCATTGAGGACTTGTGGATTGATTATGAGGTGCAACGCGATGTTATACATAAGCACGTGATCAATATCATGCGCAAATGGGATGCTCGTATCTGCTCACCAGGCAGTGCATGCCGCATCAATGGCTCCAACATCTATTTGTATGATGCACAACACCGTACCTTGGCCGCAGCCTTGTTGGGATTTACAGAAATTCCCTGCGCAGTGGTCGAAACAGATGATCCCAACTTTGCCAGCTATGCATTTGAAATGCTCAATGACACTGGTGTCAAACGTCTGACACCCGGGGACCTGCACCGCAACGCCTTGGTGCGTTACAAAAATGGCAGCCGTGACATCAAGGTGGTTCGTGCCAAAACCATGCAAGATCAATTTGATTCAGCAGGCATTGACTTGCAAGACAAAGGATCACGTGCGTCTGACAATCTGCGTGGTGACAATGACTACTACTTCAGTCACTTCAAATATGCACAAAAGGGCATTGAAATAGATGACTCGGGTAAAATCTTGTTGAACATACTGTCAGCTATCAAAGATACATTTCCCATGCAAGAAGAAATTGATCAAGGTGTGTACATTGGATTGTACGAACTGCATCGTATTTCTGGAACCAGCGCCAACACTAAGCTACCCGCAGGTTGGATGAAGTTTGTGCTGGAAGCCATAAAGCCTACATTCAAGAGTTCTAGTTTGATACATGCCAAAGGCAAAGTGCAATGGGAACATGTTAACCCAGGTTCCACTTGGAGTGCGCCCAGTGCCATGGCTAACTTTTTACGTGAGTTATATCTGCGCAACGGTGGCACAATAAACTTGCCTTATCACGGTGAAGGTGCTAAAATGGGCATTGAAGCTGGAAATATTGCCCCTGGTCTTTTCCCCGAGGAGAAATAGCATGAATAATGCATTGACCCATACAATTTTTGGCAATGAGCTTTCAAAAATGATGTCTCTTGACAATGCTATTAATCTCTTGCTTTCTATGAATTTAATAAATGTAGGAGAATTAGCTGAGCAGGCAATCAGTAAAAAATCAGGTGTTGCAATGTGCGGTAAAAATACTGCCAATATTGATTTGGTGTCGGGGGTACAGATCAAATATTCTACTGTAAAAATGCCTGCAAGTTCAGACAGGTATTTGGCATACATCTCTATCAACACCACAGCCCCTATACTGTGCGTGATCAATAATCCTGTGCTCAATACGCAGTATTTCCTTCATATTCCTTATCGTGCCTTTGGGCATCTCAGTGGAAATTGCATTGCTATTTCTTTTGGGGTAGATGGACATCCAGGATCAAGCCAATGGTGGAATTACCAAGTAGATACTTTTGAAGAATTGTGTGAGCTGGCAAAATGAATTTACAAGAAGCACTTGAACAATTCACTGCACCTGTGTATGGTAAGACCCGACGCACCGCGGAAACATACCAAACTGTGGCTAGCTACTGTACCCGCAACTTGACTCGTCTTGTGGCAGAATACAACGCTATTCAAAATGATCAACAACTCATGCGTGAAATACGCAATGACATTGACACTTATCTGCGCCGCTATCACGAATACTGTATCAAACAACGTGATGGCATGCTGGCACACTATCACGAAATTGGTGCGGACGAGGAGTGTGACTTTGAACATTTGATTCCAGCGGCAAGAATCCGAGATTTGTTGTTGTCCAGAACTATCACAGTTGAGCAGGCATTGAATGCACCCACAGTGAGATTGAGCAGAATCAAACACGAATTGCTCAAGGATGCTGGTTGGGCAGCCACCACACCCAACATGTGGTTGCCGTTCCTGAGATACACTCAGGTGTTTGTCACTGAATTTGAAACGCACGATGGCACTGCAATTGATCCTGAGAATTGGACTTTGCAAAATCATTACAACTATTTTGATCATTTGGTTATTGACCTAAAGGAATCCGCATGACAATGTTGCATCTCAATGCCAGGCCCTGGACTATGTTTGACCCCAATAACTCAGACCATAGACGCTACTACTATGATTTTGTTGCAACAGGTACTTGGGGTCGATGCCCGGTGCGGTTTGTAGTGCCAGATGCACAAGGTGATTTGATTTCCATGATTCAACGCAGTCTGATCCGATGGTATGTGACACATGAGTTTGCCCCACGAAAAAAACGACGACGTAACGGTGACGAGCATGAGGTAACACTCTAGCATTACTTTTTTAAGCCCTGCCCTGCGCAGGGTTATTCTAGACCAATAAAGGTCAAAAATGCTATAATATAGACATATTGTAACAAAAGGAGTGAGAAATGGGAACACGCAGTCGAATTGGTGTCATGCATGGTGACAAAGTCAAATCAGTGTATTGCCACTGGGACGGGTATCTTTCGCACAATGGTCGCATCCTGCAAGAGTACTATGACTCAGCCCGGGCTAACGAGCTGGTAGCTTTAGGCGATCTTTCCAGCCTAGCACCTTCAATTGGTGAAAAACATGCATTCAGTCAGCATGATGTGCCTGCAGAAGAAGTAGAAGAATACAAGGCCAAAACTCAAGACTGGTGCACATTCTACGGACGCGACCGTGGCGAAACCGGCACTGAGTTTAAGGTGGCGCAGACCTTTGCGGATTTCTTGGCACAGAGCGAAGGTTGTGGTGCTGAGTTCTACTATATCATGCGGGATGGTGTGTGGTATTGTGGCGACACTTACGATCACAGCCCCATAAGCAAAAAGTTAACAGTTTTGGCCGACGCATTGGCCGCAGAATCGGTTGACCAATAATTCGCCAAATGCTATAATAATCACATACAAAGCAAAAAGGAGTTCGCAAATGGGTTTTGAACAAGTGGTATTGGACAAGGTTGCAAAAGTGCTGAAAGATAGCAATGCCGCCTGTTTCTTCTACGGTACGCTGAGTGTGACTTGCACAGAAGCAGAAGCTCGCCGAGTTTTCCACAAGTTATCCAAGGACTACGGCGTGGGCAAAGTCCAGATCAGCAAGGACGGATCCTACGGTTATAACTTTGATTTTGTTGCATAAAACAGTTGACCATTTTTCCCATTTCGGGTATAATAGTGGCATAGCGAAACAAAAGGAGCCTGCAATGAACGACACACAAGAGATCTATTACGGCATGTTTACAGATGCAGGCAATCAGGCTGTGCATGAGATTGTGAAACATGCCCGTGAAAATCAACTGGCCTGGTTGACAGTGTACCAAGAACTGTGCCGCTTGGCTGAAGTTCAAACCTTCAGCGAAGCCACAGACACCATGGTGCGTGAGTATGTGTACTCCGCAGTTGGTGCTGATCAACGCCGTGAAGCATTTTACGCCTAAGGAGACAACTGTGAGAGACAATACAAAAATCTTGTTTTGGTTTGCTGTGATCGTTTTCTTGGTCATTGCTGGCCCTTTGTGCACCATCTGGGCCTTGAACACCTTGTTTCCGGCGTTGGCTATCCCTTACACCTTGGAAACTTGGGTGGCCGCTGTGGTTTTGTTTGGCATTGCCCATTCGGGCTTCTCTGTTCGCAAGTAAGGAGACACCATGTTTGTAGATGCAACCGCAATGACAGCTCGTGAAATACAACGCCTGGGCCATGAAGATGACGAGGGTCCTGTGCAACGCCGATGGACTGCCCGACGCACAGCCGGTGGTGACCATTCAGGTTACTCAGTGAGCGATGTATGGGCCGCGGCCGCCCATGCACAACGCATCAATGGTGCCTACATCAAACAAGATATGTGGTGGGAGGTGACCCCAGAGTCGCCCACGGCTGGCCAGTTGAAACAGAAAAGCAATCGCAACATCATGATGGAAGCCTTGGAAAATCCTTTCATGATCACCGATGAGGATCGTTCAGCAGGTGAGCAGTGCCAGAGATTCATTCAAAATGAACTCACATTCCGTGCGCTGAAAAATCAACTCTCAGACTTTGACCGCAGTGTGATAAAGATTACAGCCGTGTCGGATAGATTCTTTCCACAGGCGCATAGACTGGAATTGGCCACTGTGGCCTGTATGCCCAACAGCCACCAACGTGCCCTCAAACGTATTGAGGACCAGGATCGAATCAATCAAACTGCTGGCTACATTGGCGCAGTGGGTGACAAGGTCACTGTGAACGTGGAAATTGTTCGCTGTGTGTTCAGCCAAAAGTGGAACACCTACTATGCCACTGCCATCTCAGACAAGAACGAGACAGTGTTCTTTGCCTGCCGTGAACCATCAACCCCAGGCACACACCTCACAGTGCAGGGCACTGTAAAAGCACACCGCGATGGCCAAACGCAACTGAACCGTGTGCGTGTAGTATGAGATTGATCGTTCTACTGGTAATACTCACAGGATGTTCGATATTGAGAGATGCCAGGGATGAAATTGGAAAAGATATCGTAGTGATGCAGGAAGAATTTGCAAGAATCAGCAACAAGGAGAAACAGCAATGAGAAACATCTTTATTGGTTTTGTTTTGGGATTGGTTGTGGCCACAGTGGGCTTTTCGGGCATTGCTCGAATTGCTGACCGAGGCGTCCAAACCATCCAAAAACAAAGCAAAGAATTGGCCCAGTGAATCGGGCAAACCAAACCAAAAATTATGCAAAAACAGGTTGACCAATATAGACTCTTTTGCTATAATTTAGGTATGTTGAGCAGTAATGCAAGACATTTTTTCGTAAACGTGATAGACAACTTTTTGAAAGGCAACACAATGTCCAATGACAAACTGTTCACCGTGGCAGGTACTGCCACAAACTCCGACGGTACTGTAAAGGTCCGTTTTGCAAACGACTTGGTAGCACGTATCAAGATTCTCAACAAGGCAGGCTGTAGCAATATCAACTTGGTTGAACTGCCCCAGGCAATGACCAAGTTGGAGGCATTGCAACATCTGCAGACCTTGGGCATCACTGATGGTGATGCTGGCTATGCTGTGGCCAATAAACTGGCTGAGAAGAGCCGGGTAGCCAAGAAAGGTGAAGTCAAGGTCTCTGCCAAGAGTGCCAAAGCCAAGTCGGCTCCTGCAACTGTTCGATCGGATGCAGTTAAGAGCACCAACGCCTAATCCGACAGGCTCCCACAACGCGGTCCATGACCGCGTTTTTTATTGGCTGCTCAAAAGAGATAATTACTGCATGCACGAATTTGATGATGACCCCATTTACCAGTATGCCAAGTCAGTGATGTTTCAGATTATGACTGTGCTGTACATCAATGGTCGTACAGAAGCACACGTGGGTGCCATCATGAGACTGTTGGGCGTGGACGAAGATCATGCTAGACTGCATGACGATGAGCGCATTGAGCTGGATGAAAATTTTGCCCGCATGGCTACAGAATTAAATATGCATGAGCTTGTGTCTGCTCAAGTCCCCCAAGGAACCACAATCCATTAATGTCCATACCCACGTACCGTGCAGTTGAACCACTGTACATTGTGATGTTGCGTAACAACAATCAAGCAGAGCCCATGTTCAAGACTTGGATACGCAAACACCAAATTGAACATGCCACAGTCGCAGGCAACCGAATGATGCTTCACCACCAACAAGCATTTGATCGATTCCTTGTAACCTGGTGTCATGAGTGGACAGCCATCACGGTATGGGACACTTGGAACCGCAGACACATCTACGTGGACTAGGCTGATGTGCCAAAATCCTGTGTTTTTCTTGACATGCTGATGAAAGGCATGTATAATTACTGTTCACAACAAGGGAGTCTATATGACCAATCATGAACAAATCGTAGCCGCTTACGAACAATACATTACGGAAAATGAAAAATTCACAGCCAAAGGCGTCAAAGCCGCGGCAGCCCGTGCTCGCAAAGCCCTGCAGGAAATGAGCAAAGGCATCAAAGAGCGACGCAAAGAAATCACAGCGGAGAAAGAAGCTCTTGCAGCCAAGTAATACTCAGCCTGAGATGCAGGCTCTACACTCATGGCCCCTACATCTCACTGCCGAACTACGGCAGCGACTGTTGGATGACAAACTGCGCCGAGCCCAGCACTACTGGCAGGCGCAACAGCGTTCCGCAGTCAAAGTTTCTGGAGAGCACTGTGTCAGACAGATATCCAATTTTCAAAATTCTCGATGAATATCCAACCATAACCAGCGGCCTGGGCACAGACACCTTTACTGTGAGCACTGGTACAAGTTATCCAAATTATGGTGCTGTGCCTACCACAGGCACCGACTGCGGCTATGTGTACACTTTGCCCAACACAGTACCTTGGATCTCCAGTGGTGGCAATGGTACCAGCATCAGTGATCCTTCTTTGAAAGTCAATCAAGGTGGAAAGATCCAAATGCAGGGACAAAATGCTGACATTGAGATCAATGGCAAAAGCATGAAGGCCTGGATGGAACAGGTGGAAGAGAGATTGAACATCTTGACTGTCAACCCTGACATGGAAAAAGACTGGGATGACCTACGCAGACTGGGCGAACGCTACAAAAAGTTAGAGAAAAAGTGCCGAGAAAAAGCCCGCATGTGGGCAGAGTTAAAGAAAGTACAGATCAAACCATGACACCTAAACAACGCATCAAACACATTTCAAAATGGATCCAAGACTATGCCCGACGAGCAGGTGTAGATACCTTGGTAGTGGGCATTTCAGGCGGGATTGACAGCTCGGTTGTCAGTGCCTTGTGCGCCGAAACAGGACTCCGAACCATTGTGGTACAGATGCCCATTCGTCAAAACCGGAAGCTGGACAATCTAAGTTCAGCACAGGCTGGCTGGTTGCTGGAACAATTCCCCCACAATGTCACACACATGAGCATGGACTTGACCACAGTGTTTTCTGCATTTGAAAAGAAAGTGCAACCATTCTGTGCACCAGAACAAGAACCCAACGAGCGTGAACAACTGGCGTTTGCCAACTCACGTGCTAGATTGCGCATGATGACCCTGTATCAAATTGCACAGAGCCATGGTGGCATTGTGGTGGGCACAGGCAACAAGGTGGAAGATTTTGGTGTGGGATTTTTCACCAAGTACGGCGACGGTGGCGTGGATATTTCACCCATTGGTGACTGCATGAAAACTGATGTGTGGGCCATGGGACAGGAACTGGGCTTGCTGGATGCCATAATTGATGCCTCGCCCACAGACGGACTCTGGGCTGATGACCGCAACGACGAAGATCAACTGGGCATGTCCTACCCTGACCTTGAACGCATGATGAGATTGGACCTGTTGAAAGGGGCCAAGATCGTGGATTCAAACATGCCTGGCAGTGCCAAACTCAGTGCTGATGATCGTAAAAAACTAAAACGTTATAAAGAACTACGTGCTCAAAATCAGCACAAGATGACTCCTGTCCCTGTTTGCATGATGCCTCGTTAACTGCTATGTTAATGACAAAAACACACCATTTTGACAGTTTTTTGACAGCCTTACAGCCAGATAAAATAAGTAAAAGTGGTGGTAGAACAACACATTGCAATCAAATAGGATCTTCTACTGCTGATTGGTACCTTGTCCAATTGATTAAAACAAGTACCCGTAGCACTGACAAGGGTTTGTCCAAGCCCAAATCAGTGTTCGAAAGAGACTCTCGGAAAGTCTCTTCGTTGACAACTAGAATTGGACAGGCTCATTTCCCAGGACGCGAGCTTGTCCCAAACGAGTATGCCAAGGAGGCCCGAGGTCTATCTATGCTCATCTCAACTGAACTTTTGTCAACGTGATCTACTCGGGTCTCCGCGTACAGCCACGTATTGGCGTTTAAAGGAAATCGAATGAAGTTTGTGAAAAATCAACCCAACGTGTTAGCAACATGGGCTGGAACAATTATCAAAAGTGCGGCCCTATTTGTAGTGGCATTTGCAGTGTGGACAGTATGTGAATCAAGACTGAAAACTCTGAGCAATGATCGAGCAGCCAACATGGCCGGCTACGTGTCAGCTGCCGACCGATTGAAACAACTCAACTGCTTGACTCAGAACATATACTGGGAAGCTGCCTCAGAGCCTTTTGAAGGCAAAGTGGCAGTGGCCCAGGTCACATTAAATAGAGTAGAGTCAGGTAAATTTGCCAACACAGTATGCGGTGTGGTCTATCAAAAGAATGTGTTCTACGAACGAGTGGTGTGTCAGTTTAGTTGGTTCTGTGAATCCACACACCGAACTAGACCGGTACATCGACCCATGTGGCAAGAAAGCGAACTAGTGGCCAAAAAAGTCCTATTGGAAGACTTCCGATTGCCCGGCATGAAAAATGCCTTGTACTATCACGCCGACTATGTCAACCCCAACTGGCGCTTGCCCCGAATTGACCAAATTGGTCGTCACATCTTTTATGGAGAAAAAATATGAGCACTTGGCCCTTTAACCTGCAGACCATTCGTGATTTTTTGAACAATCACCTGCACCGGATTTCAGCAGATACCCTGGGCTGGTTGGCAGCCATTGTGTTGCACTGTGCCACCATTCCCAGTTTGTTGGCCCTGATGACGGGCTTGAGTGATCATGTGCCCAGCTTGGATGTGGTGGCGTTTCTTTGGTCCGGCTTGGTACTGTTGTTCCTACGTGCTATTGTGCTGAAAGACACCTTGAACATTATCACCATTGGGGTGGGTTTTATAGTGCAAGCAGGACTCATGGCCCTGATACTGTTTAGATAAGACACTGTGGTCAACAAGTACACTCATATCTCTCAAGCAGATTATGAAACAGTGGCCGGCCCAGATTGGCCACCTTTTGATTTCTTTCAATTGCATAAAAATGTGCCTGAGTTTGTGTACAAAGAGATCAACAACATGCTTAGGCCGGTTGAAGGATTTTCACATCCTACATTTTGTGTGTTGCCATTCTATGCTATAGAGTATCCGGATAACACCCCATGTTGTTTGCTATCTGGAGTAGAATCCGTAAAAGCAATACAACAACAAATGTTATCGGGGCAACGTCCAGAGTCTTGCAAAAAATGTTGGAAATTGGAAGATGCTGGTTTAAAAAGTGATAGACTTATTAAAAATGAAACACTGGATCATTTCAGCAATGTCGATCTTGAACAATTGATAACTCAAAGTCAACTAGGCAAAAATAAAATCGTTCATTACAAGATTGATACAAGCAATACTTGTAACGCTGCCTGTATGACTTGTGGCAGTGATTCAAGTAATACCTGGGGCAAACTACAGAAAAAAAATAACTTGCCCGCAAGGAAAAATTGGAAAATATTGCCCAATCAAACAACAGATTGGATTGATTATGCTCACGCAAAATCTATATTGTTTAGAGGTGGCGAACCTTTTTTAAGTGATACTAATTTTTATATACTTGAACAATTAATCAAGCATGACAACACTGATTGTTTTGTAAGTTTTGTAACCAATGGCAGTTTTTCTTTGTCTCGACGTCAAAAAGAAATCCTGGCAAAATTAAAAAACTTGCATTTTTGTTTTAGCATCGATGGCATTGGGCCTGTGTTTGAATATCTAAGATGGCCGTTGAAATGGACTGATATTGAAAACAACATAGCATGGTGTCAGGCAAACAATGTGAAAGTCAGTGTGAGTTATACCTTGAGCAATATAAATTTATTGTATCATACAACAACCACTCAATGGTTCCGTGATCATAACATAAACTACTTGGTCAATCCTGTGTATTCCCCGGGTTATTTTCGTCCTGAATCATTGCCAGCAAAAATCAAACAACAACTGAGGCAACAACACAACATTGATGCTATCAGTCAATGGCTGGCACATTCTCCCAGTGATGACAACTGGTTTGCAAAGTTTCAAATTGAAATTGCCAAACAAGACCACATGAAAAATATCAGCATGCAAGACTATCTGCCCGAACTTGTAGAACTGTTAAAATGGTAATACCAAAGTAGTATTGACCGGAAATTGCAATCATGCTATAATACAGGCATGAATGCGAAAAATCCCCATTTAAAAGTCCGAGAGATACGCCAAGATGAGTCTGACTTCATGCTCAACGACGGCATGGTCATGTATCCTCGTGCAATGTTGCACATCTTGCCCGAATGCCCAACCGAGGTTCGACACACTATTCAGTGGGCAGTGACCAACGGATATGTAAAATTTTCGTCACATGTCAAAGAATCTGAACTTGTTTGGGAGCGACTGCAATCATGACCATGCACTTACATCACCCCAGTCTTAGCCTCAGCGGCAAGAAAAAAGGCCGGGTAAAATTTCGCAACGCTGAAGAAGCACGGCGTGCCCGCGAACTGGAGGCATCATGGCAAGACTTGCTGAAGCGCCAAGGCATTGAAGCCGAAGCCAAGAAACGTAGTCGTGCGTTAAAGGCTCCTGTACTGGAATACCGACTATCAGCGCCACCCGGACGTGGCGGTACTGGCCACATTCCCAGCCGTGACACTGGGGGCAACGCCACCCTGGCCGCACCCAAAGTGTACACAGGTACCAAGGTCCGAGGCATTGCCACCATGCACAAGAGCAATGCAGTGCCCGTATTCTCAGACGAGGAGGCTGTGGAAATCAGCCGTATGCGCCGTGGCTAATCGTTGCACTTATTATTTTGTAGTGTCAAAAGACTATACCGACGGCATTGACAGTTTCAAAGCAGGTGTGTATTCTGCAGAGGGATACATGGGTGCGTTCCTGGGCTGGCAAAGCCGCCTGAGTCTGAATTGTAGTCGTGTGTGGTGCCAAGGTCCCCGAGGTGGTGTCAAGATGGTTCGGGATAGACTGACCTGGTTAGCAGGAGAATATGGCTATGTCACAAACAACGCTAAACTTATGAAGGAGTTTGCTTGGGTCAAATTATCTGCACGAGATGTTGGGAGATAACGTGGTTAAACGCGACTACTATGGTGTGAAAGGCGACTATGCATGGCACATGCGAACCCAGCACACAGAACTGAGTTTACGCATGGCACCCAGGCTGTTTAGAGAAAGTGATGTGGTGTACTGTCAAGGACCTCGAGGCGGGGTACGACTCGTGCACGTGAATTATTGGTACGCTATGGAGCCTGCAGGCGGGTACATCACCAAAAACAGTGAAGCCATGAAACAGTTCGCGTGGGTCAAACTGCGGGCTAGAAATTTGAACTCTCCATGAACAGCCGCCAGCGACGCCGATTCAATCGACGATTTCCACACGTGGTGTTCAGTCGTGCTGACTGGGACGACACCACGCCTTGGTTGGAAACCAATGTGGGACGGTTCAATCAAGACTGGTACAAACTGGGACGCGACATTGTGTTCGGCATAGCAGTGGGTTGGCCCGGAGATGAATATCGTTTTAGACGTGCAGAACATGCTATGTGGTTCAAATTGCAATGGTCATGATGGAACTTACTGGATTTTTCAAAGACCAGACGATCAATGGAGATGTATGGCACGTGGCTCATTTCAAGGCCAAACACGAACAGCGGAGAGAAATCACTCGCTGGTGCTATCAGACCTATGGTGAACCTGGATTCAGTCATCTCACACATGACACCAGGTGGAAAGACAGTATTCAATTTGGTTCGATATATTTCAGTCGCCCGGAAGACCTTGAGTGGTTTGTGTTGAGGTGGCAATGAATCGTAAACGACAAATACTTTTTAATCAAGGAGAAGACATGGGCGTATTTCAACAAAATTCCCTGACCTGGGAACAACAAGAAGTCATGCGGCTGTTGAAATCACAGCCAGGCACCGCTTACCAAGAATCGGATGAAACTGGCAGAGCAGTGTTTAGAGATTGGATACGCAATCTGCTGATGAACACAGAAATCACAGTGACCTTTGTCAAAGCCGACGGGGCCATTCGTGACATGCGGTGTACTTTAGATCCGGATCGTATCCCGCCCCAACCACCCCGGCCAGACCGGCCAGCCACAAAGTTGTCTGTGGATGGTATCATAAGAGAAAACCAAGAAGTCAAGCGACCCGAAGAATCGCACACCCAAAAAGTGTTTGACTTGGACGCAGGTGCCTGGCGCAGTTTCCGTTATGATCGGCTCCGAAAGGTCACTGCCACCATGAGTTTTGAATAAGTAACGCATGACCAAAGAAACAACAATCAGCATGGAGGGTCGGGTACAGGAAATCCTGCCCAACACCATGTTTAGAGTATTACTAGACGATGTCAACACTGAAGTAATTGGATACTTGTCGGGCAAAATGCGCACACACAACATCAAGGTATTGCTGGGCGACCGAGTTGCCATGGAGTTCTCCCCGTACGATTTGACTCGTGGTCGTATCACTAGACGTAGATGATTTCAAAAAAACCTATTAAAAAACATCCCATACTTCAGGGACTACTTTTACTGGATTGCGGGGAACCACAAGTACATGACCAATTTTTTATGGACAAGTATTATATAAATCTCGTTGAGAAACTTAAAAATAAAAATTTTGAGTATATAGTCAACCACTCTTATGGATTACAAATAGATTTAAATGATACTGCCATGGCCACCACCATAAAAGTTTGTGATTATGATCACAATCATCCCATCATGCGTAACTTGTTTAAAAATTCTGGCAAAGAAAAAACTTCAACGCTGCTGTCCAAATATCTACTAAATAGAATACCAACAATTAATATTTTAAATGCTGAAGATTTTGTTTGGTTCTGTACCAAATATCTGCCAATAGAGCGTGTACAAAATTGGCTGGTGGCAGGGCACACCTGGCGAATGTGTACACATGATGCTGGGCTTGGATTACAAACGTTGGCTAGATTAACAAAAATTTATCCTTTGAATTTTTATGCCACAGATTACAGTTTTTGTACCATGACTGAGCAAACTGCAATATTAAAAGATTTTGAACAGGACAGCATGAATTGGCGTCTTATAGAAGGTTTTGGGTATCAACTGCTACCTCAAACAATGTTTGAGGTAGCCTACCTCAAACACAAATTAGATAAATATCCACATGCGTGAACACATTGATCTAGTAGAAGCCAGCACAAGGCCGGCCAAATTGGAAACTACTCCCTTGCCCTACGGACCCAAGGACTTGGCTCCTGTGCTGAGTGCCGAATCCATTGACTATCACTATGGGCACTTGGCCCGAGGCTATGCCAAGCGTTACAACGCCGGAGAAGGCAATGCGGATTTTAATCGCGCTGGCAGTTTTTTACACAATAAGTTTTTCCCTCAGCTGAGACCTGTCAAAGGTGCCAACAGACCCCGTGGTGCTGTGCTTGCCTTGATTGAAGAAAAGTTCAAGACCTGGGAAGACTTTAAGGAACAGTTCAAAGAAGTTGCCATGAAAATCCAGGGCTCAGGTTGGGTGTATTTGAGCACCGGTGGTGACATCAAGACCATTGCCAACCATGCGGTGCGCACAGATATCTGTGTGCTAGTTGACTGGTGGGAACATGTGTGGGCCACAGATTATCAGTGGGACAAAGAACGCTATTTAGACAATATTTGGAAAATTATTGACTGGGACGTTTGCAATGAACGCTTGTAAACATCATGTGATGTGGTTGTTGCTGGCTGTGTTGCCTGTGGCAGCACATGCAGACATGAACGATTGTGTAAAAGAGACCAATCAAGATCGAAAGAATTACTGCATGGCCACCTACAGCGGCAGTAGCACGTTCTGTGAAAAGATCCAGCACTTTGGAGATCGAACACAGTGCATGCGAATGGTAGTGGCCGCACAGCGCCGAAACGTGTACCAGACCCCTCGACCACCCCTAAAGGAAGAAACAAAATGAACCTACTACCCCCAGCTGTTGACAAATTAAAAGAACTTGTGGCCGAAGAAGGCAATCCTGAACTAAAACTGCGTGTGTTTGTGCAGGGCGGGGGATGCTCAGGATTCAGTTATGGCTTTACCTTTGACGAAGCCAAAAACGAAGATGACTTTGATTTTGTCTACGACACTGTGCAAGTTGTAGTAGATGCCATGAGCATGCAGTATCTACAAGGGTCAGCAATTGACTTCAAAGAGGATGCCATGGGAGCCAGCTTTGTGATCAACAATCCGCAAGCAGTTTCAACCTGCGGATGTGGATCAAGTTTCAGCGTGTGATCAACCAACTCTGATACATGTGCATCAACACATGGTCCAAGGGTTGGCCGTGTTTGATGTGTGCAATAAATGGCGACTCAGGCATGATTTTGTCAAATAAGTCCACATTGTCTGTGACCAATGCAAACAATTGATTTATTTCTGCAGGGCTCAGTGCAGACAACACATTTTCTGTCAGTGCTTGATACATCATATTCCTTTATTTAAACAACCAAGATTTTAGTTTATATCCAATTGTGATCACGGTGACTGCTGCCAGCAACACTGACACCACACTCCATATGGTCAATATTTTCACAGGCAACGGTAACTGTTTGCCGTTCAATCTTGATATGATTCTATTTAATGGCATGCCAATGTTCATGATCAATTTGCCAGCTGGGTTGGATTGAGTATAACCCGGCGCTTGCATGCGATAGGCCATTTCTTCTGCCCAAGGTCTAGCCAGCAAGTTCATGTAGTAAATCACCATGCGTTTTTGTATATCCACACGTTTTTCAGCATCCTTCTGCCAGAACAGCACCCAACGCCGCAGTTGCTCGCTGCCTTGACCGTCCATGAGATCTACCACAGTCTGTGCCCAACGCAGATATCCGTGATAAGCCGCTGGATCTTTGACTTTTAATTCTCGTCCAAATTGTTGATCTGCTGCATTCATGGCTGAATCAAAATATCCCAGTTGGGCCAACTTGTTGCAGATAATTTTGCCGCCACCACCGCCACCATTGCCACCTTCAGTGGTGCGTGAATTGGTTCCAAAGTTCTCGTTGACGGGCGATACCACAAATGCTGGAGCATAGTTGCTGTTGGTTCCGGTCACAGGTTTCCACTCTCCTGACTGATAGATAAACACCCCTTGCACTTCTTTCCACACACCTTGATCGTTCACATAAGGCGTACTGGGGTTCCACTGACCAAATTGATACACTTGCACAGTGTCAGGTTCAATTTCCAACACAGCATAACCACCATTGCCTGCTTGAGCAACGCCACCGCCTAGGCCAGCACCACCTGCATAATACACTGATGAGTCATTGCCAGGTGTGCGTCCCACTGGGTTGGCAATAACATCACCTATACTCAGACCAAATGCGCCTGCCAATGCCCCAGAATCTCCACCCACAGTGGCGCCACCGTTGCCCCCGCGATCTCCGCCACCACCGCCACCGCCACCGCCCCCGTCGCCACTTTTGTCTTGACCATTTTGTCCGTTGGTGGTGTATTGTATGGCTTGGCCAGCTGTGCCCGGTGCATTTTGTGCAAAATTATTGTTGTTGCCACCGCCTCCTCCGGCTGCTCCGCCTCCAGCAATGGCCTGTATATCATTTCCTACCAAAAGCACTGTGGCACCACCGCCTCCACCGCCCCCACCCGATGTGCCTGATCCACCAGCATTGCCACCACGGCCACCACCATAGCCATCAATGTTGTTTTGGGTAACTCTCAGAGCAAACCCTGCAGGTCCACCGCCGCTGTTGACTGCCACCCAACTTAGAACATGCACACCAGCAGAGATTGACACATTTGACAAAGTAGGCGGTGGGTCAGACGCATAACTACCTGCTGTGACCACTATTGGCACACCGTCCAAACTGACCACCGCTTCATCATCGGCTGCACAGTACCAGCTGTACAGTCCCGTAACGGGAAAATTAACATTGTAACTTCTGGAAAAAGTTCGTCCGTCAGCCCACACTGCATTGGAATTCATAAAGTCACTCCAAGATCGCCAGGTCACTGCGCCCACTGCTGCCGGTCCGGCAGGCGGATATCTAGTGTTGAATACTACGCCGGTATAACTGCCACCCCCAGCGCCGCCACCCCCAGCTGATCTACTGCTGAGTCCACCACCGCCCCCACCACCCACAGCCACAGTGATCACTTGACCGGATTGTATAGGGAATGTAATTCTACTGAATCCACCGCCACCACCTGTGCCTCCAGGTCTACTGTCATTGCCGCCGCCACCCCCACCGCCTGCCCAGAGATAGGCAGTGACATTGCCTTTGTAGCCCACAGGCATGGTCAGTGTTTGCAGTGCACCGGTATACCCGATGGCTCGTATAATTTGTTTCATATCAATCGATCAAGTACCAAATATCCCCATTTTGTCCACCAAACGGTAGACTGGTGCTGACTGTTCTGTTGCCAAATCCATTGCTGCCAGCAGCAATACTCAAGGTTCTGTCGGTGCTGATATCGCCACCGCCAGACAAGCCGGCTCCGGCAATAACTTGTGTGGTCTGCGAAGCTGCGCCCAGGTTAAATCTAGCAAGAGCCACATTGGCGCTGCCAGTACCTCCTGACAACACAGGCAATGGAGTGATGCCTGAAATAGTACCACCAGTTATGCTCACACTGCCGTCATTTTGCACAGCCATGGTGCCCACTGCTGTGATAGCTCCTGATTGCAGTCCCAAATTGAGTCTGGCAATGTTGGCAGTGGCTCCACCTGTGCCGCCAGCTGATACAGGCAGCGGTGTATCCAAGCCTGAAATTGCACCACCAGTTATGTTGATGTTGTTGGCATTTTGAGTGCTGACAGAGCCCAAGCCCAAACTGACTCTGGCATTGCTGGCACTGTTTGCCCCGGTACCACCTGAAGCCACAGGCAACGGTGTGCCTAATCCTGTGATGGTACCGCCTGTGATGGCCACTGCAGAAGCATTTTGTACAGCCATGGTACCCACAGTGGTCACAGCACCTGATTGCAGTCCCAAATTGGTTCTGGCCTGTGGTGCAGAATTGGCTCCTGTGCCACCATCTGCCACAGCTATTGGCACTATGTTGTTGATGGTGCCTCCGCTGATGCTGACTGAGTTGGCGTTTTGTACAGCCATGGTGCCTACCAGCTGTCCTGGAGTCACTGCATTGGTCACAAACTCGGTGGTAGCAATTTGCGTATTTGCAGTGCCGTTGCCCGCTGTGGGTGCAGTGGGCGAACCACTAAATGCAGTACTGACTGTGGCCTGTTGCACAAATCCTGTGGTGGCAATCTGCAGATTGGCTGTGCCTGGCGGCGCAGTGGGTGCTGTGGGAACGCCTGTAAAGTCTGGCGAAACTTTCTCACTTTGTACAAAAGCTGTGGTGGCCAACTGAGTAGAATTGGTTCCTGCCGTAGCAGTGGGTGCAACAGGTGTGCCTAACAACACAATGTTGACTTTTTGTTGTTGTACAAACGCTGTGGTGGCCAACTGGGTGCTGGATGTACTGGCTGCGGCAGTGGGTGCTGTGGGTGTACCTGTGAAGTTCGGGCTGTTGGTCACAAATGCTGTGGTAGCTAATTGGGCTGTGGAAGTTCCGGCTGCGGCAGTGGGTGCTGTGGGTGTGCCTGCAAAAGCTGGACTGCTGGTCACAAATGCTGTGGTAGCTAATTGGGCTGTGGAAGTTCCGGCTGCGGCAGTGGGTGCTGTGGGCGTTCCTGTGAAAGCTGGGGATATTTTTGCATCTTCCACATAGTCTTCGCTGGCCAATTGAGACCAGGTATTTGATGTGTTGAAGTAGTTCAGCACATCTGTGCTACTGTTGTACCATAATTGCCCCAATATAGGCTGCACAGGCGCTGTGCCACGGGCAAAATTTTCCAGCAAAAACACATAGTTTTCGTTTTGAAATTCACCATAATTGGTCACAGCCCGCCCGACCAGGGCCAGATCAGTAGCGGTGGTATTTACGGTGCCATCGCCCACCACTGTGACAATTTGACCCCGACTGTTGTTGATGATATAGCTCATTGCACACTCCGATTGTCAGTATTTAGTGGTATCAAGGCGTTTGGTAAATACATCACTGGAACATAAAATATGGCACAAGAAATTATCAACATAGGACCTGCACCCAACGACGGGCTAGGGGATCCGCTGCGAACGGCGTTTACCAAAACCAACAACAACTTTAGTCAATTGTTTGCAGCCGGCGGGGTGAGTGGTATTTCAAATGGCACCAGCAATGTCACTGTGTTACAAGATGCACAAGTGAACATATCATCGGGCAACATATCCAATGTTGTAGTGGTCACTGCTGTGGGGGCCACAGTCAAAGGCACACTGATTGCCAACGCTGCCATGAGTGCCACGGGCAACATCACTGCAGGACAGTTCTTTTTTGGCAACGGTTCACAGCTGACCGGTGTGGTGTCTGTAGCTGCGGCTGCGCTGATAACTGGCAACACCCTGAGTTCAAACGTAGTAACCAGCAGTTTGACCACTGTGGGCACACTGGGCACACTGTCAGTGTCTGGCAACATAACCTCTGGCAACATCAGTTCGCCAGGGCAAGTGGTTGCCACAGGCAACATCACAGGTGGCAACTTGTCAGCCACCACACAAATCAATGCCTCGGGCAACATAACCGGCGGCAACTTGATCACTGCAGGTGTGGTAAGTGTGGGTGGTGCTGTGAGTGCAGCAGGCAATGTCACTGGTGCTTTTCTCATTGGCAACGGCAGTCAAATCAGCGGCTTGAGCATCAGCTCAAATGCTGCACTGTTGGTGGGCACTGTGCTCAGCGCCAACGTGGTAGACAGCAGCCTGCAGAGTGTGGGTTCATTGAACAGTCTTGTGGTCAGCAATGCCCTGGGAGGTTCAGGCAATGTCACCAGCAACAACGTCAATGTTGGCACTCAAATTTCTGCCACAGGCAACATCACAGGTGGCAACATCAACACAGCCGGGGTGGTCAGTTCATCAGGCACCATAGTGGCCACAGGCAACATCACTGGTGGCAATTTGTCAGTTGGTCTAGGCAATATCATTGGTGGCAACATTGACATCAATACAGAAATCAAATCTGGTGCCACTGTCACTGCTGTGGGCAACATTACAGGCGGCAACCTGCGCACAGCAGGACAAGTATCGGCCACAGGCCTGATCACTGGTGGCAACATAACCACAGTGGGCACAGCCAATCTCAATGCAGTGACAGTGCCTACCACAGTGTCTGCAGTGGGCAACGTCACTGGTGGCAACGTCAACAGTGGCAACGTGGTATCGGCCACTGGCAACGTGGTGGCAGGCAATGTGACTTCTCTGGGACTTATCTCCAGCTCAGGCAATGTAACAGCACCCAACTTTATCGGCAATGTGATTGGCAATATCTCGGGCAACTTGTCTGCACCTGGCGCCAACACACAAGTGATATTCAATGACTCAGCCACTGCCAATGCCACTGCCAATCTGACTTTTGACAAGGCCACAAATGCACTCACTGCTGCTGGTACCATCACTGGCGGCAATTTGACCACTGGTGGTAATTTGAGCGTAACCGGCGACTCCATACTGGTTGGCAATCTTATAGTGAGTGGTACCACCGAATACAACAACGTGACCAATCTTGCCATTCAAGATCCTATTATTACACTGGGGCGCGGTGCCAACAACTCACCATTGGTTTCCACCACCACCACCGATCGCGGCGAACAACTGTATTATTATTCTGGCACAGAAAAATCAGCATTTATTGGATATCAATCCAGCTCAGGCAAATTGATTGCCGCGGTGTCTGCTGCTGTGACCAACGAAATAGTTACTGTAACCACTGCAGGCAGTTTTGTAGTGGGTACCTTGGAAGGTGCTGTGGTTTCAGTAACAGGCAATATCACAGGTGGCAATGTGCTGGGTGGTGCCAATGTCAATGCCACCACACACACAGGTACCACAGTTTCAGTCACAGGCAACATCACAGGTGGCAATGTGCTGGGTGGTGCCAATGTCAATGCTACCACGCACACAGGTACCACAGCCAGTTTGAGTGGCAACGTCACAGGTGGCAACATCAACACAGCTGGTATTGTCAGTGCTGGCAGCAACGTGATCAGCGGGGCTTTGGTTCAAGGTGCAAGTTTGAGTGTTACAGGAAACACTGCCACAGTGACCACAGCCAACTACACCATTGGCTACAGAGATCTACCACAGATCACTTCATTTGCTACACTGGTTGCAGATGCCGGCGGCAAACACTACTACGGTTCAGGCACCATTACTATTCCTTTGAACAGTACCATTGCATTTGCTGTGGGCACTGCTGTGTTGATCATTGCCAACGGTGCAACAGTAATCTCGCCAACAGCTGGTGTGACCCTGGTTGAAGCAGGCACAGGCAACACTGGCGCTAGAAATTTGGCCAGCAATGGACAAGCAACCTTGGTCAAAGTTGGTACCAACACCTGGTATATCTCTGGCGTGGGAATAACCTAATGACTGGTATCATGGCTGCTGTGGCCGGCACATCACAAAACATAATTTATGCAGCCGGATTGTACAACACCACCACTGGTGTGGATCAGTCTCCCATCACTGGCAGTGTCACTATATTCGGCGGCAGCTCCAGTGTCGATCAAACTTGGATAGGATATTTTACTCCTGACAGCACGGCCACAGTGAGTTTGAGTCTACAGACCACAGCATCCACCGGGAATTTTTTAGACAGTGCATCAACTACCGGCAGACTCTGGTTGGGCGCCACAGCCAAGTCTGGATTCACTACTGGCAATGCCAACATCACAGCCACAGGCAATCAAACAGTCAGCGCCAGTTTCCCAATGTCTCTGGGCGTGCGGTATGCCATTCGCATTCAATGGGTTGGAAGTTATAGTGTGGGGGGAGTATTTGGAGATTCGTCTAGTGGATCGCTGACATTCTTGGCCTCAGGATCCAGCAATGTAACCAATAGAATTTTCTACAACAGCATCACCAATGGCTTCTAACCCTACAATAAATATGCACAAGGCACAATAATAACATGGCACAACCTGTATGGATCACTCCCGCTGGCAGCTTGGGCATCATACCCGAGGGCCTGTTCTATCAACAGGACATGCTGGCCTATCCTGCCATAACTGGCACAGCCGTGATCAACACTGCTGTGATTGTGAACGTCACAGATTTTGACAACATTGAAATTGGTGATCAGCTGTACAGCACACTGTTTCCCACATTTACATTTGTTGTGGCTATCAACACCACAAACAAAACCATCACAGTGGATCAACAGGCCCTGAATGATGCTGTGGCCACAGACATTGCCTACATAGGTGGCCAGATATTTTACAGCGTCATCAGCGGACTGCTGCCACAGGGCATACAACTTACCAATGCTGGTACCATCACTGGAGTTTCCTTTGCATCTGCCAGTCAGCAAGGTGTGCCAGTGCCGGTCAACAAAAACGTCACCAGCAAGTTTGCCATCAGAGCATACACCACCAAAGTGGTCAATGGCCAAACAGTGGTGGCACGACTGCGTGATCGAACCTTTGATCTCACCATCAGCGGCAATGATGTGCCAGACTTTGTCACGCCTGCTGGCAGCATAGGCACGTTCTACGACGGTGACGAAGTTGACATTCAAATACAATTCACTGACGTTGACCCCGACGAAACCATTGCAGTGACTTTGCTTGATGGCTCATTGCCACTGGGTCTGACCTTGACCAGTCTGGGGCGTATTTCAGGATACATTGCTCCGTTTCCCAATGTCAACGAACCCCCGGGCTATGACTTAGATCCAATCAGTGTGTTGCCATTTGACTTTGTGGTCAGTGCCATCAACAAAAACTATCAATTTACCCTGGAAGTGTCTGACGGCAAAAGCAGCAGCATACGCACCTTTACTATATTTGTGTATGACCGGTCTGAGCTCACAGCTGACACCACTGAGATTTTGGGCGATACCACTGAGGTGGATGCCAGCCAGACCACTGAACGAGCTCCATTCTTGACCAATGCCGAACCCACCAGTATTGGTCGTGTGCGCAGTGACAATTATTTTGCTTATCAATTTTTAGGCGACGACTACGACACCGCAGACATTGAATATCTCATCACAGTAAATCAAGGCCTGGGCTTGCCGCCAGGGCTTACACTGGACGCCACGTCAGGTTGGCTGTATGGCTATATTCCCGATCAGGGCATAACTGAAATTACCTACAGCTTTTACATTCAGGTACGGCAAGTGGACAACCCAGCCATCACCAGCCAGCTGTACCCATTTACTATTACCATTATTGCCATTGACGACGATGCTGCTTTCTGGGTGACTGACGCTGACCTTGGTGTAGTGGAAAACGGCAGCACCAGCCTGCTGTATGTGGAAGCTCAGGCTCGCAACGGGGCAGTGCTGAACTATCGTCTCAAATCTGGTGCATTCAATCAGTTGCCACAAGGACTGGAATTGTTGGCCACTGGCGAATTGGCCGGCAGAATAACTTTCAATACATTTGCACTGGATCTGGGATCAACCACATTTGACATTGATCTTGGAGTGACCACGGGCATAGATCCCACCACGTTTGACAGCAAATTTACATTTGAGATCAATGCATTTGCACCTGGCAGCAATCAGGCCTTGTACAAGGTCATTGGCATCACTGTGATCAGTGGCGGCACAGGTTATAATTCAGCCACCCCGCCTACCATTGTGTTCAGCAATCCAGCAGGTAGCACAGCAGTGGCAGCTGTGGCAGGTGCAGCAGTGATTTCAGCTGGTGTTATTGTGAGTGTGCCAGTGGTAAATCCTGGCTCAGGATACCTGTCAACACCCACTGTGACCATCACTGCAGGATTTGGTGGCAGTGGTGCTGTGTTGCAGGCACAGATCCAACAAGTGGCCAGCATAGATTCAATCAGTGTGTTCAAAACATTCACTGTCACTGTGGATCGTGAATACAACTATCCCTATCAAAATCTCTTTTGCCTGGCACTGCCACCAGCCAATGATCGACTGTTGTTGAATCAACTGTTGACCAATCAAGAAATTTTTGTGCCTGAATTTATCTATCGTCCGCAAGATGCCAATTTTGGTGTGAGCACACGAGTCAAGTACGAACATGCCTATGGACTTGCACCAGAATCCATTGACACTTATGTCAGCAGCTTGTACACCAGTCACTACTGGAAAAATCTCATACTGGGCGGTATCAACACTGCTCAGGCCCTGGACGCTAGTGGCAATGTGGTATATGAAGTGGTCTACAGCAAAATCATTGACAACTTGGTCAACAATGTTGGCCAAAGCGTGAATCGCATTGTGAATTTGCCCTACAGTATCATTGATCCTGCAGATGGCAGCACCGTGGTCACACAGGTGTATCCCAACAGTTTGAAAAACATGCGGGATCAGGTCATAGACGTGGTTGGGCAGATCAGCACCAAACTACCACTGTGGATGACTAGCAAACAAACCAATGGTCGTGTGCTGGGATTCACACCAGCCTGGGTGATATGTTATGCACAACCTGGACGCAGTGCGCAGATTGCTTATTACATTCAAGAATATTTTGCACAAAATTTAAACACTGTGGATTTCAAAGTGGATCGATATGTGTTGGATCGAACACTGAGCAAAAATTGGAACACCCAGTCTCAGACTTGGACACCACAAGGTACATTGACCACTTTTGATTTCCAGAATACCACTGGCTTTGAAAACCTGGGATTGGTACAGTGTGCTACCAATCTAGGCTACTCGGACATAAACTATCGTACCATTGGTGAGATAAACGCCAATGGCGGTATAGACGGGCTCACTGCTATTTCGTCACCAGGTGTGGATCCTCCACCAGGCACTAGAGTGCTGGTAACCTCAGGTACCAAGATAGTATTTGTAAAACAGCAAGATTACGGCAATTATACCACCACGGACGATGCCTGGCAGGATTATGTCATACTGTATGACAGTGTGGGATTTGATGCTCCCGGCACCACATTTGACGAGGCTGTGACCATACCAGGTGGAGAAAATTTGGTCTGTACAAACACTGTTGCCAGCACTGATCGTATCACCATTAGCAGCACAGCTGACATGGATCCTGGAGACACCATATGGTTCACAGGCGATGTGTTTGGGGGTGTGATAAGCTTCAACACCAACAATCAAGTTTATTACATTTTGGATGTGCCCAGTGCCACTGAATTTCGAATCACTGCCACACCTGGCGACACTACTCCTGTGGCATTGAGCGATGCCTCAGGTTCAATGAATGCTTTCTGGGGCAACTACAGAATGGGCATTTGGGAAATCACTGTGGTGCCCGGCGCCACTGCAACAGAACCCAGCACACTGCAACTGTCACTGATACAACAAACTTCGCCCAATCAATACCTGCAGGTCACACAAGGGCAATTCTACAACACAGCTCAGTTGTACAGACCCACAGTACCAGGTCCTGCACTCACAGTGATCAACTGGCAACCTTTTATCACAGCAGTTGTGTCAGTCACATCAGAAACCACGTTTGACACAGCCAGCATGCAATTTATCGCACCGGTTGATATGTACACCACAAGCGATGCACTGGATAAATATCTGGTATTCCCCAAGACCAATATCTTGGTATAACAAGGACCAAAATGACAAGCAGTATCAACCCAAACAACATCGACGGCGGCTACCCCATTGCCGGCCAAGACAACAATTCTCAAGGATTTCGTGACAATTTCACAGAAACCAAAGTGAATTTTCAGTATGCAGCCACCGAAATAACTGATCTTCAGACCAAAGCGGTGTTAAAAGCAGCATTGTCTGGTACTACTTTGGACAACAACATGGCCGACAATCTGTTGTATGCTGCCAAGATACAAGACTTTTCGGCCACTCGAGTGGCCATTACTCCTGTGAGTGGCACACTTACTCTGAACTATGCCAGCGCACACTACCAAACATATGACACTGCCACTGCAGGCAGTGTGACCTTGGCATTCAACAATCTTCCATCATCAGGGTCTTATGGTCTAGTGCGTCTGCAACTCACAGTCAGCAGTGTGGCTCATACTTTGACTTTGCCTATCCCAGTCAGTGTGGGCATTACTGGTATTCAAGGTATTGCGCCAGGCACAGCAGGTGTGACCAATACCATAACTTTTTCTGCCACTGGGGTGTTTGAATTTGCGTTTGGCACATACGATGGCGGCTCGGCCATAACCATTTTTGACTTGAATCGTCCGCTGACCAACTACGGTGGTTCCAGTGTTGCGGTTGGCAATATTTCAGCTTCTGGCACAGCCAACGTCACAGGCAATGTCAACGGTGGTAATTTGCGCACAGCGGGTTTGATATCAGCCACTGGCAGTGTGTCGGCCACTGGCAACATACAAGGTGGCAATGTGATTGCTTTGGGCATTAGCAGTGCCATAGGCAATTTGACTGGCGGCAATGTGCTCACAGGAGGTTTGATAGCTGCTGTAGGAAATATCACTGGCTTTATCACGCCACTAGCAGGCACTGCCACAACAGCTCCCTTGAACTTTGTTTCGGGTACCTTGAATACCACTGCTATTGCTGGAGCACTAGAATATGACGGTGTGGTCATGTACGGTACCCCGCAAGGCAGTCAGCGCGGTGTGTTAGATACCACACATTTTATGTGTTTGACAGTGGACTACACTGGCAATGATTCTGCCACAGCACAGAAAGTGTTCAACGTGGGCACAGGTGCTGCAGGTGCCATCACACTGCCGGCCGCGACCAGTTATTTCATGGAAGCAGTGTACTACATCACTCGAAGCGTGGGTACAACTTCTCACAACTTCAGCACACTGTTTGCTCTGAGCGGCACACTGACCAGTATCAGTTACACTGTGGATACCACCAGCACCACTGGTAATACCCTGGGCACAGTCAGCAGAATCTATGCCACAGCGGCCACCGCCGTTGTGTGTACAGCAAACAGCACATCAGCCACTGAAAATATCACAGTGGTCATACGCGGCGTGATACGAACCAACTCAGCAGGCACTTTCACTCCGCAGTTCAAGTATGACACGCCTCCTGGTGGTGCACCGTCAATATTGAAAAACAGCTATATCAAACTCACACCCATGGGAACCAATTCTGTTACATCTGTGGGCAATTGGTAAAACACAGCATTGACTATCAGCGGATAATTTAGTACAATAACACTATGGAACATCCGCTGATAGGCTCACTTGATGATCAAACGCTGGAACAACTCAGCACCCGAATCAATGATCTAGCCAAAAAATTAAGCATTGCTGCCAGATCAGGCAATGGACATTTGTGCAATCAAATACGCATGGCCATGACCAACTATCAAAATATGTATCAAACCAAACTGCAAGAAAGTTACCGCAAAGCACAAGGTGACTCCAACTTTGACGACAAAATCAACATTCAATGAACGTTAGACTTCAATATGACATGGAATTCCTGGCAGGAATCTACTATGATCAACAACTACACATCAACAGTTATTCTGTCACGCTGAATCTTGTGACTCGTTCAACTCATGCTCAAATCACCAACATAGCCATGGATCGGTTGCGGGCTTTTGTAGTAACCGAACTGGCCAACACAGTGTTTGTAAATCAAAACCTTTTGGAACAGGCTGAAATGCTCAGTGTAATGGGCGTAAATGTCACAACATTGCCTGAGGAACCAGTTGACCAAATCATTGGCATGATGTTATACTACAAACTCAATGCCATCATGGAAGGGCGCATGACTGTGGACAGCCTGGACTTGTCGAGTGTGTTGGGCGATTCAGTTTGGTACAGACACGACGAAGACGACTTGCCGGGACCGTTTGCTGATCAAGGCTGGTGGCACGAACCAAACACTCGACACCATGATCTTGGGCAGGATCAATCACATGACAATGTGCTCAAGGTCATGCCCAACTCATGGAGTGAATACGGACTTCAATGGTTGGAAGATGCCACTGATGGCACTGGTAATACTGTGGTATTTGCAAATTTCCAAAAAAATGAAGACTGATCAATACGGACAAATCATCTACTCAGAGTCAGATCTTGTGAACATGGTCATGCGTGGCGTGCCTGTGTCACAGATGACGGGAATGTTGGTAGAACAGGGACTGACCTTGGAATCTGCTGCTGAATATTTGGAACAAATGCCGGACCTTGTTGCTTATCAAATGAACACTGCCACAGTGGCCGAGTGGGATGCTGTGAATCAACGCCAGTGGCACATGCCTGGGGAATACAAAAATTTGGACATTGCCGAACTGGTACTGAATCTGTGTACCACCGATGCTGAACTTCAACGCTGTGGGGCAGAACTGCTGATGTTTCAAGAACGAGACTTGTTTAATTTGTTGCGGTACTTGAAATATCTTGTGGATACACTGGAGGCCAATCGCATGATCTGGGGTGTGGGGCGAGGCAGTTCAGTGGCCAGTTATGTGTTGTACAAACTGAGAGTGCACAGAATTGACAGCCTTTACTATGATTTAGATCCCACAGAATTCCTGCGTTAAATAGAATTTTAGGAGAGAGACAATGACCAAAGATATTTACAAAAGTGCCAAAGGCAAACCGGTAGACATGGGCGCATTGCGTTTAAAAAATGAGCAAACTGTGGCCGTAGGCAACATGAAAGTCAATGCCAGAGGCGACAAAATTGACGAGCAAGGACAAATCATTGCCAGCAAACCTGCACAAGTAAATGAGCAGTACAATCAACAGCTGGCTGACAAAATGACCAGCCATAAATGGAACCTTGAAGGATGAAGGCAGCATATTCAGCACACAGAATTAGCAAACTACAAGCATTGAGCGATTCAGTGTTGGTAGAAGACATGACCTTTGACGAACGTATTTCAAATGGCGGCATTGTGTTGTTGAACGACAATGGCAAGAGTTCAGGTATTCGCCCTCGTTGGGGCAGAGTATATGCCACAGGCCCAGAGCAAACGGATGTACGTGTGGGTGAGTGGATACTGGTGGCACACGGACGTTGGACACGTGGCTTGGACATAGAAGATGATGAGGGCAAACGCACCATCCGTAAAATTGATCCCAAAGACATATTAATGAGTGCAGATGAACGCCCTGCAGATGTCACCTTTTCAGACGCCATCAACGTTGAGAAAAAAGAACGATGATCATAAACTGGGATGCTGATCGAGTCATCGGCGAATGCCAAAAAATGTACCACGGAGCAAATGATCCGTATGTCACAGGTTGGAACAATTGGCCTTGCAAACAAGACCTATATCGTGTAAAATTTGCTGTGGACGAGATGTTAAAGAATACCAGCCGATTCTCAGGCGAAGATGAATGGCTGCTGGAACAAGAAAAAGAGCAAATGTGGAAGGTATTAAAATCATGATTGAAGTTCAACCCAAAGATCCAAGTCGGGGACATTTTTATGTCAGCCTTGTCAAAAGTGCATTGCGAATCATAGCAGGTGGCTGTATAATTGCGGCAGGATATTCTATCAACCAACCTTGGCTTGTTGCAGGCGGTGCATTACTACTTGGAGCAGAACTTTTAGGTATTGTAGAGGAATTGGTTTGAACATCAACTGTGAAAAGTGCAACGCTACATTTGAATGTGGTGCTCACACTGGACACTGCTGGTGCTTTGAATTAGAACACATTACTCCCGACAATTGCGGCACAAACTGTTTGTGCCAATCCTGTTTGCAACAACTAGTAGACGACAAAAATGAAACAACTCTGGACCGAAAAGTACCGCCCCAACACACTAATTGATTATGTGTTTCGTGATCAAGCACAGCGAGAACAAGTAGAAGGTTGGGTACGGTCTGGTGCTATTCCGCACCTGCTGTTCTCTGGCTCACCAGGTGTGGGCAAGACCACCCTGGCCCGGATCTTGATCCAGGAACTGGGCATTGATCCATTTGATGTGATGGAAATCAATGCATCAAGAGAAAACAACATTGACACAATCCGTGCCAAGATCACCAGCTTTGTGCAGACCATGCCATTTGGTGATTTCAAGATTGTGTTGTTGGACGAAGCAGACTACATCACGCCCAATGGTCAGGCAGCCCTGCGTGGTGTGATGGAGACGTATTCCAGCACTGCCCGATTCATTCTCACTTGTAACTATCCCAATCGTGTTATTCCAGCCTTGCACAGCAGATGTCAAGGATTTCACATTGAGAAAGTGGATGTGACAGAGTTCACTGCTAGAATGGCCACCATACTGGTGACAGAGTCAGCGGAGTTTGATTTAGACACCTTGGACAGTTATGTCAAGGCCACTTATCCAGATCTTCGCAAGTGTATCAACTTGTGCCAAATGAACACTGTGGATAGCAGACTCAATGCACCACACGGCGACGAAGGTGGTGCAACGTCTGACTACTTGCTCACAGCAGTGGACCTGTTCAAGCGTGGTCGAACACGTGAAGCCAGAACCTTGCTGTGCCAAAATGTGCGCAGTGAGGACATGGAAAACCTGTTCCGTTGGATGTACGACAACTTGGATTTGTGGGGCACCACACCCGAACGTCAAGACCAAGCCATCATAATCATCCGTAACAGCGCAGCCAATGCCAGTCTTGTGGCAGACCATGAAATCAACTTGAGCGCCACAATTGTAGAACTGTGTAACATAGAATGAGATACCTGCTGTTGACCTATATGACCAAACCCGACGGCCGAATTGACGAAGTTATGGCCGTGGCTCGAAATCTCAAAAAAAGAGACATTGCCACTTGCAATGTCATACTTGACTTCAAAACCTTGAGTGTGTTAAAATGCAGCATGGCAGGCACAACTGTGCCCAGGGATTTTGATCGCATAGCCGGTTACTATCATCAACACTATGCAGCCACCATAGAACGATTATTCAAAGAAAATGGATACCAAGTTGAAGTCAACAACCCCGAAACCAAACCTGATTTTAGTTGACGCAGATGGCGTCTTGCTCGACTGGGAGTTTGCTTTCTCAATCTGGATGGACGAACACGGATTTGTTAAACAGGAGGGTCACCAATTTGAATACGACATTGGTGACCGTTATGGTGTAGGACACAAACAGGGCCGCAAACTTATAAAAATGTTCAACGAATCAGCCGCAATTGGATTCTTGCCACCCTTGCGTGATGCCATGTACTATGTGAAACGACTGCACGAAGAACATGGCTATGTGTTTCATTGCATCACCAGTCTCAGCACAGACGTCAACGCTGGCCGACTGAGAGAAATGAACCTGCGCAAATTGTTTGGCAAAACAGCATTTGAAGATGTGACTTGTTTGGCCACAGGTGCTGCTAAAAACTATGCCTTGGAACCCTATGCTGGATCAGGACTGTGGTGGTTTGAGGACAAAATTGAAAATGCGGTTGTTGGACATGAAATGGGTCTTAAATCTGTGCTAATAGAGCATGGACACAATATGACTTTTGAACACCCGAACATTCCTAGGGTAAAAAATTGGAAAGAGATTTACGATCTTATAACCAATGCCAGCCACTAACTCCGCGTTTAATTAATCCACCGATTGCTTCTGGAGTTATTCCATATGCTTTTGCAGCATCACCTCTACTTTGGAATATCTCTCCACTAGGAGAAATACACGGCTTCCTTCCATACTGTGATAATTTCATTTTTGTTTCAGCGGTATGTGGTTTTTTATATTTTATTATTCTGCCAGGCACAAAAATATCAGGTTGTGTTCCTTCGGGCACGTAAATATTTTCTGTCCCATTGTTATACCATCTAAGATTATTTTCAACAATAGCCGATCTACCAAACATTGAATTCTTAGAGCCTGTTGTGTCTCTCTTCGCCATGCCTATCCTATAATTTTCACATCTTGATGTGTCACCACCGTCTCCTGTTTCGGGACGCATATTTGCAAAATTTTGATCATTAACAACATCCCATAATTCTGAATAGTATTGTCCTTTTGTTTTAATTTCTTCAAGATTGTCGGATTCAAAAAGAATTAAGGTGGAAACATCATTACCGTGTTTGGCTAAATGACGAGTCCACCTTAATCCAGATCCTTTATATTTGTAAGGATCTCCTGTAGTTTTACCAAGGTACTTCAGGCCAGTAACTTGGTGCGTTTTCAAATACAGATATGTTTTTATAATTTTATTTATGAAGATAAACTAGAAAACGCTAGTTAAAAATTGGCGGGAAATCTACGCAATAATCACCTCCTAAACCGCGTAGAGTTTCAACACTGACCCAATAATGCTGTGGCGTTGCACGTCACGAGTTTGCATTTCGCACACAGCAATTCCTGCAACTGCGGTTTGTTGCAGTTTCGCACATAGATCCAGCAAGCCGTTGTCTCCTTGAGCACGGTCTGCTTGATCCACATCTCCTGTGATCACAATTTTGGAGTTTTGTCCAATGCGTGTCATCAGCATCTTGACCTGTGCTGGTGTTGCATTCTGCATTTCGTCTGCGATGATCCACGAATTACGGAAGGTCCGGCCTCTCATGTATGCCAGAGGAGATAGGTCCAGAATCTGATCTTCAATCATGGCCAAGATATCTTGTGGCCTATAGTATTCACGCATGACGTCCAAGAGCGGACGAGTCCAAGGTTCCATTTTGGCAACCAAGTTACCGGGAAGAAAGCCATGGCTCTCACCCTCTACACCCACTGCGGGTCTTGTCAGCACTATTCGATCGCATACTCCTTCTCTAAGATTTTTAACAGCAGCCTGCATTGCCAGGTACGTCTTACCTGTTCCAGCGGGTCCGGCTGTGACGACAATGTGTTGATCGGGATCTTGCAGGGCCATGACCAGTCGTTCTTGATTTCGTGTTCGAGGGATCAAGTCAATGCGGCGAGGTTGTGCTCGCGGTACATTGTTAAAGGCTATGGTGTTTGCTACTTCCAGATTCATACGTTTTTGTGCTTTTTGTGCTCGTTGTCTACTCAAGTGTGATTCTCCTAAGCCCTGTAGGGCCAGGTATTTACGGTGCAACTTTGTACAATAACGGAGTGGTATTTTCAAGTGCGGGGTCACTAAATACTGACCAGGCCGCAAAAAACCAACCGACCAAACTCTATTGAGCGTGTGCAATCACTTTGGTAAATACAGCATTATGCAAACCAAGAACATACACGGCATCAACGACAAAGAACTGTTCAAATCACACGAAGATTATTGGCAGGTGGCCGACGTCATCCGCGGAATTTACATGAGTGACGGGTCGCTAACCACACTACTGGACTTTGAGCGTGTGCTGGACGAAATGGACATCTACGCATTTAGAAACTGGGAAATTGGTGAACTGGTAGCAGGCCCAGACATTGGCAAATACACAGTGGGTGTGACCTTTATGTGGCCAGAGCGTATGATGCCCGACCCCCGAGGTGGCAAACGCCTGCTGCCATTTGATTGCAAGGTCACATACAAAAAGCAAAAGATCAAGATTCCCATCCGGATCAACGATCCGTCAGATTACATTCCTGGCACCAAAAAAGCCCGGATCATTGAACGACCTGTGTGGCTGGTAGAAATTGTCATGCCCAAGCGACTTATGAGTGAGATACGCACAGGAGCCATTGAGATGGAAGGCCAAGAAATTGACTTGGACGAATTGGATCAAGCCTATGAGCAGGATCTAGACAAAGAAGACACACAAAGTGATGCAAAGGCCCAAGATGCACAACAAAACTTACAACAACAACTCCAACCAGTCCCAGCTGCTTGAAGGACTACAGTATCGTGACCTAGAAGGCATGATCAAGCCCACTATTCATGTGGATGAATTTTCAGGCAAAATGGGCGATGACGAAGACATCATTGTGATCAGTTTCTTTGTGCGTGACAAACAAGCAGCCAAGGATCTTGTGGCCTGGTTTGAAAAGGGCTATGACTTTGTGCTGGATGCTGACCGATCTCCAGGCGAAATCAAACCCAGTCGTTACTTGGTATACGTGGAAATGCGCAGACGCAGTGCCGCACCACAGTATGTGGCAGAAATGCTCGATGACCTAGAAACACTCACAGAATATGAAGCTGAAGACTGGACCATGCGGTACAATGGTCAAACACAGCCTTGGTCAGAAGAAGCATTTGCAACAGTTGTGCCGCTCACGCCTGATGATTATCGTCGCACACATGAGTCAGACTTGAATGAGTGGCGTACTGCTGCTGGATTGCCAGTGAAACCGATTCACGAAACCCGTCCTGACATGCGAGCCTTGCAGGCCGCTGCCGGCGTTATCTAATCCACTCGCAGTAGATTCTGTTGTTGCTGTCCTGTTGTAGGTCAGCAATCTCGAACCCAAACTGATCAGCATATTGATGCAACAGTGCCGGAGTCCAAGCAAAGAAATCAATCTCTCTGCAATGGTCGTTGTCATGGTCCTGACGTCCAGGATTGCAACGCCAATAGATTCTGGCATGTGGTGTTAACAATTGAACCACATGGCCAATTTGCTTTAATATAGTCTCTTCTGATCCAAAGTTGATACTGCCCAGGCAAAAAGCCACATTGAACAGTATATTTGATTCAAACTGTTCAATGGTGCATTTGTAGTCAGCTTGATCAAATGCAGGATCAATTCCAGTCAAATTGGCAATGCGTCCCCGAAACGGATTGGTGCCACATCCTACATCTAATACACTTTCACTCAATTTTATCTTTTGCATCAAAGCCCATCCAGAATACTCGTATTGGTCTATGTTTGAATGCCAATGTGTGCTGAAATATTTGTCTAGGGTGTGTTGATCCATATAATTAATTATACACATGCTTCCCAACAGAATATTTTTAACAGGCGTGCCAGGTTCACGCTGGTCAGGTATTGCACAAAATTTGGAATCTATTCCTGGCTTCAATACCACAGACCGCACACTAGCTCGCACATACAGCCATCACAACTACACCGGACACCAAGGTGCGTACTTTGGTCCAGGCATGGAGCTGGAGTGTCGGTTGAGTGCTGATTATATCGACTCAGCCTGGACTGAACCCGGTGGCACACGATTAGTGAAAAGTCATGACTGGGCATATATGTTGTCCAATGTCCAGCGTCATTTTCCCACGGATTGGATCATGCTGGTGTATCGCCCAGACATGGCCGCCTATGCTTGGTGGCACGAAGCAGGTGGATTCCAGATCCGGTATCCTTGCTATGATGCTTACCAAGACAGCACAGGTATGTTGGCAGCAATAACTCGACAGAATCAGTGTATCTTAGAATACGCACACAGTAGAAATGCCACTTGGCATCACTTTACCCCTGACTGGGTTGAGTCAACATTTGGATATAGAGTTGAAATTAACAAGACTTTTCCAGATATTTTAGTAACGGTGTTTAAATGAAGGATCACGTTTGGTATATCAAGTACGCCAGTGCCATTACAATCTTGTGTGCCATGGTGTTGCATGTTTTTGGTATAACCCCTTGGAACAGTTTTGTACAACTGATCGGAGCTGTAGGCTGGGTCTATGTGGGATACAAGTGGAATGAACGAGCCCTGATGTTGAACTTCGTGCCCCAGTTCTTTATCATTATTCCGGCACTGGTGTACATATATTTTTTAAAATGAAACGACTACTATTACTCTTATTAATACTTCCCATTATAGCCTTAGCCTGGGAACCCACACGTCCTGTCACAGTTGTGATAGGCAATGCACCTGGTGCTGGCAATGAAATAGCATTTAGAAAACTCGCACAGATCATTAAAGGCACCAACAAAAAGATCATGTTTGTTGTGGAGAATCGTGCAGGTGCCGACAGTGTGATTGCCATGAATCACCTGATGACTGTGGCGCCGGACGGACACACCATTGCTGCTTTCAATCACATGAGCTTGTATGTCACACAAGATATCTGGCAGAAGAGCATCAAACGCTACGAATACAACAGTTTTGAAGATGTGCTCACAATAGGCAAGAGCCCCTTGGTGTTGGTGGCAGCAGCCACCAGTGCTGTGAACACACCTGATGAATTTGCCACACTGTTGCGCACCACAAATCATCCTGTGTTTGTGGCTGTGGGATCAGGCGCACATCGTATCACGTTTGAATATTTGATGATGAAAACCACCGGCAATAGATCGCTGGTAAAACACGTACAATTCAACGGTCCGGCACAAGCTGTGCAAAGTGTAGCCAGCCCAGCAGGTGGTACAGAGTTTGGTATCATGCCCATTGCAGTAGCACTGCCCTTGATTGAAGCAGGACGAGTACGAGCCATCGGAATCACCGGAGATCGCAAAATAGCACTGATGCCAAATGTACCGCTATTACGACGAATTGCCCCAGGCATCAATGTGTTTGCGGCCTGGAACATTGTGCTGCCTCCACGAACAGATCGTGTGATAGTGGACTATTATGCAGATTTATTTGCTCGGGCTATAAATACAGCAGAATATCAAGAGTGGATGGATCAAAACTTGGTATTTGTGGACAGCCAGGAACTAGATCCAGATGGGTTGCGGCAACATGCTCAAGAACTGCGACGAACATTCCTACCCCTAGCAAACCAAATTAACCCCAACGAATAATATAAATATTCGTGTATCGATAAACTCAAGGAGAATCCAATGGATGCAAAACAATTTGTTAAAAAACTAGTCGGCGACAATCAAGCATTGTTCCAGGCCAGTCAACACAACGTCAAAGAATACTTTGACAGCCGACCGCCTCAAGCGGAACTGGTAGAGCACTTTGTGGGCCGCATGGTCAACGAGCGCATGAACATGGTGGAAATCAGTCAAGCCATTGCTCAAATGCCTGCTGACACCCCAACAGAAGAACTTGAACTGTTGACTCGTCAAGCACAAGACGAAGCCCGTCACTTCCGCATGGTCAAAGAAGTCATTGAGCACATGACTGGTCAGCCGCTAGACGTAGCCGCTGCCATCGCTGCCGAAGCTGCCAAACCCACTGCCAAAGGTGCTGGCTTGTTGGCCAAGTATGGCGCAGAAAATGATGCTGTTGCCTTGGCAGCGTATCAGTTGGTTGCCGAAGGTCGTGCAGAAGCAGTATGGAACCAAATGGCTGACTGCATTGAAGACGAGTTCATTTCGACTTCATACGCCAAGATTGCTCGCGACGAAGGCTTCCACGCCAACATCGGCGGTTGGAAATTGGAAAAATTGGCACAAGACGAAGCCACACAACAACGTGTTGAAGCCCTGGTAATCAAAATGCGTCGAGACTTGTATGACATTTCATGCCGGAACACTGTGGCTGCTGAAGCAGGCAAGCAACTAGTGGCAGACGCCTACGGTTGGTAATGCGAATAGGACTCACACAACGAGTCCTGTTGCACCGAGATCGAGCGTATGATTCCCTGGAGCACTCATGGTATGAGTATTTGCAGGGACATACGCTTGTTTCTATTCCAAACAGACTCCCACTATCATGCCCAGACTTAGACGCCTTGATCGTCACAGGCGGAGACGATCATCCCATACGTAATCAAGTTGAGCACAAATTAATTGATATTATGTCAGCTCGCAATGTTCCAGTGATAGGCATTTGCCACGGATGTCAGTTACTGACACAACGACTAGGTGGTTATGTGACACCAGTGGATGATCACCAGGACTGTTATCACGAAGTTTTTTATCATGGTGAACCACACTTGGTCAACAGTTATCATCGACTGCGCATAGAAACAGTACCCCCAGGGGCCACTGTGTTGGCCCGTGATCCAGATGGGTATGCGGAAGCATGGATATCAGGGCGCACAGCCGGCATCATGTGGCATCCTGAGCGCATGACACAACCTTGGATTCCCCAAGAAATACAACACCTATTATCTTGAATCAATTAATTTATTATCCCACTGGCAGTTACGGCACATTTGTACAATGGCTGTGTAACACAGTCAACATCTCTGGCGCAGAAGATCTACCATTTTATACTGATGGCAACAGCCACCGATATGTGCTGACTGACCAGTATCGATTGTTGATTTCAGAACAAGACGATCAAGAATTTATTTTCGCACCCAATCCCAATGTGGTTTCATGCATTTGGCCAGTGGAACACAATGGCCGAATGTTCAATGCCAACAACGAGTGTGATTTTTATTTCAAATTGAGTTGTGATCATTTGGCATATTTTGATCAAGCCAATGTAAAAATTTTAGTGATACACCCAACTGAAAACAGCAAAATATGGTGGTGGCACAACAACTGTAAAAAAGTGTTTTATACACCAGATATGTTTGATAAAAAAATTAAAAATCGATACGCAGATCTGCCTTGGTTGACCACAACTGATCCTGTACAACGTGCTGGTGTGCAAATGAACTACTATCAAGATCGAGCTTGGTACAAAACACTGGCACAGAATTTTCAATGCGCAGACGCTGGTCAACTTACACAGGGACAGTTACGCACTGTGATGGCACATTCAATTGCCAATGAATCTTTTGACTATCTCAGTCATTGGCAGCAATTGCCAGCACAGTTTGCCAACATAAAATTTGTATCCTTGGATCAACTGCGTGACCACACAAAACATACCATACAAAGCATACTCGAATATTTCAATGTAGAATCCAATTTGCCCTTGGATTTTGTACTAGATCACTGGACACCGTTGCAGACAACTCGCAACAGAGATGCAGAACACAGCAAAATCGTAAACTGCATAGTTAATGATCAACCGTGTGACTGGAGTGATTTGCATTTTGATTTGTTTGATGAGGTTTACTTGTGCTACGCATTGACATTTCAACACAATATTACGTTAAACGCAGACAGCATAGATTGTTTGCCAACCAACACACATGACCTATTGCTACTTTGCTAAATATCAATATGTGGCTTTTACACTTCTTACCTGACGCACTCATACTCTGGATCTGCAACATTGTATTGCTGGCAGGCGTGTTGCTGACTGTCACAGCATTTTTCATCAAGCGCATTCCTGTGATAAACCAGTACCGGACGCCTGCACAAGTCCTGGGCATCGCACTGCTGGTCATGGGCGTGTACTGGCGTGGCGGTTATGCTGTGGAACAGGAATGGCGTGAACGTGTGGCTGAAATGGAAGCCCGTGTAGCGGCTGCTGAAGCCAAAAGCGCAGAAGAAAATGTCAAAATTGTCACCAAGGTTGTGACAAAAACACAGGTAATTCGAACACGTGGCGAAACTATAACCAAGTACATTGACCGTGAAATAATCCGGTACGATGAAAAGTTTGCGCCTGGTGGTCAATGTGAAATACCACAGGAATTTATTAAGGCGCACAACAGCGCAGCAGAGGCACCCAAATGAAAGTAAATGAAATTATATTAGAATCAGTGACTCATATGAGACCAGTCAATGAACTGGCACCCAGTCCAGGTGGTGCCGGTCCCAGCGACTATTTTCGTGTGTTAGCATCGGCCTGGTACAATCATGACATCAGTCAACTGGCTGACATTGCCAGAAAAGGTGGATCACCCATGAAGAAAATCATGGACGCACAAGTGGCCGTGGAAAAAATGCTGCAACGTGGTGTGATTGGCAGCGACGGCAAAACACGCAAGTATGATATCTCATACAACTCGGACTTTGATGGTGTAGTGATTTCGAGTGCCGACTACTACGAGCACAGTGACTATGACGCTGCCGGCAATGAAGTTGACAGTCGCTCAGGACGTCCCTGGGGACCAAATGATTACATGGAGTTTGATGGCGACGAACTGGACGAAGGCATGTATGAAAACACAGAACTTGTGGCGGAATTTGATCTCATTGAGAGTATCATAAACCGGCTGGCTGCTCACAACGGTGTCGAGGCTGAAGTGATCTGGGAGGATCTTGAAAGCCTCACCGAAGATGAACTGTATGCATTTGCTGTGACTTCAGAACCCATCATGGAAGGCAAAGGCGTGACAGAAGCATTTGGTTTATACGGTCCATTTACTGTGACCATCAACACCGGTGAGCGTCCGCAATCAAGAACCAAAACCAAAAAGTTCCGTAGGGAAGATGATGCCATACTGTATGCTGAAGATTGGTTGGAAGATGCTCCACAATATGTGTTCGCAACAGCCAAAGTCACTGACCCAGAAGGCAACGTTGTTTGGACCACGAATGAAAGTTTAGAAGAACAAGGTGTGGCGGAAGACTGGCAAAAGGCCAACAAACGTGACCGTACCGCAGGCATGAGTCAAAAGGCTGTGAATGCCTATCGCAGAGAGAATCCTGGTTCAAAATTGAAAACTGCTGTGACCACCAAGCCTTCAAAACTCAAGCGTGGGTCAAAGGCCAGCAAACGCCGAAAGAGTTATTGCAGTCGCAGTCGCGGACAGATGAAAATGCACAGCATCAGTTGCGCCAAAACTCCTGACAAGGCCATTTGCAAAGCACGTAGACGTTGGAACTGCTGATGAATTCGCAACACGACCGTCAACCCTTGGCCACCATGTTGTTTGTGGTGTGTATGATTTTGTTGGTATTCAGTTGTGTGGGCTGTTCAACTGTGGTGCCTGTCACACAACGGTTTCCTGACGCACCAGGCAACGTGGCCATGACAGCCTGTCCACAACTGCAAAAAGTTGCAGAAGATGCCCGGTTAAGTGACATCTCACGCACTGTGACAGTGAACTACGGCACCTACTATGAGTGTGCTGTGAAAACCGATGCTTGGATTGAATGGTATCAAAAACAACGACAAATATTTGAGTCAGTAAAATAACAAAGGAGCCTGAATGGAACTTACACTACAACAATTAAAACAAATGGTGCCGGGCATACCCCATGCTGAAAACTGGCTGGAAGCCTTGGATCAGTTACTGCCAGACTACGAAATCAACACACCTCGTCGTGTCGCTGCTTTCATAGCACAGTGCGCACACGAGTCCGGTGGGTTCCGTTTCATCAAAGAAAACTTGAACTACAAAGCAGAGAGTTTGAGAAAAGTATTTCCCAAGTATTTTCCCACAGACGAACTGGCTCGAGCCTATGCCAAGAAGCCTGAAATGATTGCCAACCGAGTGTATGCGTCACGCATGGGCAATGGTGACGAACACTCAGGTGATGGCTATCGTTATTGCGGACGTGGCTTGATACAACTCACCGGCAAAAGCAACTATGAAAACTTTGCTGCCAGCCTGGAAATCTCACCCGAAGAAGCAGCCGAATACCTGGGCACATTTGAAGGTGCTGCACAATCAGCCTGCTGGTTCTGGGAAAGCAACAACTTGAATGTGGAAGCCGACGCTGGAGACATCAAGAAAATGACCCGGAAAATAAATGGCGGATACATTGGATTAGCCGATAGGGAGTCTCATTATCATCATGCCCTAGAAATATTAGGAATACGATGAACTATTTGGAATGTTATAATAATCTTGTAGAATCAAGACAACAACTACACCGTTCAAAAGGTCAAGGTGTTTATTTTGAAAAACATCATATTGTCCCACGTTGGCTTGGTGGCAAGGATACAAAAGATAATTTAGTGCTGTTTACAGCAAAAGAACATTATATTGCACATCTTTTATTATGGAAACATTACAGAGATAGACCGAGTGCTTTAGCATTTCATAAGATGACTAGAAGCAATAATAAAAACCAACAAAGAAAGTTTACTTCGTTACAATTTAGAAAAGCCAGAGAGGCATTTGTTCAAACGCAACTTGGAGAACTAAATTGGTCTAGTAAAAATTTATCACCTTTAAAAGGTAAACCTAGTATAAACAAAGGTAAAAAATTAGGCAAACGAGATTGGATGACTGGCGATAATAATCCTAGTCGCCGACAATCAGTAAGGGAAACAATTAGTGCAGCGTTAAAAGGACGTAAACGGTCTGATGAACATAACAAAAATTTACAAGCAGCACTCACGCCTGAAATTAAAAAATTAAGGTCTCAAAAAATTTGGGAGACACGAAGACGAAATCAATTATTAAAATTACAAGGAGCATAACATGGCCGAAGAAACAAAACCCCTTTCACGTTCAGAACGTGAAGCAGCAATCAAAGACAAAGCCGGCTTGGTGATTGTGATCATGGCCCTGTTCATGGCTGTGACCACATACTTCTCCAGCAGTTATTCTGGTGCTGTGCTCAAAAACATGCTCAAGGCCACAGACACCTATGCGTTCTATCAAAGCAAAAGCATCAAGCAAAGCATCTCTGAAGGTCAACTGGAAGAAACCCGTGACCCACAGCGCAGAGCAGAACTTGAAGCCAAGATTGCACGTTATGAATCAGACCCAGTGAAGGCGGAAGGCAAGCGCGAACTGTTGCAAAAAGCACAGGCCTACGAAGCCGCACGTGATGAGGCCAGCCGGCACACACCATGGTTGACCTTTGCATCATTGTCATTTCAATTGGCCATTGTGTTGTTGAGTGCCAGCATTTTGAGTGTGAACAACACCATGTATCGTATCAGCGAAGTGGTGGCTGTGATTGGCACAGTGTTGTTGAGCCAGGGTATCTGGCTGTGGATACCATTTGTCTAACACCCACTAAAACTCAAGTGTAGCTCCGTTAAATACTCCGAGCCCCCAGCGTAGGGGCATGAGTGATAACAACAATGGATCCGCTAACACTATTTGCATTAGCCAACGGTGCAGTTCAGGCTGTGAAAAAAGGATGTCAACTGTACAAAGACATCAAAGGTGCCGCGGGCGATGTAAAAGGCGTACTTCGAGATCTTGACAATCAGTTTCACAAAAAGTACGATGGTAAACCCGTTCCGGATGGTGCAGTCAAACAACTCAACGAAGAAAAAGCTCGGGTCCGAGACCTAAACAAACGCAGTGAAGAAAGCACCAATATCTACACAGAGATTGGTGATAATCTAGGACAGTATTACGACAACTACTTCAAATGTCTGGCAGTGCTGGAAGATGAAGAAAAACGTAGCAAAACTGAAGTTTACACTGGCGGTGACAGCCTGGCCAAACGCGCCTTAAAACGTGTGCTGATGAAAAAGCAACTGGAACAAATGGGCACAGAACTGAGAGAACTCATGATCTATCAAAGCCCACCTGAACTAGGCGCCTTGTTCACTGAAGTGGAAAGCATGACCAAGGAACTGGGCAAAGAGCAAAAAGTGCTGATGGCTCAAGAATTGGCCAAGGCACGCCGCCGGCGCCAACGCATGCAGAGATATCAGTTTGAAATTGCCTTGGGCGTGGCAGCTCTCATTGCTATAATCATCATGGCAGGATTCTTCATGTGGGTGGCACATGATGCACAACGGCGTTGGGGCAATCCCACTGAATTCAGAGACACCTTGGCCGCAGTGCAAAAACAAGAGTGGTTTGAACGTCAACAACGATTGCAGGAATACCAAGAGTTCCTAGAAGACAAGCGGCGACGGGCTGAGCAAAATGAATCCAGTAACTAAAACCCTGTTGTTGATCTTGGGCACAATTCTTGCTGTGTTTGCCGTACCTGCCGTGCTGATCATATTTCATGCATACTTGAATGCGTTTTTTGCTGTTGTGCTGGTGCTGAGTTGCTTTGTGCTGTTTGCCTATTACACATACCAAGAGTTCTTGCCAGAGTTTCAGCAGGCACAATTGGAAGAAGAGCAAGTCATGGCTCGCTTTGCAGGAGACCCTGAAAAGATACGTTTTTACCGGGGGTTTAAGAAACACTTTGATGGAGATTTGAATCTAAAACAACTAGAGCAGTGGTTGATCGACCATCCTGTAAAACATTAACGACGAGTGATAAACCACACAGCACTCAACACTATGGCACCTGCAACTAAAAATATGCTGAACACTGACACAAGAAATCGCCAAGGACTTTTTATCTTGACAAGATATTCATACAGTTGATCGGATGCAGACTTGGCCATGTTAGTATTTAAATGCCGGGTGTCTAAATATTACACAGCAGTTATCTCTGCTCAAAAACCATAAATATTGTCAAAGGAGCCTGACATGTCAGAAGAACAAAAACCAGAAAAGAAAGACGAAGATTGGATGCAGAAGAAATGGCGCCCGGCCATGGGATGGATGTACATGGGTATCTGTACCCTGGACATGGCAGTGTTTCCGGTGCTGTGGTCCGTGTTGCAGATGTTTCAAAACACCACAATAACACAATGGAGTCCACTCACACTGCAAGGTGC